TTTTTCTTTGTCGGGAATCCATCCATGTTTTCGCGACTTTCTCATAATTTTCCTCTCTCCATTCAGCCTTCTTCAAAATGTTTTCGGGTTTCGCCTCGTTTTTCCTGGCCAATTCATTACGATGTTCCCGGTCGCGCTTTGCGTCTTGTATTTTGCATTTTTCCCGACAAACATCGCATGTTTTTGTTACCTCTGACACTTCTCCAACAAAATGTTCCATTGTAAGCTCCTTGTAACAGGTTGTACAAAACCTCGTCTCTGAATTTGCATTATCTGCATTTTTCTCAACAACGACATCACGTCTAGAAGCATCATGCTCCCGCTCCTTTGCAAGACAATCACCACAATTGGAAAACGGATACTCCAAATCCAGTCTCGCGCGGCATCCGCGAACATAATTGCGACACATCTTTTTACCTTGTTCTTTCGTTTCATCTTCAAAAACACACAGCTGATGTTTTCCACAATATTTATTTTCGGCACTCTTTTTGTATTTACATCCCTCTTTTTCACATAAAACAATCGTCTCCTTTTTCTTAATTTTGTTTTCTTTTCCACGATTTTTACAGTTTTCACAGGTTTTCGTTTCACCTCCGAAGAAGTACATTTTGTTACATCCCTTGCATAATTCCAGATTCGCCAACATTTCATCGGTATAATCCGTCATATGCTCATGAAATTTACAAAACTTGGATTCACCGAGACCCTTGTTCCTACAAGCATCACCTTTGCGGTCTTTACCACAACATCGCGCATGGACCATTGTATAATAACTTTCAATGTTCCTGAAAACATAAATCAATTTTACGGATTGGCTTTATCACCATTTTTATGGTATATTTTTTCAGCTTTTGATTTCCAAAAACAAAAAGCTGAAACAACATGATCTCTATTCGTGGACGAATAGTCCTAAAACCCTAATTTTACCAAAAATCCTAAACCATAATCTTTTCAAAGTTATATTTTATTTTCACTAAATCTTTTCGTGTGTCTTCTCTTTTTTTTATTCCTTCTAGTTTTATTTTTTTTATTACCACCTCCAATTTGACTAATTATATATGCAAGTATAGCAGCTGTCACTATAACACAAATATTAGGTAGACACAAAATAAAATTATCATTTGGCCCTTTTTTAATATTCCATTCATTTGATTCTTTCAATCTTTCAATTATTTCATCTTTTTCAAATTCAGAAGCATTTACGAGTTTATAAGGTATAATTTCGTTAAACCATTTACTTGGGTCTCTTCTTCCTAGAAACCTTAGTCTACGTCTATCTTGTTTTCTTTCTTCTTTATCTTCAATATGTTGTTCATTTAATTCTGCACGCGTATAAACATCATCAGAATCTACACTATAAACATCAGGATTTGATGTGTGTCTTTTATTAAACCAAGAACCAAGTTTATAACCTAGAGGAAATATGCTACCGGAAGATGTACGTGCAAATGAATCAAAATGTGTATGATGTCGTGGTTGTGAAGGTGAAGGTGAAGCGGCCCGTCCAGGCATTATTATATATAAATATATATTTATTTAATCTCTATTAGTGGACGAATGAAAATCGTCCGTGAAAGAGATAGCAGGTAACCACGTTTTCAAAGCGATGCGGAATCCAAATGGATTTTGCGAAGGTTAAAACTACGGATAGAGATGAAATATTCAAGGGTGTATTTTTTCAGCTTTTGATTTCCAAAAACAAAAACTGAAACCTCGGACAAAAACTTTCTTGCATTCCCTAACCTCATTTCGGTTCCTTTCCATCTTCAATAGCTTTATTTTGACAGGTTGCACTACAACCATAGTAGGATAACACAGCTCCCGAGAGTAGACATAAGCAAAACCCGACGCACTCACACATATTACAATATGAATAGATAATATTCTAAAAATTATGTATTCATAATGCAGTAAATTACGATTGTAACTAAAATTCCCGTTATCTAATCAATTCAGCAATACCCCTCAGCATGGACCGCGTCTTCATACCCCCGAAAAGCACCCAAAATCATATCCTCTGCAATTCCGGGCTCCACAACTTCTTCCATATACCATGTAAAACAAGACCCCAAAATACATCCCTCTACCCAGCCAATGAACCATGCTACATCATCTTCAATAATAAAACAATAAGATTCTTCGCGTTTATTATGATGTCCTCTACTCATATACAATGTACAAAGGTAATTACAAATTCAAATATTTTACACGTTTCCGACGCAACATACGAAAACCCCGATCCGAACCTTTCAACATTTTTGAAAAAATATAACAATATTATAAATGACGAAGAAATATTTCTTATCCTTTCAAACCGTATTTAGGTTAAATGAGAACGCGAAATGGTTAGAAGAATTCCTTATTTATTACATAAACCTCGGGTTTGACCATTTTTATTTATATGACAATGATGGTTCCATCTCCGAATATGACCCATCAAGACAAGTGAATAAGAACGGAGATCCCATAAGATTGGATGAACCAGAAGAAGACAAGGCCATATTGGACGCCATTATGAAAAAATACGGCGATAAAATCACCTATACAAAATGGCAACCGAGAGATGAAAACAATAATATTGTATATGCACAAGACTGGGCGACAATGGATTTCATTAAACGATATGCAGACGAAACTGAGTGGGTCGCAACAATGGATTTGGACGAATTTTTATATAGTAAAAATGAAATAAACATTCCACAGTACCTACGCGACCAGCCAGAAAATGTCTCGCGTATATTTTTGGGTCAAAAACGCTTTATTCATAGGTTTGAAGCAAATAATAAACTAGTAACTCAGGATTTTCGTTGTGAAAATTTCTATATGCCAGCGGGTACTGGCGGATCAAAGAATATAGTAAGAGTCAAAGACTTCGTAGACATAGAACAAATACAGGCTATGGATTTGAAAAATTTTGAAATGTCCGATATTTATATGAATGAAGAACTACAGAAGCTTTATAAAACTATGCATTTGCACTTGCACGATGTGGCTGTTAAAAATGAAGTAGTAATTCCTCCCGAAGAAGTATTACGCTTCAATCATTATCAAGCACAGCTAAACAAAATACCAAAAGATAAACAGGGTTATGACGACTGTATGAAAAGATACAAATATTTATTTTATAAACTAGAAATTGATAAAGAGGGGTTTTCAGTAATGAATGTGAATGATAATAATAATTACACATTATACATCGGTCTCTTTGTGTTTCTCTTGTTCATCGCCATATTTATGGTGATTCGCTATAATAATAAGAAGAATAGATTATTATACCCGATTTTCTTTGCTCTTCTTTTATTGTTTGTCGTCATTGTTTACCAATCATCGCGATTATAGGTTTTTTGTGAATAAAAATATAAAGCTCTCACACATTATATTTTTATAAAAATGTACACGGATATCAAGGTTGTAATCGGACTTTGTGTTTTCAACAATGAGGAAGGTCTCCCCGTTATTCTTGAAAATATTCAGGATCTACGCCCCCTTTTTCAAACCATACAAATCGTCGCTTTTTATGATAAATCCAGCGATCGTTCTCTGGAAATCTTGGAATCTTCCGATCTACCCATTATTATTATGAAAAACCTGGAAAAGCAATCGCCGATAAGAACAGAAAACATTTCCAAAGCGCGAAATTATATCTTGGAAATTATCCGGCAACAATTCGCAGACTACCCCTTTTTTATTATGATGGATAGTAATCGGTATTCGTGCACGGGTAAAATCCGCCCCCCGGTTCTCCAAAGTATGATAGATCGCCAGGACGAATGGGATGCGATATCATTTGACCGCGAAGATGGCTATTATGATTTATGGGCGTTATCTATACCACCGCTTCTATTCGGGTTTGATCATTTTCAACCGAGACAACCCGCAGTGGATGCAATAAAGAAATACATCAATGAAATATTATCGGATTATAAAGCCAATCGTCCGAACGAATTGATCCCCGTTTTATCAGCATTCAATGGGTTCTCTATGTACAAAACCGAAAAGTTTTTAAATTGTCACTATAGCTCTGACATTGATATTTCGCTTTTCCCACCCGATATTTTGAAAGAAAACCTAGCGTTAATCAATTTGCCTATCTGTTATTCTAGATTGGATCATAATTCGCAACCTATTATGGAAGGAGATTGTGAGCACCGGCATTTTCATTTAGAAGCAGTAAAACGGTTCAATGCAAGAATACGAATTTCCGTGCAATCTCTCTTTGAGAAAAATAATAAATAGATATTCTATAGCTATATCTATTTTATGAAATGACGAAAATAAGAGTCCCCCAAAGATATTTACCAAAAACATTATCCAGGCGCGATAAAGAGATACAAGCCAGGATGTTACGAAAATCCCGGCGATTATACAAACAGGGCAAATACTATACTCGTAAACAATTGCCCTCTTTTCATAGTAAACCGTCGGGTCACGTCGCAAATGCCCGGAAAATGTACAAAATGGATAAAATCGCCCCCTCCGGACAACTCGCCAAAGCGACCGGTTGCTCTGTCGCCGCCCTTCGTAAAATAGTGAATAAAGGTGAGGGAGCTTATTTTTCATCGGGTTCGCGGCCAAATCAGACGGCACAATCCTGGGGAATCGCACGATTGGCTAGCGCGATTACAGGTGGTAAAGCTGCCGCCGTGGATTTCAAAATTATAGAGGAGGGTTGTAGTCATTCCGGTCGCGCATTCCGTCTAGCAAACAAATCGCGTAAAAATAAAAGACGGGGTGCTATACGAACAGTCTTGAACTAATGGAAAAAATATAGCCACCTAAAAACAACATAAAAACGAAATGAAATACCATGACATAACACATGTCATTATATAATAGCACGACGCTTCATACCCAAAATGAACTTCTTATGAAAAATTTGATGGACTTTTATAAGAATAAAGAGAACCTCGTTAAAATGATGCGGATTATTAATGGCGAATCCCGTATTTCTTTGCGAATCGTGGATTGGTTTGTGACGAATTTTGCAAAAAAATTCTATACAATGTATGATATCTATCATCCAACGCTAGGTTCAATCCGATTCAAGATATATAATGACTATAAGTTGAAACTGAAGGCGTATTCCAAGAAGCGTTTTGATCCATTTTGTAGGTGGGAACGAATTTCTATACCCTATGATGGAGAGAAACATATGGAGACGACAATCGGACAACTAAACTTTTTCAAGTGGGCGATTGAGAACCGGGTAATTGATTTCATTGAGGAAAACTACGCAGAAATAGAAGAGGATATGAATCATCGGAATAGTACTTCCAGGAGGAAGAATAGTCCGACGGAACAAGATGATGTTTCGGATAATCTGGGAGGAAGAACGAGAAAGAGGCGCGAAGAGCTCTCCATTTCTGCGTGTAAATGCATCAAAAAGGAGTCGGTGAATATTATTGTGAAATTTAACTGAATGAATCATTTTACCGATATTTCAAAATATCTAGTACCAGTTTCGTCGTGGGGAATTCAGAGGAACCATAGATGTCTTGTAAAAGAAGCCATTCAAAAAGCCCACCACCATATACAGACACTTCTTGAAACCCGAGTCCCATGAGCTGGCGCGCCTTTTTTTCTGCGGATTCGTCGCATGCGTTTTTCCCATAGACGATGATTTTTTTGTTATAAAAATCATAGTTATTGATTAGTTCATTGATGGCGGTTTCTTCGCGGTCGGATGAGAGAGTATTTTTTATCAAACAATCTTGATCTGTTGCAATCAATGTATTAATAAGATAGTAGTCCGATGGATGACAGATGGCATGTTTTATGGATTCAAAATTGACATGTTTCACATTCTTATTTAAAAAACCAAGCATAATAGTTTGGCATGTATTTTATTATAACGACAATTTTATATTTTTTAGTTTCAATCTATATTCGTCAGTGAAAGAGATAGCAGCTAACCACGTTTTTTAATCTCTATTCGTGGACGAATAAAATTCGTCCGTGAAAGAGATAGCAGCTAGCCACGGTTTTGTATCCATTTGGATACAAAACCACGGATAGACCTTAAGCGAAGCGGAATCCATTTGGATTTTGCGAAGCTTAATCTCTATTCGTGGACGAATGAAATTCGTCCGTGAAAGAGATAGCAGCTAACCACGTTTTTGTATCCAAATGGATACAAAAACACGGATAGACCTTAAAAAACACGGATAGACCTTAAGTATGTTTGGGAAATAGATATTATCTGCTATTATTATATAATGGGACAAGTCGTTGAATTCAAAAAAATATTATTAATAATAATTCTTTTTTTCTTAATTCTTCTCTTCGTTATATGTTATTATATGTTATTTGTCTTACAATAAATATTATGAAATGATGACATATAATGGCAAGGAGCCCGAATATAAGTTAAACCCATATGAAAATATAGATATATCTGGTCTTACAATATATCATGATATCAATTCATTAATTTCAGATAACGAAAATATAAAAACTGAAAGCAATATTATAATAAATTTACTAAATGGAACCAGTGGGATGGGTTCACAATTATCTTTAATTATGCAAAATATGTATTATTTTAAGGAAATGAATCCAAACATTATTTGTTTACCACATTTTAGTAAAAATAATGACCATTTTAAATATCATAATCCAAAATATTTTAATTCTTTTTTCCTTTATTTTAAAAGAAAGGAGAACATTTTAGATATATCAAACTACAAACAGTACTGTTTACAGTTAGGTATTATCGATAGTTATCCCTTTTTTAACCCTATAGCACCAATTATGCAGAGTGAACCAAATAACAAATATATTACCAATTTTAATAAAGAATATGATTTCATTAGACTACCTGAGATTGTAGATAATATTAACAGATTGAAAAAAGAAAAACCTTTGATTGGACTACATATGAGAAGCTATGTGCAAAAAAAAATTCACCAAGATTCATATATAACTATATCAATTAAAGATAGATTGACAAAGGTAAAAGAAAAACTAGATTCAGAAAATAAAGATTATTCAATATTTTTAGCAACAGATGTTGTAACCTATATTGATATAGCAAAAACTATATTCAACAATGATATTTACTATTTTGACAATATAACGCGTATGGTTGATGATAACGAAGACGTAATTACACAACTAACAGATGATCAAGCTGGATATAAACTTGGGTCCGATATATTAAATGAATGTTTGGCATTGTCTATGTGCAATAAAGTGTATCTTTCTTTTAGTAACACAATGTATACTGTTAGTCTCTTTAACCCAGACGTTATAATGGAAGAGTATTAAGTCCACGGATAGACCTTAAATAGCCGCATATGCACGCAGCGCGTTATTTTTATCTAAAACATGCGATCTTAAATGTTCAGGATGTAAATATGAATCATTTTCTGTTCTATAAACAAAATAGGGAAATTTATATATATAAGTCGTAAGTTTCTCGTACAAATAAGTATCAGCCCTATGTGAATTTATTGAGGGTTCTAAAAAGTACTTGCCGTCTTTCAAAATGTCAGACATAAGTCTTTGTGCGCCTTTTTTATTTATCAAGTATGATAATGCATAATAATGCTGACCATATTGTTTTACAAATTTAGAATCAATGAATCCGCCATCATGTACATTATACCATAACATAATTATTTCCCAATCAGATGGAGCATCGTTAATAATATCGCGAATTGTTTCTTTCCAATATGGTTTAAATTCTAGAGTGACGTCGTCTTCTAATATTAACCCCAAATTGTATTCCGATTCACTAAATTTACGAATACTGTCTAAATGTGAAAATAAACAAGCATATTCATAATCGGTAGGGCTATCTGATTTATTACTCATGTCATAAAATTTATCATTTACAATATCAGGATTTTTTCCATCAACTGCTGTTATGCGAAACTTAGCAATATTATCAAATGACTCATCCGATAATAACTTTATCATAGAATCATGACGATCGGTTGCACGATCTAAATTTATCCAATAAATTGCGTCTATCCCGTCTAGTGCATTTTTTGTTTCAAACATTTCAAAAGACAATGTTTTATACAATTCACAAATTAATTGTAATAATAAAATTACAACCAATACAATAATAAATATATTTTGTAAACGAATGCTCATTATAATATAGTTATATTATTTATCGTTCTAAAATAGTAACTTGTGAATTACTCGTTTATCATTCAATGTATTGAATATTTTTCCTTATTTTTACAAAATTGAAATACGAAAACAATTTATCCTTAACATACAAAAGGATGCCCAAACGAAAAATAAATTGTCGTTTTTGTAAAAAACGTGGCCATAATATTATGCAATGTGACGATCCCGGCATTCAATCCACAATAGATCGTCTAGAAGTCGCACTAGAAACTTTCTATGTTCGCGATGAACTCGTTCAACATTTGGCGACGTATAAGGATGACGAAATCGCCGTTTTATCCTGCCGCCATAATAATCAACTTTCCCGTATTCCACGAGAAGAACAGGTGGATACTCTTATTCTCATTTATACACGACGGCAAAAATCGGGGCGCATCCAAGCATCCGAATATTTGAATAGAATAAAACGAACATATCCTAATGAACCGTTATCCATTGCCATTTATATGTATTTCAAGACAAAAATAGACCGATGGATCAATTATGAGAACCGTGATGAAACCTTCGTATATTTAGCCATCAATATGAATTGTGAGGTTTTACATGATAAAGTTGCAGAGATTTTCGTGGATGATGTCAAATGCGGGTGGGAACAAGCTAGGACCTATTCTTATCTTCTTTTTGAGAGGAAAAGATTAAACTTACCCGTATGGACTATTAACACTATTTTGGAGCCCATATGCGATTCGGATACAGAGTTAGTGTCAGATACCGAAGATGAAAATACTATAGGAGATAAATCTCATACATGCCCCATCTGTTTAAATGATCATGAAACGAATGCCGATTTCGTAAAAACCAACTGCCAACACCAGTTCTGTGTAGGTTGCATGGAAACCTATTTAGACCGTTCTTCCAAGATTCAACGTCCGGTTTGTCCCATGTGTCGGACTGAAATCTCACAAATGACCTTATATATGATTGATCATTTGACGAATTACCAGGAAAAATACGGACCCAGCGTAAATATACCGGATGGCCGATAGACATTATATCATAATAATTGTATATAATGCTTCTAGAAAACCTCTCACATTTCAATCGCGTGAGCGATTATTTGCCGATTCTAACCTCTGCCCTCATCGTTGATATGGCAGTAATGGTTGTAATTTTATCCGGATATCTCAATGTAAATGCACTCAATAAATGGTACAATAAATTCGGTGTTCTCGCTGTGGTTGCAGATGTATTGAGTATTGTGATAGGGATCATTTTAGCAAGACTCGTCTATTCTCTTTTATTCAAGTCGTATTCATTGCCTCTATTTTTATTCGTAGCTTGTTTAGTTCAGCTTACTCATGATATAGTATTTTCAGTATTTTTCAACGCTGTCCCTAGAAACAAGAGTGCCATCTTGGATGTTTTCAAGGACTATGCCAAAGAAGGGGGGCCGGGTATATTATTAGCCGATTCAGTAATGATAATATCCACTATTTTACTGGGAAGTTGTTTAGCCACTTTTGATATGAATTCTATTATTATTATTTTTATAATAGCGTTATATATCCTCCCCTATTTTTTGTATTCAATCTAGAAATCTCTATTCATGCTGTTGTTCCTATTCATCGCTGTTGCATCCTCTTTTGTAATGGGCGATTGGCAAATGAAACAGGCAAATATAAGTGTTTGGTTAAGTGGTGCCGCCTATTGTCAAAAAGCGGAATACACCACGATGAAATTCGGAGGTCCCGCTACGGGATTTGAAGTGACCCATGTTTTACATAATAAAACATCGGACTTGCACGGATTCGCTGGAATATTGCCTTCAACAAAAACGATTTATCTAGTATTTCGGGGAACCAAATCCATATTGAATTGGATGGAGGATATAGAAATTCAATTGGTCCCCTACCCTGGTTGTCAATCTTCCGGGTATGTACATCGGGGGTTTTACGAATCTGCTATAGGAATCCAAGAACAGACAGTAAATGCATTGATCAATCTGCTTAAAATCCATCCTGATTATGGTGTTATTGTTACTGGTCATTCTTATGGCGCAGCCATAAGTCAATTGATCGGTATAGAAATACAGAAAATGGTGACCGGAGTAGAAGTTTATAATTTTGGTCAACCACGTGTAGGAAATGTGAATTATTCGGCTTGTTTAAATCATTTGTTTCCCGATCATATATACCGGTTTGTGCATGATAGAGACATCGTTCCTCATCTTCCGACTGCTTATCGGTATACACATACTTGTCGCGAAATATTTGAAACGGCCGATGGAGATTTGGTAACCTGTGGAAATGATGGTCTCTTATGTGAGGATCCGGCGTGTTCTTCGCAGTATGCTTTAGAGGAAACGGCTGTGGAAGATCATTATGTATATTTGGGGCATGAATTGGCATGTGAGACGAGTATTTATTGATGTTATGAAGATTTTTCAAAAACCCGTGGAAAATTGAAAACGAAAACAGAGTTAAAAGAGAGACATTACTAAATATTTACAATACCAAACGTCTATTTACAATGGAGCAACTCTTACAGCAATCCAAGTTGAGCAAAAGCGAATGGGAGAGCATTGAGGTACCCGTTTCCCCCCAAGAAAAACGCATTCTGGAACTCATCGTGAATGGCTACGCCAATGTCCAAATCCAAGAAAACGACACGCAATCCCTCTTCTCCTTTGTAAAAATAGAAATCACGCCAGAAAACGAGCTGTTCCTATATCAACGCTATTTCGCCTCGCCAATCCAAGAGACCATAAAAAAATACGGCAAATCGTTAAGCGAACCGGCTACCACAACAGTGGCAGGAACACAAATCAAAAAGCTAAAAAGTGCGGATTCTATTCGCATCACCAATCTAGAAACAAATATTCAAACCAACCGCCAGTACATCTTTGAATATTTGATCATTGAACTCTGCGCAGAACTTCTCAAGCTCTTCAAGAAAGCGGACCCCAGGTATGGCTTCTATCTATATACTCTCCTCCAACTTAAAAAGGCCTCTGTGCGCCATATCAACGCCTATGTAACTGAATTCATGAATCAAGTCATTGAAATTACCCAAGAAAAAACCGACCTCTCCAATATCGTAGACAATGCCTATGATTTCATTGAAAAAAACCCCTATTTGATGAAATACGAAGACAAGGTTCTCTTTGAACATCAAAAACAACTCTTCACACTTTGTAAAAATCATCGCGACAAATCCAAGCTGATCCTTTATACCGCACCAACAGGAACAGGAAAGACATTATCACCCATCGGTCTCGCCTCTGATTATCGTATCATCTTCGTCTGTGTTGCCAGACATATCGGTCTGGCTCTAGCGAAATCAGCGATTTCCGTGGGGAAACGCGTAGCATTTGCTTTCGGATGCGAATCCGCCGCTGATATTCGCCTCCACTACTTCGCCGCAGCGGACTATACGAAAAACTATCGCTCGGGTGGAATCTGGAAAGTGGATAATGATAATGGCTCCAAGGTGGAAATCATGATCTGCGATGTCCGGTCGTATTTGACCGCCATGCATTATATGATTGCATTTAATCCGAATGTCCAGGATATCATCACCTATTGGGATGAGCCGACGATTACCATGGACTATGAAACTCACCACCTACATGCAGTGATTCATCGGAATTGGTCGGAAAACAAGATCCCCAATATTGTTCTCTCCTGTGCAACTCTTCCCAATGAGGAAGAGATCATGGATGTCCTCGGAGATTTCCGTGCCAAATTTGAGGATGTAGAGACCTTTACTATTACGAGTTTTGATTGCCGAAAATCCATCCCGATACTCAATAAGGATGGCTACGCGGTTCTCCCTCATATGTTATATTCGGAATATTCAAAAATGCAAGAATGCGTGGACTACTGTGAAAAAAATAAGACCATGTTGCGGTATTTTGATCTAAGAGAAATCATCCGTTTCATTCGGTATTTATATGACCATAACCTTATCAAAGACCGATTCAGTATGGATAACTATTTTGAGGAGAAGATTCAAAATATTACGATGATTTCTCTGAAACTTTACCATTTGGTTCTCTTGAAACAACTGGATGAAGGGAAATGGAATATTGTGCATCAACATATGACGGTTAGTCAATGTCGTAAATATTCTAGCACCACCGCGTTGACTTCACAGTTGCGCAAAACAAAGAGTGCAGATTCTTCGGTTTTAAAGGCCAAGACGGTAACGAGTGGAATTATGCGTCTGGCAAGTATGCCGGATAATGGTTTGAATACTTCATCTGTATTAACCAGACCCCAAACACCTTCATCTGCAACAAGCGGTATTCAGATAACGACGGTGGATGCGTATACATTGACGGATGGTCCTACGATTTTCCTGACAGATGATAGTAAGAAAATCGCCAACTTCTGTATTCAACAATCCAATATATCGGAATCCGTCTTTTCGGGGATTCTGGTGAAACTGACCAAAAACAATGACATCATCCGAGAAATCGCGAGATTAGAGAACCTTCTGGAAGAAGAACAGAAAAAGACGACTTATGATTCAGGGAGCCGTGGCCAGAAGGTCACCAAAGATTCTGGCGGTGATTATTCTTCGTCTGGAAAAGAGAGTAACCGAATGTCCAAGGAATCGGCGTTACTCAATGAACAGATTCTTAAACTAAGAAAGGAAATACGTAGTATTACTTTGGATCCGATTTATGTTCCGAATACGCGACCCCATCAGGAGCGCTGGGCGCCTTATGGCCAAGTCTATGAAAATGCATTCTTACCTACGATTGATGAAACAACTACAAAACGTATTATGGTTTTGGACATTGAGAACAATTTGAAGGTTCTCCTATTACTGGGGATTGGAGTGTTCTTAGAGAATCCCAATATAGATTACATGGAGACGATGAAGGAACTGGCGGATACACAGCGACTCTTTATTATCATCGCAGCGTCGGATTATATCTATGGAACCAATTACCAATTCTGTCATGGTTTCATAGGAAAAGATTTGACAAATATGACACAGCAAAAAATTCTACAGGCGATGGGACGCATCGGTCGTAATAATATACAACAGGATTACACGGTGCGCTTTCGTGAGGATGCGATGATTGAACGGTTATTTCAGCCACCGGTAAAGAATTTGGAGGCGGAGAATATGTGTAGGCTGTTTATAAGCGAAGCGTGAAGAGCGAAGCGTGAAGATATTATACATAATCGTTATAAAGATCTACCAAATTCATCGCCCAACCCTCTGACATTTTAAAGAATAATTCTGGGTGTTGTTGTAATAATTTCGTAAAGTTTACTTGATCGGAACCACATTTCCATGCTTCTTCGTTATCACAAGTCTCCAATATTTCATAATATTTTTTATGAATTGTGTCTATTGCATCTCTATGGATAATCAAAACGGTTCCAGCAACATCATGGTAGGAATCTATATGTGAATAACAGAGTTTGTCTTTGGGAAGAGAATTTACATCCTTCAAATTCAATCTTACAGTTGGTGGTGGTTTGTCTCTATATTCACATACTCCTGCGTCTACCCATATATAAAATTCGGTGGGGTTCTCGTCTTCGTCCTTTGCGATTTTCAAAAGGTGCATTTTTTCATGCCATATCATCGCGATTTCCTTACTTGGTACATGGAAAGGATCCGTCCAGTTGTCTTTTACATATTTTTTTGAATAAAATTTATCTAAAGGGTAACTTTTATATACAGTTTCCAGACCTTCGCGGAATTCTTTTATATAAGAAACATCTGATTCATTACAGAAGAAAATGTATCGCTGATTAATTTTCAGACTATTTTTGAACCAATTATCATAGGTTGAATGAGTATGTTTACCTCCTATTTTCCAATATCCAGAAACGACGGTAATATTATCGTCATTAATTGTTGTTTCAAATTGGTCTCTTTTCGTAAAAGCAAGGTCTATAAAACAAATCGCAAAAATTAATAAAATGATTGCAATGATTGCGATGATTGCATTGATTCTATTGTATTTCATATATATATATATATATATATATATATTCCATAAAATCACTATCTATGTGCTGCATGAAATTTCTCCCTTAAAAAATGTCCTTTCATTTCATCTATGTCATGATAGGATATTACGTCTTCATGTTCAATATTATATTCTTTCTTAATAAAATCACAGTTTTTATCACAATTCTTTATGGGTTCGCTTGGCGCGGTTATGAAAATTCCATCTCCGAAAAATGCGCTCATAAAAGAAAATGATCCACCAGTGGATATAACTGCGGGCGCATAAAAAAGCTGGGCAAAGTCCTCCACATTTGTTTCGGAATTTATTTCGGTTTCAATATCCATAGAACTCAAATATTCCCTCAACATATCAATGTAGTTATCACAAGCTTCCTTATTTTCATTGCCTGATTGATGCGATGAATTATACATAATCGTTATTTTTTTTATGTTGACGCCTTTGTTTTTTATTTCATTCAAGGTATCTTTATAGTATTGAAACCGTTGTACGTGATAATGTCTCATTCTCCAAAAAGGAACATCGCTACACCGATAGTGTATTATTGGCCATTTCACATTTTTATTCATTTCCAATTTATCAAAAAGATCCGATAACATCTTTTTCACGGTCGGTTTCATAATTTTCCAAAACTGGTAAACATCATCATTCACTACAACCCAGCTTGCGGTTTTTCCTTTATAATCACGAACCACATCAATTGCTTGGGGGCTTAAAGATTTTTTCAATTCACTCTGCAGCTCTGGATCAAATTTTACAACCTGTGGCATATACTTATTCAATGGATGATTTACATCATTATAATTATTATCATCGTTGTAATCGTGCCCATCATAAAATGCTAAACCCACTCCGGCAAAGTAATCACTCATTCTATTTCCAATACTATTCACTTCCATAGGTATGCCTTCCTGTGTTGTAGTAATATAATAATAGATGGACCCCAAAATAACAACTATTAATAAAACTACACTCAATAAAAAGGCCTTTTTTTCCATGCGTTTAATAAAATAGGATGATATAAATTTTTCATCCTATTTTATACCCTATAGCGCGTTCTTATAATTCACCACAAATGGGTTATCACTCAATGCGCTATACATGTCAGGTGTATTACGCTCCATATTAATATTCTGATTCAGCATATTCATTCCCCCTTGTAATTGTCCTATATTTCTGGTATCCGCTCCGCGGTAGGGCATGGTTCCCGCAACATCGCGATTATTCAATAACATCTCGTCACGATTTGCTAGACTCATGTTAATATCGGAGTTCAAAAGACTCATATTTCCGGGAACCATGCGTCCATCAATCGTAGAGCTCTTAATATCATTATTACGCTGATTGTATTCGGCCTCATACGATTTCATCTGACGGTTTCTTTCACCCGCACTGGCATTCCCAGCATAATAATAATCACTAGTGCTTTGGCGCATTGTATCAGGAAGAGTCTGGGGCGTCGTTTTGTACGCACCTCCATTTTGAAGGACATTACTGCCTACATTATAATGGAATTTGGAATTCTCCGTTGTTTCACGAATCGTTGTTCCAGGACGATCATTGGGGTCAAACAAATATCCCTCGCTAACCGCTCCCTTCGCATTTTGATAAGGACGTAAATTACCTATTGCATTTTCTTTACGTGTGGGACGCAAAGCATCCAATAATGGTGCAACCGCAGCATTTAATCCCCCGCTCACCATACCGAAATATGTCTCTTGTGCATTCACTGACCGATTGTTTGGATAAGCCGTTTTCGCTTTTATTTCAAAATCTGCGTCGTGTGCATAATTACGACCAGTTGCATTCGCGGCAGCCAAAGGAAATTCACCCAATGTCTGACGATTTGGCTCCATATATTCACCCGTAATGTACTCTCCTCCAACTCTGCTATTTGCATTACCAATATAATCGGTTGTACTATCCTCACGAGTTGTATGTCTCATACTAGTAACTGGAATTGCACGCGCCGTCTCTCCCTTTCCAATACCTGTGGTAACAAAAAGACGATCGCGACCCATTTCCGCGGTTGTTTCGGGTCGGTTCTTTTCCACAGTACCTATAGCGCCCATTGTTTTGATATGACTATTTGCAGGGCCTTCATGGCCGTATAATGAATAGCCTCCCGGTTTTGGATTACTATCCGCACGAAGTTGATCTACTGTTTTATCTAACCATGCATCCCGCGTCATCATTCCTGAGTTAAAACCACCCGCACCCGCAGTTGTATAACCCAGACCCAAACCGGGGCCAACTTTTTCATCAGCAAATGGTTTGACATTTGCCATGCGCATACTGGGATTCACACGAGATTGGTAAAAATCACTGGAATTGGGTGCACCATATGCCCATTGTTGATTCTCCGCGGGAGCAAATAGAGGAGCTTGTTCTGATTTTTTAATATGTTGAGAACCGGCGCCGACATAATTATCCAAAACACTCTCGGATTTGTTATTATCCGTATTAATATTTCGTAAATTACTTCCAAAAAAGGGTACCATATTGTTGTGTTGAAAGTAACTACCATCTACTTTTTTCCCAGTGAGTGAATAATATTCGGCTTGTGGGTTAGCCTCCTGTTTATTGAATACATTCATTTTGACATCTGTGCTGAAGTATTTATCAGTATATACGCCTCCGGGACTATCAAAGCGGTTGTTCTTGGATATATACGAAGTACGGTCTAATTCTGCAGAAATAATAGTATCATCTGGATAATTTCGGTCGGGAATATCGGCGTTTGGTAATGAACTCTCAAACCCCTCCTCACCACCATCATTTCTATTTTTTTTTGACTGATTTGTTGCTACATACAATGCTGATAATGCGAACAAAGGAATAACCATCTCCATTTTCAATATATAATTTACTATACAATTATATATTATTTTTTATGTGTATGTCTATCTTATTTGTTGTAAACTGTTGCTATATTTCCCCCTTCTAAACTAAAATGGGAATTATTTACCGAATAATCATGATTTGCCCGATTCATTGGAGGTAAAATCACGTTATATTCGTCTTTGGCCAGTTTCCTTGAAGATATTTCAAATTCGGGGTTTCGCGCAATGTCCTGAATCGGTGGTAAAAAGAGAGTTTCCCACCGGGTTTGTTCTAAATCTTTATACCTCCATGCAGGATGTGTTGCGCGACTTTCTTCTACGAAAGGGTCTTCTCCAGGATACATGTTTGGATTATATTGTGCCGCTGCCTTCTTATGATTATTTGTGGCTATATTGTCTCGGTCCAGTTTGCGAGTAAGACCTCTCAAATCGCTTTCTATATCGGTTCCTCCAGAGCTCAAATTCGCACCCCATCCCTGAAGTCGGATTTGTGTATCTTCCATATAAGGAAGTTGAACACCCTGACCGGGGACATTGATTTGATATCTTCCAATATAGGTTTTCTGTTCAAGAGCCTTTTTAATTCTTTCAGGATCATCATGAAATCGGGTAAATGCCATTTATTCGGTTTTGGTATGCTTAATATATGTCTGGAAATAAATTATTTACGAAATAGAAATAGACCAATAGAATCAATCATGTACTTCACAAACCGCCCTACTATTTTAATATACTGAAATGAATATACAACCCATTTTGGCAACATTTCGTTTAGGTTCTCTGAAATGCCTAAAATATGTCTCAACATGATTGTCAAAAATGAAGCTGCCATCATTGTCCGATTACTTGAATCAGTCATGGGATTCATAGATACCTTTTGTATCTGTGATACTGGTAGCACCGATAATACTATAGAGATCATAGAGGAGTTCTTCCAGAAACATTCCATCTCTGGAAAAATCATCCGAGAACCCTTTCGTAATTTTGAGTATAATCGCACCCTTTCTTTGAAACAGTGTTTGGGAATGCCCGACGCCGATTACATTTTATTACTGGATGCCGACATGGTTTTTGTTCCAGGTTCTCAAATCGTAGACTTGCCTTCTTGGAAAAATGGTCTGAACGCGGATGCCTATTATGTCTTTCAAGGTTCTTCCACCTTTTATTATAAAAATATTCGTCTTTTGAAAAACACGGGAAAATTCGTCTATCATGGCGTTACACATGAGTATATTCACGGCGAAGACAGTTATAGTTCAGAAACGGTTGATCGCGAGACCCTTTTTATTCGCGACATAGGCGATGGTGGCTCAAAATCCGATAAATTTCAGCGCGATATTCTGCTATTGACTACTGCACTCAAGACCGAACCCGCCAACAATAATACTGCCCGATATACCTTTTATTTGGCAAATAGTTATCGTGATATCGGAGATTTTGAGAACGCGATAAAAACATATAAAAAACGGATAAAAATAGGTGGTTGGATAGAAGAAGTCTGGTATTCGTATTATTCTCTGGGAAAATGTTATTATGATAATAAAAACTATGCTCGGGCGATATATTACTGGTTAGAGGGCTATTCATCCCTATCCGACCGTTCAGAAAATCTCTATGAAATTATACGGCATTATCGGACAGAACAGAAATATACGCTCGCTTATCACTTTTATTTATTGGCAACGAAGGCTAAGGGTTCTGCCGACCTGGATCATTTATTTATACACAAAGACATTTACGATTATAAATTAGATTACGAACATTCTATTATTGGTTACTACGCGAATTCACCAATACACAATATTTTGAATAGTTGCATGAAGGTTCTCTGCTGTCCGGATTCGGATGCATCAACCATTCAGAGTATTCTTTCTAATTATAAATTCTATGCCCCTGTCATTTCAGAGAAATCCCCATTACTACGTAGTCAATGGGATGTTTTACAAAACATAGATTTCAGGCGGGATGGATTTGTTTCGTCCACTCCGACCCTGGCCATAGTCGGCGATGAATTATGGGTGAATGTTCGCTTTGTCAATTATAGGATTGGAGAACGCGGTGAATATTTGAACCAAACCACGATAGAATCCATCAATGTCATCGCCATTTTTCATTGGGAAAATCCCAACCCTCGCGCGCCTTTTGAGAACCTTGTAAAAAAGCGCGAATTTTTATTGAATTATGATAAGAGTTCCGACGGAAAATATGTGGGGTTGGAAGATATCCGTTTTTTCGTACATGGTGACCGGGTTCTCTACCATGCTAACCGAATTGTGGATGAAAAGGTCCTCATTGAACATGGCATTATTGATATAGAAACCGAATCTACACGGGAATCCGTTTTCTTACAGATTGAGAACCAGAAAAAAATAGAGAAAAACTGGGTGCTATTTCAAGACAAAGGCATAAAAATCGTATATAATTGGTATCCGCTCACTATCGGAACAAAAGATTTGTTGGGTGAATATATCTATGACTTGGTTACTGTTCCCTCACCGAATTTCTTCAAACATCTCCGGGGTTCCAGTCATGGTATTCATATTAAGGACGAAATCTGGTTTTTATGCCATTTGGTAAGTTACGAGAGCCGCCGGTATTATTATCATATTATGGTCGTTTTGGATGCAGGTTCTCAGAAAATAAAAAAATACACTCATCCATTTACTTTTGAAAAGTCCCCAGTTGAATATGCGCTCGGTCTAGTATATGATGAAACCGCTGATGTTTTTTTCATTTCTTATAGCGTGATGGATAGAACTTCACAGGTCTGTGTGATTCAGAAATCGGTATTTCATGACATGTTTTATATGGTGTAAGACAACTCATAGACCCTTACAAATACCGAATGTTTTACGATGCCAAGGCGTGATTCCATATTGACGAATGCCCTCCAGATGTTTCTTCGTTCCATACCCCATATTCGTTTCAAGGCCATATTTATCCTTTAGCGTTGGCTCTTGTTCACATAGATCTAGAATATAAGAATCACGGGCCACTTTCGCGAGAATACTTGCCGCAGCAATCCCCATATATTTGGCATCTCCCTGCTCTACAGTTACTGATGGAAGTTCAGTGATAGTTTCGGAGACGATATTGAAATAACGATAGGGGGTGAAGTAATTTCCGTCAATAAGTGCTAGAATTTTAGGACATTTTGTATTTTCATAACACTTTAGATTCGGGATAATTTCTAGTGCTTTTTTGATGCATGTGTGCATTCCGCGCATCACGGCTTGTAATATATTCAAATCGTCTATTACTTCTGATTCAATGTATTCAATATGCCAGGCTAGGGCACATCGTTTGATACGTTCACTGACTTCTCGTATTTTCTTTTTAGATGAGAATTTTTTACTATCCTTGATGTCTTTTCCATCAAAAGAACCATCTTTAGGTAAAATTACCATAGCAATATAGGCTCTTCCGAATAAACACCCCCTACCAACCTCGTCTATGCAAATTTCATAGTCATTGGAGTCGTCGTAAAATATTTTCAACGGCTCTATCATTTTAGACATTCTGGGTACTTATCGGAGAAGATGTGCATTTTTTAAATCAATTTTCTTTTCGTAATCTATATATATAACAAATGTATGGTTTGAAATTGAATAATTTAAGTATATTTTTACTGTTACTATTTATCTTGATTATTGCGGTATTTATAGGAAAAACACGAATATCGGAGGGTATTGATGCTACTCTTACTCCTACCCCAGATCCTATGAATAATTTAACTTCGGGTCCTACATCAGCAGCGACAACCGTTCCAACATCGGGTCCTACATCAGCAGCGACTACCGTTCCAACATCGGGTCCTACATCAGCAGCGACAACCGTTCCAACATCGGGTCCTACATCAGCAGCGACTACCGTTCCAACATCGGGTCCTACCTCAGCAGTGACAACCGGTCCAACTTCGGGTCCTACATCAGGAGCGACTACCGGTCCAACTTCGGGTCCTACATCAGGAGCGACTACCGGTCCAACTTCGGGTCCTACATCAGGAGCGACTACCGGTCCAACTTCGGGTCCTACATCAGGAGCGACTACCGGTCCAACTTCGGGTCCTACATCAGCAGCAACTACCGGTCCAACTTCGGGTCCTACATCAGGAGTGACTACCGGTCCAACTTCGGGTCCTACATCAGCAGCAAGTAAAGGTCCAAGTTCAGCTCCTACATCAGCCTCTACTAAAGGTCCAACTTCGGCTCCTACATCAGCCGCTACTAAAGGTCCAGGCTCTAATCTAACAAATATGAACGATGTTCCTGAATATGGTGATGTTACTGTTTTTCAAGAGGATTATGTATATGAATATGGGTATTATGATTCAGATAATAATTGGGTAACGCTTGGATATCTCAACACAAAAGGAGAGTCAACACTTACACCGCCAGCTGATAGGCCGGCACCCAGTGCGCGCCTGGATATTTATAAAACATATTATACATATATCCCTACTGAAAGTTCATGTGAGAATGGTACTTGTAATAATGTGACGAAACGTGTTGAACTTAAGTATGATACTACAAGAGGAATGTGGATGCCTGATATTCAATCAATATTACATGATAAAGGATCCACCGGCGGATATTATAGTGGCTCCGATATTTGGTCAAGCGGTAAGTACAGTTTGACAAATCCTGATGCTAATATTAATTTCGGCATTGATACGCTATCAAGTATTATGACTTATTTACCTTATATACCAAAAATAATAGGATACATAAACCCGAATGGCGACTCTAAAATCGTTGTCCCGACTGCCAGTTGCAACAATCCAGTTACACAATATTACACAAATCCTCCCACGATAAATTCCAATCCCACAATCATTCCCAAAAACAATTATGCAACAGACAAGGGTTCTGGTTTTGCATTTAATTTATTTTCCAATAATAATAGTGCGAGTTCAAACGCAAATTCTAATACGAATACGAATACGAACACGAATACGAATACGAATACCGATGCAAGTAATTTTACAAGTACAAATTCTGAATACGAAAATAATGCCAACAACAATGGAATATTTGCCAATGGTCTAGGAAGCCATACAAATAGCGGAATAGAAGGAGATGTTAATTCAAACAATAATAATGGAAATCACTTCAACGATCCTCTGCTATCATCTCCTAATGGCATCAATACTCGTGTAAATCGCGGACAAAACCAGCCGGTTTATAACGCAGCACAAGGTTATAATGAAGCACCTAGTAATATGAATTACTATGGAGCGATCCCATCCAAAGAGGGTAATTTTGTTCCGATGACAACAGATTTCGGGGCATTCGGAAAATGAAAATAAAATTTTTTAGGTCTATCCGTGTTTTTTAAGGTCTATCCGTGTTTTTGTATCCAAATGGATACAAAAACGTGGTTAGCTGCTATCTCTTTCACGGACGAATTTCATTCGTCCACGAATAGAGATTAAGCTTCGCAAAATCCATTTGGATTCCGCTTCGCTTAAAAAATCAGGATAACCCATATCCTTTTCGTGGATAAATACATTTATCCACGAATAGAGATTAACGCGCGTTCAGAATATGAATTAAAAAAATAATGTAAATACAACTAATTTCCATTATTAAATGAATGAACTTCTAGATAGACGACAAACCGCGAATGAAATAAAACGCCTACTCAATGATTTTGATGTAAAATGTAAAGACGTATCGTTCAAAAAGGGAATTTATATCTATGGTTCTCCCGGCTGTGGAAAAACCGAGTTTGTAAATGAACTTCTCAAAGAACTCAATTATGATATTATTCGTTTTGATGCAGGCGATGTTCGTAATAAATCACTGATAGAAACCATAACCAGTGATAATATATCCAACCGCAATGTTCTCCATATGATGACCAAAACGGTGAAAAAAATCGTCATTGTAATGGACGAGATTGATGGCATGAACAACGGTGACAAAGGAGGTATCACTGCGCTCATAAAACTCATACGACAAAAGAAGACGCGAAAACAACGGATGGAACAGATGACGATGAATCCGATCATATGTATCGGTAATTATTATATTGATAAGAAAATCCGAGAACTCATGAAAGTATGTAATATTTTTGAATTAAAAACGCCGACACAGACCCACATTCAGAATCTGATTACCGCGAAAATTCCCGAATATATAACGTATCCTTCATGTTTGCGAGCGAAAATGTTACAATACATACAGGGAGATCTGCGGAAGTGGAATTTTTTGTATAAAATATATCAAAAAAATCCGGGATTGATCAATGATAAAACATTGGATACGATTTTCCATACCAAATCTTATAATGAGGATTCCAAGGCAATAACCCGCGATTTGATCAATCAGCCAGTTAAAATGGAGGAACATAACGTATTCATGAATGAGACGGATCGTACGATCGTCGCGCTACTATGGCATGAAAATATAGTGGATGCGATTGAGGCAGCACCTCAGGAGAAATCCCATCCTTTTTATTTGCGGGTTCTCCAGAATATTTGCTATTCGGATTATATTGACCGCATCACCTTCCAGAATCAGATTTGGCAATTCAATGAGATGAGTTCTCTCATGAAGACCTTTTATAATAACAAACTGTATCATGATCATTTTGATAAATCAAAATACAAGGCCGGCGAAATCCGTTTTACCAAGGTCTTGACCAAGTATTCCACGGAATACAATAACATGCTGTTTGTGTATAATTTATGCCAGGAGTTGGATATGGATAAGAAGGATATGTTGGCGATGTTTCAGGAGTTGCGAATCATTTATGGCGCGGATTTTTATGAAAAGGCGGAAAAGATGGCGGAAGTGGAGAAACTCTTTGAAGATTATAATATTTCCAAGTTGGACATTAAGCGTATTTACCGATATTTAGACAAAAATGTGAAAAAGGAGACGCTCATACAATCGCTGGATGATTTAGAGGACGATTTAGAATGAAAAATGCTATACTATATATTTGATGAACATAATAAAAACATTCCGCATAATACTGCAAACCATGTTTTCACCAGAATCCATCCATTCCTTGAACCAGACATTCAACAATGCCATCAATATGACCATCTTTTCCCATTTCAAAACAAACAATCCGATCCTGGACGCCATTATCTCTACCATTGTTCTGACCTCCATAAGTTATATCATCGGCGTTTTATCTAGCTTCTCTTACAGACGTACCTATGCAATTTCCGACTCCATCAAGCAGATTTTTTATAAACGTCATTCCATATCATTTGAAGGTAGGCATAGTTATGTCATCGCAAAATACGATACCACGACAATCATAACCACTAGTTTCTCCGACTCATTCAAAGCGATCTTTCATGATATTATACAAGGCCTTCGCAATAACCCCACCATTCATGAAATCAAGGAATTCATCACTTCCCGAAATTACAATGGTACGACGGAATCTGACATGTATATTATCACACAACGACACCGATTCCTATACAACAAGGCCCTGGAAATCTACGCCATTACAGAAATCTATCCCGAAGACGATAATAATAATAACAATGGCGAAAAAAAGACTAACAAATCATCAAGGATCAAAACCGATACAATCAATATCACACTTTTTTCTTATAAAACGGACATTGATACGATATTGAAATATGTAGAACAGGTAAAAACCCAGTATTTGGATTCCATTGAAAAGGCGCGTAATAATAAACAGTTTATTTATGCACTTAGTTCGGCAAAATACGAAGACTCCAAATACGAATGTTGGCGCGAATACCCCTTTGAAAGCACTCGGACTTTTCAAAACCTGTTTTTTGATGGAAAACAGGCGGTCACGGACAAGATCCAGTTTTTCCTGAACAATCGCGACTGGTACTATAAAAACGGCATTCCGTACACGCTGGGAATCGGGTTACATGGACCCCCGGGAACAGGCAAGACGTCATTTTTCAAATGCTTGGCGAATTTGACCGGACGGCATCTCGTGATTCTTTCCCTGAAACTCATCAAAACGAAACGCCAATTAGAGGATTTCTTTCATGAAGACAAATACAATGAGAACAATCGTAAAAACAGCATTGGATTTGATAAGAAAATCATTATTATTGAGGATATAGATTGTATGGGCGACTTGGTTTTGAAACGAAAACCTGTGGAGGATGGAACATCAGATTCTGAGAAAGGCCGGGTTTCAGAGGGCGACTCTGTGGGAGTTGTTCTCCAAAAATTATTGGAAACGGGTACAACAGATAAAAGTATTTCAACTGCATCAATTAAGTGTGAACCCGATGATTTGATAACCCTAGATGACATATTGAATCTATGGGATGGCATCAAGGAAACGCCAGGAAGAATCCTGGGAATTAGTAGTAATCATTATGATAAACTGGATCCTGCGTTAATCCGGCCCGGTCGTATTGATATTACGTTAAATTTGAGCTATGCGACTCACACGGTTATTCAGGAAATGTACACGCATTTTTATGGGGTCACGATGGAGAAGAAATATTTGAAGAAGATCACGCCGCTTTTTTATTCCCCTGCCGAAATTACGAATTGTTATATGCAGTTCAGGGACGATCCTGCGAAATTCATTGAGAGATTGAAGCAGAACAGGAAATTTTAGCCATAGTTACCCACTTGCTACCTTTATTCCTTGACAGAGGGAAGTTAAAAATTACTTACAATACATGGTAAGTAATTTTTTACACATTTGCTTATTCAAAATGCCCCTTCTGTGGCAGAGGTGATGGTCATTGTGTATTTTCCACCGATGAACATTTGAATTGGGAAATTGATTTACCAAAGGCACTGCATTTCGTCGATAACGGTTGCCCTTTCATATCTAGTGGTACGCTCTTTATTCGCTGAAGCGTCCGATTTCACAACTTTACGAAATGATCAATGGTGTAAAGGGATACCATCAGTCCCAATTGATACTTATTCAAATCATATTCGTGGATTTATAAAACTAATACACTATCATAACCCCTGCTTTCTAATTTATAACCTATAGAACAATATAATTTAATAATTTCATCTACTTCTTTAGAATTACTATGTTCATTTGTTTCAAATATTATTTTATTAGGATAGAAGATTATAGGTAAAAATTTTATATAAAAAAATAATGAATTTAAAATAGTAACATCGTGCCCTTCTGTATCTATTTTTAAATACTTAACATTTCTTACATTATTTTGATAAAATAGTTCATAAGTAGTAATTACTTTTACTTTATCTATTTTACATAAATGAGAAACATTATGTTGTATGTGTAATGGATGGTAATTATTTATACTATTACAACCTTTAAACCAATGTTGTAATTCATTTTGTTGTATTATGTCTTCAGGTATATAATAAACATCTAATATTGAATTAATGTTTGAAATTCCTACATTTATTTTTTTACAATTTAATCTATCTGGCAAGTTATCAATATAATATTTTACAGCATCTACTGAAATACCTTTTGTATTATCGTCTGCGCATTCTATTAATGTATCAAAATTGCTTGTTCCAATTTCAATAAAATCATAGTCTATTAGTTTCATATTTTCAAAAGATTTATTGATAAAATAATTAATAGGCATATTTCCTTCTAATATTTCATTCTCTGTTTTATTTTCCAAGTTTTTATAAACTGAGCTTACTATTACTACTAATGGTTGATATTCCCGAATGATTGTTTTATAATTTTCATATGGTTTATCTATAAATTCCGTTAGACAAATATCATAATTAATTGGATATAAATTATCTAATCCATTAAAAATATTATAATTATCATACAAATCCTGATTTTTATTATATATATCTTGGAGCATATCATTACCAATAGCACACCAACTGATGTAGTTCATTTTGATATCTAACAGATTTCTCATTCGTTTTTTCCATTCAATCATAAGCGCTGTTTTTGCTCTACTTCCAAAAATACCATTCCATAAAATATCATTATTTTGTTTTATAAAAAATCCATCTTTTCTTTCAATGTAATCAAACAAACTATCAAGTGAATTTAATACAAGTGTATCGCTATCCAACCATATACCACCATAATCGCAAATAACATTAATTCTTACAAAATCTGCCTGATGAGCAGGACATAAATTACTAAAATAATATGGTATATCCTGTATATAATCACTTATATTTTTATCTGTTATTAAATGTATTTTATAACCAATACCGTTCGTTGAATGTAAATATATCAAATTTCGCAATATAGAAATTAATTTATATTCCTTGCCAATCCAATATAAATAGAGATTTCGCGGTTTTCCATTATATATAGGAAAATATTATTATATTTACATCCTTGTTCTTAAGGTCTATCCGTGTTTTTTTAAGGTCTATCCGTGTTTTTTAAGGTCTATCCGTGGTTTTTAAGCTTCGCAAAATCCAAATGGATTCCGCTTCGCTTAAAAAACCGTGGCTAGCTGCTATCTCTTTCACGGACGAATGTTATTCGTCCACGAATAGAGATTAAGAACAATGCTCTAAAACAATATTATCTTCGCTAGCTAATATCTCTTCTTTTGTATCAATCTGTGTTGCAGTAAAGTCGGAATTCATGATAAAAGGTGCAGTCTTAATATCGGGTGATCTATTACCAAGTGGTTCTAAAACAATGCTAGGAAAATCTAAATCCAATAGAGTGGAAGCAGTTCCATTCGGCCCCCCTCCATTAGGTCCCCCTCCAGACGGATCAACCGTCATAATAATCGTATTTGTTATCTCTAACTGAGGAGACTTGCTTGCAGATACCCCCCCCAAATCAACATCCTCATAAATGGAGTGGATAGCCAATTCGTCCCCATTCTCCGTCATATAAAACCGATTCAGGCGTTGTTCATCCGCAATATCATTAATGGAAAAAGTTCGGTTGATATTGATGTTATCATCCACCTCCTTATAGAATTCATTGATACGCAAAGACAACCTCTTCAACTGCTTCTTCTGTGCAATATGGAAAAACGACACATAGTTCACATACAGGTCTATTTTCTCCTTCAACATCTTATTATCATGATTCAGCGTATTGATAAAGTTGGAAATAGAGAACCCAATACGATGGTTCTCATTATAGTGGTCAATGTTATCACCTTTCTTATCATAATGCCCATACATTTCATTCAAAATAGACAGAATATTATTATGTATATCCTTGATATCGTCCATTTTGTATTCTTGGAAGGGTTCCAAGTCTTTATACACGGGATAGGACTTTGTAATGAGCTCTTCCACATCAATTTCCCCATATTGCTCTTTAATATCTTGAATAATGATATTATGGAGCTTGTAGTAATCACAGTACATGCGGTTATTCAAGAGAACACGAAACCGATCAATGTTATCAATTTCCATGGCGAACGACTTGTATTGGAAATAGAACGAATCTAAACAGAACAGAAAGATTTTCTTTGTATTGGACTGTAGTAGATTCGTATATACAGCTTTCAATTGGTTTAATTTATCCGCGATTTTCGTCTTCGTTTTGGTAATCTCCATTTTTAATAGGAAAATGTTCTCAAAATCGGCCTTGAGTTTTTCAATATTATAGGAATGTGGCGTTGTCATTTTGTTTCTTGTATATATTATGTAGATAAAATTATATAAAAAATTTGCACGATATATCTTCATAATATGCAGAATTCTCCTATTGAATCCGGAATACTAGAAATACAATATGATCGTTCATTCAACGACGAGTGTTCATTTTTGAACGAATCCGAGTATTTCGGGGTTTTACAATTACAGGTGAAAAAATGTAAGGCATCAGCGAAACCTCTGGTATTCGTTTTTACTTTGGATAAATCTGGCTCTATGAATGATATAGATTTTGAAAATTCTAAGAAAATGTCTAAACTGGAATACTTGAAAGAAACCTTTATGCACCTTGTTCGCTATTTCGTGGAACAGACGAGCACGCGTATTTTTCTTATAGTCAATGTATTTAATGACACAGTTAATACGATTTTAGAACCAACGGAGCTAAATAAGTCTATTATGGATGCGGTTATTGAAAAGATCAACGGAATTGAGGCATACGATTCCACAGATATTGGCCGGGCAATTACATATAGCAATGAAATGATTCGTAAATATCAAAAAGAGAACCCTGAGAATGAAGTCATTCATATTTTCATGTCAGATGGAGATCCGACGGTTGGTATTAAAACGCATTCGGGATTGGGCGATATTGCGAAGATATCCACTTGTCCAACCATTTTCATTGGGTTCGGTAAAGAACATAATTGCCGATTATTGCGGTTTTTGAGTGATATAACTACAGGTGAATACCAAATAGTAGATGATTTTGAGCACACCACGGGTATTTTTGGTCAAGCAATTCACCCTTTTTTGTATCCGGTTCTCCGAAGACCAAGGATAGAGATTAGGAATGGTTGGATATATGATTGGCGGCGCGGAGAATGGGTATCGGGTATCAATGAATCTCTATATTCTAGTGAAGATCGTAAAATCTATCAGATAAAAACGGATTGTCCAACAGAAGTAGATGTGTTTTTATATGATGGTGACGAAGAAGAGGGTAGTGCTGAATTATTTGAAACGGTGGCTCTGCCAGAACTGATTGATATTGATAATAGTAATGCGACGAACGATGCTGGCGCCGATTTGCGTAAATACATGTTACGCCAAGAAACCCAACAATTACTACATAATTTGACGACTTATAAAAGCAAGGATGAAATCTCTTATAATAAGAGGGATCCAATGCTTTTGTATTTTGATCGGGGAATCAAAAAAATGCGAAAAGAGATGCGAAATTTATTTCGGCGCATTCGTGAATATATGAACGCCGAGAACTTGACGACCGATATTTTTTTGATTACATTATGTGATGATATTACTATTGCATATAAGACGATATATAATAAAGACGGTGATATGTATTCAGTGGCCAGACAGGCATCACAAGGCAGACAACAAACTATTTCGGTTACACCGCGTAGATTGGTTTATGAGAATGACCGTAGTAGAGATACGTATGATATTAGTGAAGATGATAATGATAATGATGATAAAACAAGAATGGACACGAATATATCATTATACATGCCGAGTGGAATGGATGCAACATGTTTTACAAGCCCTAGCTTGATGAACACACTGCGAAGTCTTTCTCATGATGATCATAAAGATGAATATGAATATGAAGATATCAATGAATAATAAATTCGGTTTGTGTAAATTTGCTGGGTTCGGTTCCAAGAGAGTCTCTTCTTCTCCATATATTTAATTTTGTTGTAATACCTTTATTGTCCGATCTACAGTCTAAATAGTACAAACCTACTAAATCATCACGTAATCTTACTGTGCACCATGTAGTAGTTTCTCCATTATGAATTGTGGTTCCTGTTAATCCACTGATGGTTGGTAATCGTCTTCTGATCAATCGTTGGATTATATTTTTATATTTTTCTGTGTCTATTTTTTTCACGATGTGAATGATCCCGTCGCTTCTTATGGCGATTCGGTCATCAAAAGATAATATATGTCGGACAATTTCGGTTGGTAAATGACGAGTGAGCGATTCAACTAGCATTGTTTTATGAAATGAAAAACACGGGGTATTATTTATTCAATTTTTGGGCGCATTGGTCTAAATATAATTCCGCGCATAAGGAATATAAACATAAAAACGCATGATTTCTATAAACAATGTCTATAGAAATCCCGAGCAATTTTCGGTCGGTCATTACTGATTTTACCGCCGATCTTACACTTACCTTTCCAGAGTATGCAGGGAAATGGGAGCAATGGAGAGAATCAGCAGGAATGCCTGAGGAAGAAGTAAGAAACCTGTTTGAATATTGTTTGCAGGTTTTCCCCGAGCGGTTCTTTGATATTTTGTATCAAAATGAGGATATTTTCAAGGCGGACTCGGCGGTGAATGTTTTATTCCTTCCTGGCATTGATTTCAAGACACTATTTTGCTGTGAGGGAGTCAGCGAGGCCACAAAGAAGACCATGTGGAAATATCTACAATTGATTTTGTTTTCGGTGATTGGTGGAATCAAGGACAAGAGTACTTTCGGTGAATCCATGAATCTTTTTAATGGAATTGATGAACAAGAACTACAAGGCAAATTGAAGGAAACAATGGAGAACCTGACACAGTTTTTCACGAATTCCATGGATGAAATGGAAGAAGGCGAAAAGCAAAGCGAAAAGCGAAACGAAAGTGAAAGTGAAAACCCCAATGAAGAGAACCCCTTTGAAAAGTTCTTCGCAGGTATGCCTTCCGGGGCCAAAATGGAAGGAATGCCCAACTTGGAGAATCTACAAGACCATTTGAAAGGGTTATTCAACGGCAAAATCGGTAGTCTTGCTAGAGAACTCGCGGAAGAAATCAGTGGTGATTTTAGTGACCTCATGGATGGAGAGCCTACGAGTACGGGCGATGTTTTGAAATCGCTCATGAAGAACCCCAAGAAGATAATGGATTTGATGAAAAAGGTGGGAACCAAGTTGGATAAGAAGATGTCAGAGGGCGATATTTCCCGTGAAGAGCTCATGAAAGAAGCAAGTGAGATGCTTTCCAAGATGAAGGACATGGGGGGAACGGAACAGTTCAATGAAATGTTTAAGAATTTGGCGAAAAATATGGGTGGTATGGGTAAGAATGCGAAGTTGGATACGAATGCGCTTACGCGAATGACGAAGCAGAATGCTACGCGTGAGAGACTATTGAAGAAACTAGAGGAAAAAAAGCAGGCACAAGCGCAACAAAATTATTTGATTCAGCAAACTAGCCAACCGGGTAATTATGTATTCAAAATGCCAGAGGAAGGCGAACAAGAGAAATCATATATTCATCCTGACTTGATTGCGGAGATGGAAGGTAAGAAGGAAAAGGGAGGAGGTGTGGCGGGAGGAGGTAAAAAGAAGAAGAAGAAGGGGAAGAAGTGAAGAAGGGGAAGAAGTGAAGAAGGGGAAGAAGTGAAGAAGGGGAAGAAGGGAAAGAAATAATCATAAGGAGTGCGTGAAAAATAAAACCGAAAAAAATATTATCAATTTCATAATATATAGATAGTATGAAATTGTTTAGTTATATCAACTTTCCCATTTTCATTACGAGTTTGATTCTCGGATTATTAGCAGTATACTTTACAACATCGGACAACAAGATCGTCTATGTGTATCCTACGCCAGAAAATGTCCAACACATTCAATATCGCGACAAAGCCGATAACTGTTTTTCTATAAAAGAAAATGAAGTGAGCTGCCCTGGTAATGAAAAAGATATTCAAAAAATCCCAGTACAACAATAATTTTCATCAAAAAACGTATAACTCATAAAAACCTTGTATTTGTTATTTTATCTAAGATTGTATATATCAGATTTATTTAGATAAATGAACGTGAAACGGTTATTAAATTCACCCCTTGGCAAAATCATCATATCCATTATTCTCGGATTAGGAATTGCAAGTTTATTTAGAAAAGTCTGTAATGATAAAAATTGTATTCATTTCAAAGGACCTATATTAACGAATATTGATGGTAAAATATACAAGCATGGAAAGAAGTGTTATGTGTATCATACCCATCCTACAAAATGCGATCCTGCGAAAAAAATAATTGATGTAGGCGATGTGCCAGAAATAAAAACATCGGACCTATTAATGGTGCCCCCTCATGCCTAAAAACATAAGACGCGTAGTATATGTATTGTTTTAATGGTTGAACAATACATATACACCCTTTAACATGGAACGCACTACACGTATTGCGGATTTACCTGATAATATAAGTTACGAATTAGTCCCACAACAACAGCAACAGTTCCAAGAGGGCCCAAATACACAATACATGCCCATGAATATTCACCCGAATCCCTACGGCATTTCCGCACAAAATCCGATTATGGGTTTACCCGAACAGTCTAGCCCAAGTATGCATAGAAATCAGGATCCACAGATGCAACAAATGCAGCAGATGCAGCAGATGCAGCAGATGCAGCAGATAGAATACTTTCAGCAACAGCAACAACAGATGCAGCAACAGCAACAACAACAAATGACTGAGCAACAAATGTACGAAATCCAAATGCAGCCACCCTCGCGACTACCATCTCGCGATATCCCTATTTCCACTACACAATACACCAATGATCCACAGGTTCATGCGAATTATATTCCCCCCTCCAATGTTTCTTCGGATTATGTGCAAGAAGCAACAAAGTTGACAGAGGAAAAAATCAAAAAGCATAAGCAGGAGAAACATCGCGAGAGCCGCTTTGACGAACTCATGACCGAGTTTCAAATCCCCATTTTGATATGCCTCTTGTATTTCATTTTCCAATTACCTGTGATAAATTCGGCGATTTTCAAAAGGTTCTCTCTTTTCGCGATTTATCATGCCGATGGTAATTTCAACATCTATGGATTGGTAATGAAGAGTCTATTATTTGGACTCGCGTTTTATTTTGTAACAAAAACGATTCACTTGATCAGTGAATTTTAATCTCTATTCGTGGACGAATGAAATTCGTCTGTGAAAGAGATAGCAGCTAACCACGTTTTTTTAAGCGAAGCGAAATCCATTTGGATTTTGCGAAGCTTAAAAAAACACGGATAGACCTTAATCTCTATTCGTGGGTAACCCGATTCTATTCATTCTGGTTTTTCAATCAGTATGAATACAATCTAAATAAAATATTTACTCTTTGTCGTATAATTCTTTCGTCGCCGAGAGAACCTTCGTTTAAAATACCGTTTTTTTTGAACTTTTTCTCCAGGTTCTCCCACCTCGCGATTCACCTTCCGTGTTTTCCGAAATTTCACCAATTCAGGATTCGGATTAGACGGATTGTATTTCAAAAACCACTTATGATATTCCAACGAATTCCGGTTTTGCGATAATTCCTTGAATTTCTCCGCCTTTTCCGAGCGAATATCATCCAACGAAGGCTGTTTTCCATAACAATTAATAGAGAACCTGGTCAGTAATCCCTTTTGTTCTAACCGATTCCGATGTTCCACATCAAACAGAAACTTCGCCATGCATAACAGCCGATTCTTCTGGAAATACGGCCGGTTCGCATAAATAAAAGCCAAATAGAAACTCAAAATGGTATCAATCGTCGCCACATTGATATCGCTATCACCTACTGTAATCGTATTGAAACTATGGCAACCGATCGGCGTGTAAACAAAGGCAACCGTCTCGCTTCCGACGCGAATATCATAATGATCGGGGATAATCTCACCAATGGCCGGGTGTTTCACAACACGCACATCGGAGAACCCGGCGGCTTTCAACCGATCCCGCGTAAATTCGGCGACCTTTATGGGTTCTTCGGAAAGAACATCAAAATCGGGGATTTTTTTAATCAGGGTTTTCTCATGCTCTGGCATGTATTCGGAATAAAGATTGACAGCATAACCACCGAAGAAAACGACGCCCTGATGAATAAATGAGTCACGAACCGTAAGATACAATTTCTCAGAAAGCTCTGTATTGGAATCCATCTTACGCTGAAATTCAGCCGACATACAATCTGTCCCAGGATTCATCGGATAATGCGTATTTAACAGGGTCAAACGCTTGAACACCTTCTCCCATCGCGACACATCACCTGCAGGTCTGGATAGTTCCAAGAACATACTCATTCGTAAGAAATCGGGAGAACAATAATGCATTCGGTCAATAATAACCGCCTCTTTCATAACCGAATTAAAAATGGTGGGATCCAAATAGGTGATATCAGCAATAGGAATGAAATTCACAAAGACCTTATAGGTGCCAAAATGCACACCCGACTTTGCCTCTACATCTTTATAGCCCCGCTTGAAATAAATATCGGCTAATTCAAGCGCGTCCGAAAAGGCATTTTTACTATAAAAGTCATAATCGGGAAGTTCTTCGTCGTAATCGTAGAATTGCGCACTTTTGGGTAAAATATTATTGATGGCAGTGCCGCCGTATAAAAGCATCCGTTTTGTACGAATAAAATCCTCCACAATGGCTAAAATGTCTTTGACATCTTGATTCGTATAGACTTTCGCTGCGTATTTTATACCGGATTCATCCACGGCATGTCGTAATACGGCAATTTCGCATTCTTCAAATGTCATGGAATCATCACATAAATCCGTTTTGTATTTTCCCTTTTTCACCTGTTTTTTTGCGGCGGGCATAATTCCTTCTACTTTCTATTGAGATTTTTATATATTTTCCTCCTCCGCCTTTTTATTAAAATACCGAAGGGCTTTGGACATAGGGACAAAAGCGAATTTATTGTCGCTAAAGAATTGCTCACAATCTTCTAGGCCGGAATCATCATGATAATATTGATATGCGATAATCTGACATCCATGGTTTACTATGAATTCGCGAATCGTCGGATTGGGAACCGATATATTTGGTCCCGGACTCACGAATCGCATTGACGTTACATTTGTACTTACATTATCATTCATGATATATGGTGGGTTATTACATTCGCCCAAAACGGTTGTGTAATCATTTGTTCTCAGAAACTCGTTGCCGTTATTCATGTTTACGTATCTTTTCAAGTCATAACAGCTTAGAATTGATGAAGAATCATTACCAGTCGTCATTTGTGTAGGACTCGTTGTATTGTCTGTAGGTAAGATTAGGTTGAACACGGATCTTATTAAAGAATCAAATATTTCGTCCTGTTGTTGTGGGGGAAACGATAAAAAAGAGCCTAACCTATCTTTTAAATACTTAAGGAATTTTTTTGAATCGGTTTCACTTTTGGTATAAAAGGTATAAAGAAACATGGCATTTGCATTAAACTTTCGGTTCTCCAATGCATACATAATACCTTCTATATTTCTGTTCATGATTTGTCTAATATTATTATCTTCTTGTTGTTGCTTCAGATATTCAATTATAGGACCATTAGGAAATTGTGATAAAAAGTTATTTATTTCGTCATCTAAAATCTGTGTCGTGAACCCTTCTTTCACTTTCATTTGACTTGTTTCATCATTATATTTATTAATCGCCGCAGTATTTACTGAATTACACGTAGTATCAGCGTCATATTGATCATTTGTGAAAATGTCCGCCACGATGATTACTCTCCCCATGATGTCTTTTAATAATGTATTTCTATCAACAATAACTGCACTTCCGGACGCGTTGTTTTTATAAAATCGTGATATTTGTGAGTTACTAGGAAATAGAGAATCCAGAACCTTGGCGACTTCTCTATAGAGTGTTACATAGACATTATGATCCATGGCTTTGATACGGAGTTGAATAAAAAGTGGGTCAGCTTTTGTTGGTGACGATGTAAACGCTGTCACAATTGCTCGGTCAAGAATAATTTTAAGTGGAACATAGTTGGATGTAGTGATAGAAGTATAACTTGCATCTGTACTATAAGCCACTACTGGAAGTCTATTGACAAAATATACTTCAAAATCAATGAATCTGCATCCTCGTGTGAGTACCTTATCTAACATATCTAGACTAATTGTGTTATCACGGTCTAGTGCAGTATTATATGAAGCTTTGATACAATATTGATGCAAAGGAAGAGTATTTACAGTAGTGTTTAGTGCTAAAATATTATTCGGGGTCATGAACCCTTCATTGAAGGAATCCATCATCTCCAATCGGCGTTTATAGAGATAAAACAATACTACGGAAAAAATGATAATGATAATAGCCAATAATATTTTTTTAAAAAAATTCATTTAAAATATACACGGAAAAGAATATAATAATATTATATAAATATATCATTCATAAAATTCAATGCCAGGCGGATTACTAAATATAATTTCTGAAGGGAATAATAGTGTCATTTTAACTGGAAATCCGAGTAAAACATTTTTCAAAGTCACCTATTCCAAATATAGTAATTTTGGATTACAAAAATTTCGCATTGATTATGAAGGTTCTCGTGATTTACGATTGACAGAACCATCCACCTTCACGTTTAGAGTTCCGCGATATGCCGAGTTACTTATGGACACGTATCTGGTATTAACAATACCTGACATTTGGAGTCCATTACATCACCCAACTAACGATACGAATCAGAGATGGGTTCCTTATGAGTTTCGCTGGATTCGTAATCTTGGAACACATATTGTAAAGGAAATAGAAATTATGTGTGGTTCTCAGACTTTACAAAAATATTCGGGGGAATATTTGGCTGCAATGGTGGAGCGCGATTTTAGTGCCGAAAAAAAAGAATTATTCAACCGGATGACGGGAAATATTCCCGAATTTTACGAACCCGAAGATTCGCTGGGTCGCATTAATACATATCCCAATGCATATTATACAAAAAACTCGGTAGGCGCAGAGCCATCCATAAGAGGACGGGATATTTATATACCTATTAATACTTGGTTTACATTGGATGCACGATGCGCATTTCCGCTGATTGCATTACAATATAACGACTTGTATATTAACGTAACATTGCGACCCATCCAAGAGTTGTTTCAGATTCGTGATGTATATAACTATTCGCAATTATATCCCTATATACAGCCCGATTTCAATAAGACACAATTTCAAATGTATCGGTTTTTACAGACACCACCAGCGGTTCAATTGACTCCTGCAAATTACGGTAATCAAGTTTCAGTATGGAATGCGGATATACATCTTCTATCCACCTATTGCTTCCTTTCCAAAGACGAAGCGAGTAAATTCGCATTGGAAGATCAGGTGTATTTAGTGAAAGACGTATTTCAGCATAAATTTGAAAATGTAACGGGCGCACGAAAATTACGACTCTATTCAAGTGGAATGGTAGCTAGTTGGATGTGGTTTTTACAACGTAATGATGTAAACCTGAGAAATGAATGGTCTAATTACACGAACTGGCCGTATCGTACCATTCCTGGAGATTTACAATTGGCGCCGCAGGATAATTCATTGGATACGACCTATGCTCGCGGGCCATTTAATGATCCAAAAGATGGTGTCAATACGGGTATTTATATTACGGGGGATTTCAATGCAGATAATGAACGGAATATTTTACAAACACTGGGAATCTTATTAAACGGAGAATATCGCGAAAACTTGATGACGCATGGTGTGTATGAATATGTTGAGAAATATGTGAGAACAAAGGGTTCAGCAAAAGACGGATTGTATTGTTATAATTTCTGCTTGAATACGAGCCCTTTTGAATATCAGCCATCGGGTGCTATCAATTTAAGTAAATTCCGGTCTATAGAACTAGAGCTAACGACTTATGTTCCGACGATAGATCCATTAAATTCGGCCTTTGATATCGTGTGTGATGGTTCTGGAAATACACTTGGTGTAAGAAAAAACAATTGGCGGCTCTACGAATATAACTATAATATGACTCTCTTTGAAGAGCGTTACAATGTACTATCGTTTATTGGTGGTAATTGTGGAATGTTATATGCGCGATAAACTATCACAGATTTTATATCATAATATTATAATTACCATAATATTATGAATAATAACAGCGGTGAAACAAAATGGAAAAAATGTGCATTTAGAAAAAAACGGTCAAATATCACTTCAGATGATTACGAGATTCAATTAATGAACACTAAGATTAGGAATGTGAAAAAAAAGGCGACAAATTATAAAAATGTACCAGAACTCAACGATGTCTATGAAATGCCGTACGCAGAAACCATGGTAGAAGGTTTCTTAGACAATCCCGAGAGTAATAATAATTTTACTTCTATTGATGAATGTATTAGGAACGGTGATCCGGCTAAATGTGATTATGAAGGAATTATTTATCCTGACAAATCTACTGCGATCAAGTTTAATACATCCTTAATCCGTGGTATCAATAGTTTTTTCCAGAATTTTGAAAGTATTAATATGAAAATTGCTAAATATACATACACTGCATTTTCCGGTGCCCAAAATGTGATAAGGCATGGTTACGATTATAAAATGGATATTTTTCTCAAGGATATTTCCTATTATGATATTGAACTTGCTACTGAAAGCACTTCTGATGCGGCGAATCCTTCAAACAATCCAATGATTAGCGATTTCAATAAACGCAAGGATAAAAGTGAGGAATACGACAGATTTGTATGTAGACGTTTGGCCGAGGATATAAAACAGGCGATTGATAATAAAATAAATAATAAATCGTTTTCATTGAAATATATACCACAGGATTTGCATAATTCTGATCCGAATGAAGATCTGAATTTGGCAAAATACATTCACGACGTTATACTGATAAAGGACTACTTTGGTATTTTTGAGGCAGAGATTTTATGTGTATGGTGCCTTTATAATTTGTATTTTTTCATATACAAGGGCAAGGATATGCCGGAAATTTCACGAATGGGGCTATTTCTAAAAACATTGGAAAATCACTATCTATTTGTCATAGAATTTGTATTCAGTACAACCCTCGCTTTTCCCGAAATACTTACGAATATAAAAAAAAAAATGAGAGAATTGGCTGAATACAAAGACGCTGTTCTAACAAATGATTTTAGAATTTTGAAAAATATTATATCCAATAAGGCATCCATCATGATAATTCTATTCGTCTTTCTTTTACTTTTCTTAGCAACAATCGGAAAATTCATGAAGGGCTTTCTTTTAAAAATCGCGTTATTTGATATCTCTGCTCTTGTAGGCGCGACTGGCATTTCGGTTGGAATTTGTTACGCAATTGCACTTTTAGCATACATCTTTTATATACCCGATTTAGTTAAAGAAGGTAAGGCGGGCACATTGAAAGTAATGGGATATTTCTTTGGTTACATGGAATCATCATTAAAACTGGGACCAATAGGACTCGTCTTATTTGCTTTACTTATGATTTTTCATTTTGTAATCAATATAGTAATCGCCGTACCATTAGGGATGATTATTACCGTATTGTACTTTTTGTTCTGTATATTTGCAGGAATATTTTACTTGGCCGATCTTACTGCGTTTGCAAGAATTGATAAAGAGATTGATTCGGATTTGGAGTTTGAAATTAATCGGGCGAAAGAGAAAAGTACAGAGGTGGGACATAGTATATGGAGTAATATTTATTATATCATTTTACTCATAATAAAGTTCATCTATAATATGAAACATTCTATTGCACTAATCATTATTTGCTCCATTGTATTGAATGATATTCAAAAAAATGCTTCAAATGTGGCGGTTTGTAATTATATTTTTATGCCCATTTTGATAATAGCCATTATTATGTTTTGTTATATGACTGGGACGGTTTATGCAAAAAAGATAGTTGATTCACTTAAGGGGTTTGTTACTACTGCTGCTCCTGTTGCGACTTCTTCTCCTGTTGCAACTTCTTCTCCTATTGGGACTTCTTCTCCTATTGGGACTTCTTCTCCTGTTTCTGCTCCTTCAGGTACTTCCATTGCAGAAGGTATAACAAATCTTACTTCTTCCTTAAATCCAACACCACTTGCAGGTCCGAATACTACAGATAAAGGTAATCTGAGTACATTAATTGGAGATGCGTCAAAGTCACCGTCATCTGTGTTAAAAGGAATCAGCGGATTATTTGGGAAAAAGGTCTAAGGAAACGTGAGTGGGATTGTTTTTTTCTTCCAAAAATGAACAAAAATAACCTGTCGGTTCTCGGGTTCAATAACCAAAGCATGATCATCCTGATGAATTTCAGAGAACAATTTGATTTTGTAGTTTTCTTTTTGTATTTCATCTGATACAACAATGGTATACATTTGTTTGACACATAAATAATAGTCGCGGGTTAGATCCACCGGATCAATCTCATATAAATGTTTCAGGGCCAAATACACAATTTTGTTATTCGGCTGAGAACCCAAGATTCCTTGGAAAATAGTACCCGGAAATGCCGATAATACGGAAAAGAAATCATGGTTCTCCAAAACCGTTGTAATATCATCATAAACCATCGCGTCGCTATCTATGAATATGCCGCCCCGTTTATATAAATAATAATAACGGAATAGATCGGCCTTGTGTGCACCATCATGGAACCGATTGAAAATATCTACCATTTTTGAGAACTCGGCGTCCGGGTTCTCAAGAAAAAAGGCGATGCATCCCGCGTCATCATAGAATTCGTAGGCGAATCCCGGACATCTAGAAAGGAACATTTCTCGTAAATGTTCGGCCAGAGGTTCTCTCGCTGTTTGAAAGATTACTTTAGGTATCATTCCTTCGTCTATGCAAATTACTATAAATCATATTTTTATATTGATACAAATCCGTTATAATCAACATAAAAAAGTCTTCGCATAAATAAAAATACAGATATTTCGCAAAATGTCAAAGAATAAGAAAAAGGTGGAATATCGTCCATTCGTCAGCGTATGTACTCCCACATATAACCGTCGCCCCTTCATTGAAAACATGTTACGCTGTTTTCGTAATCAAGATTATCCAAAAAACCGCATGGAGTGGATTATCGTAGATGACGGAACAGATAAAATCAAAGATTTGATTGATAAGGCGAATATTCCTCAAATCAAGTATTTTTCCATAGATAAGAAAATGACATTAGGTGCAAAGCGTAACCTAATACATAAGCATGTAAAGGGTACGATTATTGTTTATATGGATGACGATGATTATTATCCACCCGATAGGGTTTCCCATGCAGTGGAACGCCTTGAATCCAATAAAACAGCCATGTGTGCGGGTGCAAGTGAGATTTATATCTATTTTAAATCGCTGAATCGCATGGTTCAGTGTGGCCCTTATGGACCGAATCATGCAACGGCGGGAACTTTTGCGTTTCGCACAGAATTATTGAAATCAACACAATATGAAGATGAGGCCGCATTGGCTGAGGAGCGGGCTTTTTTGAAGGAGTACACTGTTCCATTTGTCCAATTGGATCCTCTAAAAACCATCCTGGTATTTTCCCATGAACACAATACATTTGATAAGAGAAAAATGTTGGATAATCCCCACCCGGATTATTTGAAGACTTCCAATAAGACAGTGGATACGTTTATTCATCGTGCAAACGAAGGGCCCATTAAGGATTTTTTTATGAATCAGATTGATAAACTTTTGGAGAACTATGAGCCCGGGCTACCGAAAATGAAACCCGATGTGTTGGAACAAATCAAAAAAATAGAAGCAGAGCGTGCAGAGATTTTGAAGAAAGCACAGGCCCAACATCAAGCAGTCATTTTACATCAGCCAGGAAAAGATCCAGTAGAATTATCTTCGGAAGATATTGTGAAATTGATTCAACAGCAACAGCAGGGACTTCAACAGCAACAGCAGGGACTACAAGAGCAACAGCAGCTACTTCAACAGCAATATCAGACAATCAGTGAGATGCAAAATCTTCTACAACAGACACAAATGACAATGAATATATTATCAGCCGAAAATTCGGTGTTGAAACACCAGATATCATCACATAGTGAAGTTGAGAATGCAAATAGAGAACTTGAGAATGCAAATAGAGAACTTGAGCAGTTACAAGAATTGGTAATACAATTACAAACCCAACTTATTGAGAAGACGCAAGAGAATAAGAACTTGATTGCCACAAAAGAGGAGGAATTCCAGAAGGTTAGCGACGAGATGCGGGAAACAATAAACAGATTACAGATGGAACTTGAAAGAGAAAAGATGCGAAGTGTGGAGCCCGCACCACTTCCATTAACAACGCCAATTATTTCAGTTCCGTCAAAAACAGAGCCGGAAGTGAAAATTTTTGTCAATGAATAGCCTAGTGTGGCCGATTTCTCTAGTTGTTGTATGATATACCCTGATGACGGGTAACCGCGCATATTTTTTCCACTATTTTTTTATGATATTTTCGGTACATTTCTTCCGAAAATCCCATGATTTCACATACCTCACGTATGGTCCTTATTTTTTTCAGTGTTTCTAAGTTGTATCGGTAATACATCATCTCTCGCTCTATTGGGGTCAATATCAGCGGATCGTGGACAATCGCGTAGATTTCGCGAAATCCTTCGTCTATGGATGGAGGCGTAATTCGCTTTTCTTCCTTTCCGTTCTCTAATAAATATTTGTATCTCCGCTGTTTTGTTGAAACGGTAATACCCTTGTAAATTTCTTGTTTCATATAAGGTGTTGCATAATGGGTAAGGGTAGAACAATCACCATTAAATCGGTTCAGTGCCTTGTAAAAACCATGGCACATATCTTGATACAACTCGTCATGTGCATATGCTCTGAATGTCCGCTTATGAATACTATTATAGTATGTAAAGGTAATCAATGCTGGATTTTTTTCAAGAAATGCATCACATTCTTTCCTTATCCATGGTAAATAATGTAAGAACACCACGTGTTTCACTTTTTCACGGATTGGTTTAGGTGTCCGATGATTTCCTATAATATTCTTCACCATTTGTTGTTGCGTCGGGGTTAGATAACCCGATACAACATTCGTTATGGCAAAAAATGCCACGAATTGTAAAACTAGAAACTTCATTATGATATATCATATACTGTAGTTATCTTTATACCAAATGAACAAAAGCATGATTCGTATAACCATCCAAAAATTTCGTCATCGTTGCCTCTTCTATCTCCTTGTTCTCTAACATATCTTTAAAGTGTCCCTGTATTTCTTCCACTATAGGTTTACGGCCATACATATTGGTAAAACTAGTTACATACTCATCAATCTTTTTCGTTTGCTCCTTGTGCCGATTGGCGATTTCTACGACGCTTTTATGAAAACTATTTACAAAATCCTTCTTCTTATTCAGTTTATCCAATTCTTTCTGTGCGTCTTCTTGTTCCTTTTGGCGAATCGCGGTTTCTTTACTCAAGAGTTCCATCTCCTTGTTTTTTAAGAACTCGGTTTCCTTTTGACGGATCGCATTCTCCTTATTCATAAGTTCCAGTTCCTTATTTTTCAAATATTCACTTTCTGCTATATTCCCCGCTTCCAGATCAATCTCATCAGAGGAATCAACAAGTTTTGACGCATCTTCTTGTATCTGTTTATACCACGGATGGCGGTATTCATTCGCGCTGATAATGACATTACAAATATCGGGCTTCTTCAAATTTTCAAAATATTCACGCTCGGGGGAACCATCCTTTCCCTTCAACGTGTTTGTAAATTCCGCGATAATTCGCGGATGTATTGATGGGCTCGTCTCCATGAGACGGTCAAACTCTTGACGGCATGATTTGATGAAATGCCCTGCATCGGTTCTCTCATTTTTCGCCTTTGCCAACTCAATACGAATATTTCTTGCGAATTTGTCCCATGAGATCGCGGCGACCCTATGTGCCTCATTCAGCTCCGAGATTTTCAAATACTGTTGTACCGTGGTCAATATACCTATGAATATATTTAGTGCACCGATTACCATAGGTGAAAACGATTGGAAATTGACAGGAAGACTTGCTTGTGCGAATGACGCCGTCCCACTGATCGTTGATAGAGTAATAGCAGGGATGGTAAACCATGCATGCAGTGTAGAATAACGTGAATGTGAACGCGCGTTCATCCATTTATAACATTGGGCCACATCGCACCATTCCACCATAATCATTTCATTCTCAGGCGACCATTCAATGAACTTGCTGGGTTTAGAATTCGTATTGTTTGCATTCGTTTGGCTACTCGTTGCATCGCCCCCCGGTTCGCTTGTATTTTTTTTCGTATCAGAGTTAGAAGCCGAATCAGACTTATCCATGTTTTTATTCTATAATATATATTCAAGGAAGATAAAGATGTCTTACTATAATATAATAACAAACACAAAATGCGTTTTGTTTCTACCTTTACTCTTTTGGTTACATTTTTACTAAATGTTTCCGCAACGGATACTGCATTCCGTAGTCGTTTTTTTAAGTGGATGGATGACTTCCGTATTACTATAGGTTCTCATACTACTTTAGAACAAGTTCTTATGAACTGGATTACCAATGATAAATACATTGAAGAGCATAATGCTAAGAATCTCTCCTATTCTCTCGGACATAACCACTTGTCGGGGATGAATACAAGCGAATACCGCGACTACCTCGGATTCTCGCAGGACTTTCAGAGTGTTGTTCCGCGCTATTCATTTCCCAACCCTTTTTCCAAGAGTTCGGCCAAAGCCCCTGCTTCCATCAATTGGGTAGAAAAAGGCGCAGTGACTCCCGTCAAGGATCAGGGCCAGTGCGGTTCTTGCTGGTCATTCTCTACAACGGGTGCTCTAGAGGGTATTTATGCGATTATTACTGGTGAACTCACCTCTTTTTCTGAGCAACAGCTCGTGGATTGTGATACTTTACGTAATGGTGGTCGCGACCATGGTTGCAATGGTGGCCTAATGGATAATGCATTTGACTGGATTTCTTCCAATGGGGGTCTCTGCACCGAGGCTGAATATCCTTATGTTTCAGGGACGACTAAGAAGGCGGGTACATGCGTAGAATCATGTACCAATGTTAAGGAAAGCCAAACAGCAGGTTTTGTTGATGTCACTCCCAGTTCCGATGCCGATTTTGTTCTGGCGCTTTCCAAACAACCCATTTCCGTTGCCATTGAGGCCGATCAGAAGGATTTCCAGCTTTACAAGTCAGGAGTTTTCACTGGCGCATGTGGAACCAAGTTGGATCATGGTGTCTTGGCTGTTGGATACACCGCCGATTATTATATTGTGAAGAATTCGTGGTCAACTTCTTGGGGCGACGGAGGATATATTCATTTGGCAAGGGGTGATAAATACAATAATGGTGATGGTCAGTGTGGTATTCTTATGCAGGCCAGCTATCCCATTCTATAATGTCTATCTGCGTTTTTACATCATGATATTTTATGATGCAAAAAAATCTAGATTTCGGTGAATTGCTCTCCGTTGCGAATGCACCAAAGAGGCTGTTGGTTCTCAAAAAAATAGATGGATAAATAATTATCTATCTGATTATCATCTTTATTGGCTGAAATGGATTTGATTTTACGAAGGGGCGTCGTTTTATTCAAAATATACAGAGGTTCTCCAACAAAAACCGCGAATCGTTTCACTAGTTCATTTTCCACCAATGGATACATGGAAAAAATGAAGGCATCACCGAAAACATCGTGTTCTGTGCTATTTCGCACCAGCGATTTGGAGTTATTCTTCATTTCATTGGAAGAATAGGCGATATTCCGATATTCTAGATCGCGTTCTCCTAAAGGTGCATCAGAATCTGCTATTTCACATAAATAGAGACAAATGGGTAGAGATACTCTATCGTCCGCATTATTCGTCAAGGATATTAAAACAGGATGTAGATGGAACAATGTAAAAACGGTGTTATCTACCTCGGTACCGAGGACTTTTCGTTCGTTGAGGATTTCATCCATAATGGCCCAGCGTTGTTTTTCCGTAACCAAATTAAGATCAATATGTGTCATATCATAAAAAACAAACAGGCAATCCTCTTTGGACCCTTTGTCTTCATTTTCCAAGAATCCACAATAGCTCGTTCTCACAGAATCGGTTGCGGAAACTTGGCTCATTATTTTTTCGTCACATCGGGTTTCAAATAATTCCTTTATTTTATCGGGTTCATTCGGAATATCGGATTCTTCTAGAATGACACTTGGAAAATGGTATTTCGCCGACTGGTTTTTTTCCATCAGGTATTCCAAAAAGGGTTCTTTGCATAAATCATTCACTTGAAACACACAGAAATAAAGGGTCCATTTTCTGGGCTTTCCCTTTCCAATAACAGCTGCAATATCATTTTGAAGTTGCTTGTTATCATGTAAATAAAAGTATTCATGGGAATCAATCATATAGGTTTTTTCCGCTTGTATAAATGAGGAAGGAACGTTTAGAGTAACCATCTCTCTAGTTTTGGGAACCATTTCGTCTACAGTTTCTTTTTCTTCGGGGTTGGGTAGGATAGATAGAACGGCATTCCCCACTTTTTTCAAAGATTTAGTAACAGTATCGTTCGGGTTCTCTGCCTTTTCTATTTTGTCGTCGGATTTCTTTACTATTTCATCAAAATGGTTCAGAATAGCGGCCTTTTTACTTAATATGTCTAATGGTGATGGCATTATGATTCTGTTTCCTATATATTTTTACAAGGATAAAAAAGAAGGATAATACACCAATCCTTATATTTTACTAGTTTTCAATCTCTATTCGTCAACGGATAGACCTCAATAAATACAGATATTGTAATCATAGTTCTCCAATTCCAAAGTTGTTTAGAAAAAATCTAGTCACTTTTATATAGATACGAGTCTCATGGAACGTGGTCTTACAATGCTTGTTCATGCGATTCTTATTTCCATATTATTGTATTTTATTATGATCTATGGATTTCAGCAGAAATCGGAAATGGCGGAGGACCGTAGCATTATTATAGGCGCAATTATTCTTATTTACATGGTACTCTTTGGACACGGATTACCGGGGAAAATAAACAAGAACATCTCTGGATAGATGATCATGGCAAATATATTTTTATGGTCTATATCTTTTCGTGAATATATTTATTCACGAAAAGAAATTAAAGATTTATCCTGTTAAAGAATAACCACAAAGCGAGACAGTGATTTATTGAAAACATTCTTTTCAAGAAATATGTACGAAGGAGACCCATACAACCCGGCGAGCGAGCCATCCGAATCGGAATATGATACGGCAACCATTATATCCGATATAACCAACGATAAACAGAAGCAGCGAAATGCACTGTTGGAGTCTTATCGTTCAATGGATAAGGGATATTACAAAATAAAGAGGTTGATTGACGGAAAACTCAAAGCCGTGGAGGTTTATTCAACTCCCACTACTCCGGGCGCTGTTATCCGTGATGCAATTCATGGTGGTCTATTTCTTCAATCCAAAGTGGGTTCCGCACATGAGGACCTTTTTTATAAGGTGCGAATGGCCACAGTAACACCGAATATCCCAGGTGATTCCGTTACTCTGTTTTTTGATAACCCTGAACAATGCGAAAGACACTTGGGGCTTACAATTGGACAGGCTACGAAGGAACTATGGAAAAACAATAACCATGCAGCACGTTTTGGCAAGGGAATCTAAAAAAGGAACAATAAAAACAATAAGAAAAAGGCAATAAAAACATCTGTATAGATAAAATAGAAACATTATGTTGTGTTCTATTTTATCGGTTTTTTTGATTTTAATACCACAGGATACAAGTCATTTACATAACAAAATAAATCAGGGAATATCAGTCGTTTATCAAAAAACAAAAAATGCCGTATTTCCATTTAGGATACGAAATATTTCACAATCGGATTATCCACATGAATTTTCTCCCGAAGCAAGCACATATGATATTACGAGGCTGCATCACCAAATGCGATTATTGAAATATTTAGAAAACCCACATATTGGAGAAGTGGATAAACTCCGTGAAATAGAAGAAATGCCAGACTTATTGAACAACAATTCAAAATATTTGACAAATTTATTTGCCGGGGGGTTATTACGTGATTGGTAGATATATCCATTGTAACATGTATCCAAAATAAAATATAGGTTTATAATAAAATGTATGAAGATGTTGGTCTTTCCCTTACGGGATATTTTTTCGTTGGCATAACCACATTTATATTAGCATATGTAACTATAAACGATACGTCAATTATAGATAAAGCGCCTGATAATAGTTCAAGTAAACAAGTTTCTATGATACCCGAAGCCATCGCGAAACCAATATCCGATATGACATCATCGCTTCCATCTGTCTCGGATGTGACATCATCAGTTGCCTCACTGAATCCATTCAATAAAGAACAAAAGGTAAGTGGTGGTAAAAAACGGGGAAGGAAAACTAAAAGACGACGATAAGCAACCTCGTTGAATTTTATTCATTATTATTATAGACATAATGATAATGAACATTGTATGGAATTTATTACAAACATTTTTCAAAAAACAGGTCAATTTGAGCTGGATCGGCACCGACAACCGTCATATCCGGAATATAATTCAGATTACCAGAGATATAGCATAGAATAGCAGGAACGCCATTGACCCGACGCTTTGTTTTCAAGAAGGCATAGATTTCAAAAGATTCATCAATATCAATGACGCAACATTGAACAGTGGCTGGCATTTTATCCATCCAATCATGAACTTGCTTTTCAATCTTTTTACATGGCCCACACCATTCGGCGCCGAATTTTATAATCAATTTACCCGGATTGTTCGCCAAGAGCTCACCAAAATGTTGTGTGTTACGAATCTCGGTTATTATTGGAAGCGTTGATGACATGCTTGATGTTTTATATATTTTACCAGTGGTTATTTTTATACCCATTTTACGAAAACGATTGTATTTTTGTGTAGCCAATATATATATAATCTAGATGTCAAATCCCAAGATTCATTATATCAGTTTTTATTCCGAAGGAGAACCCTATGATAAAGGATTAAATTTATCAAATTCAAAGCAAATATTGACAGACTCTTTGAACGGCACGGATATGACGTATTCTTTTTATTCCCCCCGCATTCTGAAAGAAATGGGCTACGGCGAATTCGTTAAGGAACATGAAAATGCGGGTCTCGTATCTGCAAACCCAAATATGAATTATGTGGGGTTTTGTGCATGGAAGCCTTTAATCATGTTATTAGAATTGGAAAAAATGCAGGATGGAGATATTTTAGTATACAGGGACAGCAACTGTGAAAAATGGCCCCAATTGAAGGATTTTGATCATTTTGATGAGAAAGTAAATGAAGTAATAGAAAAAGCCAATTTTGATTTTTTTATGCCAACGGATGGTAATAACGTGGGCTCTTTTTGTAAAAGCAATGTAATCCGAGATTTGGCGATTGACGTAGAGTTTACTAGAAAATCACCTTTATTGATTGCTTATATTGCCATTTGTAGAAAATCTCCCACATCTATTGCAATATTAGAAGAATGGAAAAGCGGTTGTTTAGTAGACGAACATATAAACGGAGAGCAATATGGAGAACTATTTCCGGAATTTAGATGGTACACCCCAGAGCAAGGAATTTTGTCTGTCATCATTTCCAATTACATATATACTGGTAAATATAACATTCCTAAAAACTATCCAAATATCATTCTGGAAGATAGAGAAATAGGAAAAATAATAATAATAGAACCCAAAGAAAATATAACCGAAAATTTCAGTGAATTTCGTGAATCCTTATGGAATGAATATTTCCCTTATATGATTCTTTTGTTTATTGTTTTGTTTGTCGTTTTTTTCGTATTTCGTAAAGAGGTTCTCAAACAACTAAGAGGAGTTTTCCGAAAATGAATCAAAAACCTCAGTATGGTATTCACCCCGTTTTATTTTCGGCGGAATTATTATTATAGATAGTAGATCAAGATGTCCTCCTCCCAGCAAAACCATAATTTAAACATTCAAACCTATTCATTTGCCGAAATTTTAGCCCTTTTTAATCTATCCTACGACATTTCTTTGGAGGATATGAAACGAGCCAAAAAACAGGTTCTCATGATACATCCAGACAAATCCCGACTCCCGGCCGATTATTTCCTCTTTTATAAGAGGGCATTTGAACAAGTCGTGCAATATTTTGAGAACCAACAGAAAATCAGCAAAACACCCACCGAAGAAAATACAAAATACAAGGTCCCCGTACCAGATATTAATAAGAACAATTCCCGACATATTACCACGAAAATCAATGAAATGGACAAGGAGGTATTCCATACCAAATTCAACCAATTATTTGAAGATAACATGATGAATCGGCCAAATCCACAAAAGAACGAATGGTTCTCTGGACCCGAACCCGAACATGCATTTACGGAAAAGGTCCAATCGGCTGGTGGAATTACTGCAGCGTTTGATCAAATGAAAGAGCGCAATGCGGCGCTCATCGTGCATCGGGGAATCCAAGAAATGCGAGGAAATCATGGTGGAAGTTCTCTCTATGATGGGGAAGGAGAAGAAGACGATGGAGTCTATATCACATCGGACCCTTTTAGTAAATTGAAATACGACGATTTACGAAAAGTTCATAAAGACCAGACTATTTTTGCAGTAAGTGAGAGGGATATTAACAAGGTCCAACAATATGGTTCGGTGGATCAATACCAACGCGCCAGGGGTGGACAGAATTTGACACCCCTTCAAAAAACCGACGCTGAACGGATACTGGAACAGAGAGAAAAAGAGGTACAACAGCGGATGGCGAATCTTCAACATCGGGCGAATTTAAAAAGCATGGAATATGCCGAAAAAAACAAACAGGTTCTCTCCTCCTTTTTATTTTTGGAAGGGAAATAGGGGGAATTATCGTCTACGAGTTCGTCGTCGGTGATTTTTCCTTTTCTTTTTCGTTTTACGGCCACCTTTGCTACCTTTACTATTTACTATTTCCAATTTTCCACTGTCTAATAGTTCTCTAACAATTTCTGAACAAGTTTTACCAGAATAGTCATTTTCAATTTCTGAAAGTAGTGAATCTTCGGACAAACCTTTTTGGGTTTCCAATGTTCCACTCTTTAATAGTTGTTCAACAATTTTTAAACAAGTTTTACCATGATACTTATTTTCAATTTCTAAAAGTACTGCATCTTTGAGCGAACCTTTTTGGTTACCGGTTGAAGAATGGGCACCTGGACGAAATGAAATGAATTCATAGTGATATTCACCAATATTAACCATACAAATTCTATTCTGTAAATCTGCGAGAATTTGTGGTAAACCGTTACTATTTGACTCATTATAATCATTGAAAACTGATAACAAAATACCACATTCATTCAATGACTCTCGTACAATTGCAAGTTCCAGTTCACAAACATATGTCTGTTCCCCTCTTTCTTTATGCAATATTTGTTGTTTGTAGTCAGATATCATTTTTTCAGGGTTTGTTTCTCTTTTTAACTTTTGAATATTATTATATGAAAAAATTTCCCGTAATTGACGTGAAAATGTGGAAATATATTCTTTAAACGAATCAGAATCTAAAGTTTTAAGAATCTCTATTAAACGTGTAATTGCTTCATCAGAATTTTGAGATATGAATTCACGCATAAATTTTGCAAAACCAGCATCGGTTGAACAACTGTATGATTCATTACGGAGTTTCGGCTTAATATGAAAACAATATTTATCAAGTAATTTTCTTTCTTTTAGTCCTTGGTGTAATGCCAAAAAAAAACAATCACCATTACCAGCATTATATATTACATTCTTTTCATTAATATTAGCATATTCAAATTCGTTTTTTTCTAAAAACTCCTTTAATTCTTTTAAACGAAATTGTGAAATTATTGTTTTTTCTCTCTTACCAAATTTTTGTTTAGTTTGAAAAATTTTATATGATTCTTCAATCGTTATTGCAGCTGGAGTATTAGCAATCGTGTCACTTTGAGGGAACCCTCTACGCGCTCTATCTTCTAATCGTTGCAATTCAATCAGTTCATCATGATCAATCACTTGTGATTTGGTTGTGGACGCCGATTCGGGGTTACCCAACTTAGATGAGGATGATGATTGAGGATTCACTGGAGGTTGAGTTATTTGCCGCGTTATACTGTTGAGATATTCGGAAAAATTGGTTGTGGACGCCGAATTGGGGTTACCCAACTTAGATGAGGATGATGAGGATTCTTGAATCAATGGAGTTAGAGTCTTATGTCGCGCTCGCCTGCCGAAAATTTCGGAAAAATTGGTTGTGGACGCCGAATTGGGGTTACCCAACTTAGATGAGGATGATGAGGATTCTTGAATCAATGGAGTTAGAGTCTTATGTCGCGTTCGCTTGTCGTAATTTTTGGGGTTTGACATTGACCGAGGTGTCCTGTTTTGTAAAATTTATACTATATTATCAATATATTATAAATTACGCAGATCAAAAACAAAAATGCAAGTCCATTATCTTAAGGTCTATCCGTGTTTTTGTATCCATTTAGATACAAAAACATGGTTAGCTGCTATCTCTTTCACGGACGAATTTCATTCGTCCACGAATAGAGATTAAGGTCTATCCGTGTTTTTTAAGCTTCGCAAAATCCATTTGGATTCCGCTTCGCTTAAAAACGTGGCTAGCTGCTATCTCTTTCACGGACGAATATAATTCGTCCACGAATAGAGATTAAAGACTAAAACTACGCCCAAGCCAAGGTTTTTCTAAATCCAGCATCAGACTCTTATAATCCACATTTCGCTCTTCAATATCACTATAGCATGCAGCCTGAACGACTGTCAATGGTGTAATGAGATACCAACGGTCACCCTTTTGTAGACGCTTCCAGTATATATCCAAGGCATACATCGGTTTATTATTGGGTTCCCGCATAAGGTACCCAAGACCTTCGCGCATATTGGCTAAAAGTGTCTTATAATAATGACGATTTACGATATATCCAGTCCCACACTGACAGTTATAAACCCTGCTCCATTCTTCCGTAATTCTATCAAAGGGAGGGCCGTTGTTTCCGCTCACGAAGAGAACATCCCATTCCGTTCCCGAATCGGCGAATTTTTGTAGACTGTTTTTGAAGACGGGAATATCAAGAAATTGAATGTCGTCTTCCATGATACAAATCTGCGGATAATCATTTTGCATTGCCATTTCCAGACATTTGATATGACTGATCATACAGCCTACTGCACCCGATTTTGTCTTCACCGCATTAAACCTTTCACCACTTACACCCAATAAGGCAAACTGGTTCTGCATATGAGCGAGGCGGTCGGTGCGATGCTCCAAATTGATATAGAGGATATGATTGAGAAGCTCCATCGCAAAATTATATAGATTTATAATGCAGGCATATTTTATATGAGTTTTTTATAAAATATTTCCATTTTACTGTAAAATTGAAGCGCTTTCAAATCATTTATTATTATTATAAACCTCATGAAAAATGTCATCAATGATTCTTTCCCAAAAGCACTGCGAAAAGAAGCTACGAGAAATCCGCGCTTTGAAACAAAAACAGAAACATAACAGCGAAGAACTGGGGAAGATACAAAAAGAAAAATACTACGAAGATACTATTAAACGCCTTTATAGAAAGGTTCTAGATGTTTTACCGGATGATGTTCAGCAATATATTTTGGGTTTTGTAGACACCAATACCAGACTCAAATTCCTTAAAACAATATACACTCCAGATTTTGTTAATGCTAAATTATCGTCATTATGTAACAACCGTGTTACTATTAAGAAACTGTTTTCTTGTCTAAAATATGTGAGACGAATATTTACAGAGTATTTTCCCAAAGATGGCAACATTTATAGAGAGTGGGGGTACTATGTAGAAGATTGTAAATATTACCCAAAAAATCTTGAATATTTTATGCAAAGACCGCCTCGTAAAAACAAAAGGTGTTACGTTGATATTCTCATTTCTATCATTATTATATGCATTAAAAATTATACGAGAATTTACGCAACTAATAATAATGATATTCATGAAAGAGAAAAAGATATGATAAAACTATTTTCCAGAATTAAATCTATGTAATCCATCTCTATGATCTTTAATGTCTATCCGTGGTTTTAAGCGAGGCGGAATCCATTTGGATTTTGCGAAGCTTAAAAACCGTGGCTAGCTGCTATCTCTTTCACGGACGAATAGAGATTATTCTATATAAGAGATAATGTAAAATGTTTCAATAAAAAAATTGAATCCCTTTTTATTACATTTTTCAAAGATATCAACCACCAACATCATAAGCAAAATCAAAATGACTCCATACATCTTCATCTTTATATGTGTATTTGGGTTTTCAATCATAATCCCATATACCACGGCAAAGTATCGTGGTAGAGTCTATGGTATGGGACCTTCAACGTCAGGAGAAAAAAGACGTAGAGCACAGTTAGATTATGAACTAAAGCATGCATATATGTTAGCAGTAAGACGCGAAAAACCAGAAATCACTATATGGGATTCTGATTTTCGGAATGGAAACCAGCCCAATATTTGCGAATTTTGTAAAAATTTGAACTCTACTTGGTTTCACAAAATTAAAAATAGCCGGAATGATTTGCATTTATCTAGAGTAGATTTACAAAAAATAAAGGAAATGTATATGGTGTATGTTTATACGAATGAAAAAGACAAATTCCCCTATACATGGCGTGACCCGAATGAATGGCGCGATAAAAATGGCACACCGTTACGCCTGAGAGATATTTCAGAAGAAGAAATCAATAGATTTTATTTCAGAAGATGCCCACAGCCAATGGTAAGTATTATTGATGTAATATCATTTATTGGAACAGTAATGGCAGCATTCGGTGGTATTGTTTTGACTGCAGCGATTTGTGCGTCTATATAAATATTTAATTATCACTTTCTACGAGTTCTTTTCCATTGGTTCGCAAAAAATATAAAAAATAGAGATCTGGAATACAAAGAAACGCGAATGACATCTATCATATTTGTAGGAGGATTTGGTGCAAGTAGTCATTATTCAGAACCGATGTGTAGAGAACTTCAAAGACTAACACAAATTCCCGTGTACAATTTCCATTTACAGCACGGTTGTTCTTTACAAGAGGAATGTTTTTTTATTGAGAAACATTTGAAAAAATATGAAAAAAACCGACATATTTTGATCGGGTTCTCAACAGGTTGTTTGATTGTCATGGAATTATTGAAATATTTGGAAGTTCATCAAGTCATTTTATGTAATCCGGCCGAAATACTCACGCGATTGAATTATCCACTCGTAGAATCGTTATTGGAAAAATCAGAAAAAACCCGGAACATTACGACCTATTTGCCGATTTGGGAAAAAGAAAGTGCCAGGTTCTCCAAGTTCTCCATATTTGCATGGAAATTGGGATGGTTCTTATTAGATGCGCTCTGGGCCTTTACGAGATGGACCATTGGTATAAAGCGAATGTCCCAAATCTATTATCATTATGTGGCAAGACATGTCAATGAACCCCACGCGGATGAATTCGCGCGACTTTTATTTCAGAAAGATTTGAAAGATTTACGGAGAACCTTGACCGAATGCCTATTGAAACCGTCGCTTCATGAAAAAATAAGGGACTGGCCGATGAAAGTCCATATTGTAGAGGGATTAGACGATACACTCTATATTCCATACAGTAATCTTTTATTTCAACATAATAAAAATGTTATATTACATCGTACGACGGGAGACCATCATATGATATATCATTACCCGAAAATTACCGCAGAACGAATTGCTGGGATACTTTACTAGTTTCTAGTAGACCATACCGGTCTATTAGAAATACCGCCACAGGGGCTCGAACCCTGGACCACACGCTAACTTTTTGCTATTATATAAAAGGCGTGCACTCTACCGACTGAGTTATGGCGGTTTTTACACAAATAAACCAATTCATTTATCAGTTTGCACATCTATTTATGAAATAGTTTTTATCCTAACCCTCCCCCCGAATTTATTTGTCTCTTTGCCTTTATATTCTTTGTGCAGACACAATTTTTGAGTTACCTATGAAGATTTGGTTACAAAATCATTTTTTATGATGGTCGCATTGGCATACGAGTCGCGTATAATATTTTTTGATAATGCCGTCCTCCATTTCTTTCCCCGAGTACTTCCTCTTATATAAATTATGCACAGATATACCAAATTCTCTATCTTTTGTATTATAAATCATAAATTCACCACATGATTTACAATTTCTAGCAAAGAAATTCGTCTCCCGGACGGGTGGACGCGTTTTTTTATTATTTGAAAACCGCTTAACCTTTCTCGTCAAATTCACTGACCAGAATTCACCGTCTTCTAGTCCTGCTCCAAACATTTTCATTGCATCATCCGTTCTTCTATACCATTGTAAGCGACTAGATACGGCGTTTCTGAATTTATAACAAATTTTTCTCATGCTTTTTTTATGCTTGGCACTCTCTATCGTTTCAAAACAGTAGCTTTTTATTTCATCCTGTAGTTCTGATGGTATATCAAGCCGGTTTATGTAAAGTTGCTTAAGGCATATCACTGGAAGACCCATATCCTTTTCGTGGATAAATGTATTTATGCCCCTAAGAATTTCTCTTACGTTATTCTGTGTCATGTTTGCTATTCTGGATACTTTCCAAATCTCCATAAAAAATTGATTCAATTTTTACAAAAAACATCTCTCTATAATATAAATGGACGATCATATCAAGATAAAGGGTGAAAAAGGCACGAAAGGAAGAAAGGACAAAAATAAGAAAAGCGTTTACAGCAGTAAACATGTTAGAAATCAAATACAGAGTAATCCGAACAATGTAAATGTAAATAATAGAGAAATAAAAAACACGGATAGAGATAGCAGCTAACCACATTTTTTAAGCGAAGCGGAATCCAAATGGATTTTGCGAAGCTTAAAAACACGGATAGACCTTAAAATAAGCATTCACCATTATTCATCTAGCAATTTTATAAAATCATTCGTCAACATAAATCTCTCTAGAATTTCTTTTGTAATAATCTTTCTACCCATATCCCTTAGTCTATTTAATAACAGACCCATGATTTCGTGTACTATCCATAATATTAATTCTTCGTCAGTATCAACTTTTACTTCTCGTTGATAAGTTTCAAGTAAATCAAGCCGATGTAATATTTCTCTATATTCGGAAGGTGTTCGCCTGTTAATATAGTTTACTAACACATCTGCTGCATCGTCTTTTATATTTGATTGTTTGGTGATTAATGCGGAATATTCGTGGTTGGTATCAATAAAATTATGTAGTATTCGTTTAATATCATCTTTCGTGAGTTTTTTTTCTGCATTTTCCAGTTGCATATTTCCGGGTGAAATTCTTAAAATAGATGAGGAAGTGGAAGATTGACTTGATGAAGGGGTGCGACTTTTTCTCGTTTTGTGTTGTTGTAGTTGTTTTTTCGCACTTTTACACTGAAATTTTTCATCTCGTTGTTCACCTGGCTTGCATTTTTTTACACAGCGATTCGTATTCGGATTCAATTCCTTATCATCTGGGCAAATAATCCTCTTTTTCTCCTTTTTTACCACTGGTTGTTTCATAGACCTTAATATATAGCTAGATATTTCATGAGTCATATGTTAGAGTAAGTCGGACAAACTCACTATCCGGACTGAAGTGATCCGCATCGGCAGTCGTGATCTCTGCCCTTACATCAACCACCAATCCGCTTATTTTTTTACTAATATCATAAAAGCAATGGTTTAATTGCATGACCTCTTCTGCTCTCTGTGTTTTCTCATAAATGGTCTCCGATTTTACCCAACTCGCGAAACCCCGTTGCATTGCATAACACATGATAATTTTGTTATGTAAACCGCCTTCATTCTCGTAGAACCGAATGACTTTCATAAACAAACGCGAAAGCGTCACCATATTATTTGTGGGGAACTTATTATATACATTCGCCTCTTCAAGCATTGCTTTGAAGATTTCATTCAACTCGTCCTTTTCTTCGTCAGCAACTTCGTCAGTTGTATTAATAGCAATCGTATCAAACATACTGGATGATTTCTTGAAATCACGGATATGTTTCACGAGTCGTGCAAATGCCGGCGCACGAATCACCATTTCTTCACTAATAGATGACTTATTTTCCATGGTAGGTTGTTCAAACGATGCGTATTTTGATAATAATTTAAGAAGGTCGTATCACTTTCAATTTTTTCCGAATCGGTTCTCATATGCCTTGGACATATATTGGCTCACTATAAGCGAATTATTCCCCGAATCATAATGAATAACTAAGAACCATGGGCAATCACCAAACATATAAACAGTGATAGTACCGTCCATTTTTCTTCTGAACATGTCCAAAAATAATTGGTGTGGCTCATCCACAATTCTATTCCGGAGAACCCCCTCCATGATACGTTCTTTTATTGATTTTTCTACATATTCGTTGAATATGATTTCGTCGTCCACGGTCAATGCCCAAGAATCCGCAGAAATGTTTTCCGCCAATTCTTTCAGGAACTCTCCGTGATATGCTTCTGGATTTCTGATATCAACGGAATAAGAAGGTTGCATTAGTATAAATTCAATGGGTGGAAGGCCGGACATTTTTTGATTTACAGAGAACCCGACTTATATTCTAGTACATGACATGATACATTTATTATCTTTACATAGAAGATTCATTCATGGATTCATCGTTGCTTACTTCTGTTTTTGTTCCTGATTCTGCATCTTGAGGGCCTTGAATCGCGTTCGTAGAATTCTTTGTCAAAAGAAGGTCATATAATTGTCGCATCATTGACTGCATTTCTTTTATTTGTTCTCGCATTAGACCAACTTCCGATTTCACTTCATTCATTGCATCGGTAGAATAGGCGACCGGTGTTTGTAATTCAATCACAGGTTCCTTCCATGTCACCATTTTTGCCGGTTCTTCGTTATGAATATGGAGTCTATTTACGGGTTGGACTTGCTGTTGTTGAGGAGGTGGCGGAGGAATCACAATCTGTTCTCGCATTTTCATCTGTTGTTGGATGAGTTCATCCATGTTAGTGATTACCTCATCTTTCACTGTCTCGCCAAATTTCGGCGCAGGAGGCTCGGGTCGTTTCAAAAGCGCATCATATTCACGCTGTCTTTGAGCAAATTCACGCGCGTGCACATCTTCTTTGGATTCCATCGTAGATGGCTGTAAATTATGGGTAATCATACGATCATTTAGGAGGGGGTTGGTGGGTTGTTGCACGGCGACTCTCTGCGATAAGTCTTGAAGCATATATCGGAGAACCTGACGATTGAAATCCGAAAGAGCCGGTCTGCTATCAATCCGTTGTCGCAATGACTCTTGATAAAACATTTGAATGATGTTCTTGAACCACTCGTTACTTTCGTATGGCGGTCGCTGTGAAAAAGTCCGCTGGAATGCATCGGTTTGTGTGATATTTTGCCATAAAATTTCCTGGTTCTCTCTGTGAACAAAAAGGGCCATTGATTTAGAGAACCTTGGCGAATTCTTTTTATTTTCATTCACTCGTGAAATATAAAATGGGGCAAGGATATATATACCATTGTAAATGGACACTTTAGACAAATCATCGGTACTAACACAAGAAGACTATGAACGGATCAATCGGGTAATGAGCGAATATAAGAGTGAGAAATACAGTTCCTATGATAGCGCATATAGTGTTACCAAGGATACACTGACAAATACTTTTGTTGGACAATTCTACTTTGCTTCTTTGAGCGTGGTTGGACTTTTTATTGTTTTCCGTATGGTGCAGTCATACAAATAAATTACTTGACTTCTAATCCTAATATTACAAGTCAAAACCATTCTTTATTCTCTATTCGTGAAAGTAACACGGATAGACCTTATACCTGAACACGCTTATACAACTCCAGTGCCGTCAGACCACCAAGCACCTGTGCCAAGCAATATGGAACTAATTCACTGGTTTCCAATTTACCTGCAGACACCATCACAATAGTAACCGCGGGATTAATCATACCACCCGAGACATTCGCCGACATCAATATCGCAAGTGTGAGTGCAAGACCAATAGCTAAAGGGTTCCCCGTCGCTAAAATCACATATATAAAAAAGGCAGTTCCCAAGAATTCAACTAAATATTTTGTCCAGTTCATATTGAAATATATAAGATATGGACCGAAATTTTTTTATCCCATACGAACCATCTTCATAGGAACGAACGACGCATGGCTATCATCACCACCAAACTTGGAATCATTGTAAGTCTTCACCGATGCACTCTGTTTCTTATACGTAATATAATCGGAAGTGTCAGAGACGAATCGTTGATTCCCCGCACCTGCGGGAACGCCAGTTCCATCGCAACTTGAAATGATATTCCGAATACAGATTCCTCGCCCGGGTTTATCCGCGTGGACTTGGTTCGCCCCACCACAAACATAGTTCTGTCTGCCCAAGAAATCTCCTAAACTATTGACAGCACGAAAGGGTGTAATCACGCGTTTTTTACCGTTGACTGTTCCAGATGCCTGTTGGTTATTCCATGAACGACGCAATACCGATCGCATCATTGTCTGCTCTGAATCTTTGTAATTTGTAATGGTTTGCTGTGGTGAATAGCCATTGAATGGACCGTTTCCTAAAGGAGAAATAGGCATTTTGTGATTTGTTTATATTATAATCCTATATATTTTTTCAGGAACTATGTGGGAACGACGGTTGACGCAATAACTCTATTACAGTATCGGTGTCATGGTAATCTTTCACGAGAGTATGTGGCAAATTGTATTCATATAACGTAATATCGCTGCATGCATTACATAATTTCCCGGCGTCCAATTCGGTCGTAATAAATACTCCCTTTCCAAAAAATCCGCTCATGAATGAAAACGAACTTCCAGTAGATATTACTGCTGGGGCGTAAAATAGCGAAGCAAAATCGTCTATATTTGAATTATCTCCCAAATTTACATTGTAGCCCTCTCCAACTAAATAGTCTCTCAGAGCATTCAAGTATATATTACAGCTTTTTTGTTCCGATTCGCCTGATTTGTGTGAAACGAATGATACGATATCAACCGTTTTTATTGGTTGCTTTATTTTATCCGCTATGACTTCCAATGCTTTTTTGAAGAAAGAATAGGCTTGCAAATGATAACCCTCATACCGCAAAAATGGCGTGTCTGAGCATCTAAAATGTATGATTGGGTTTGGAACCGTTCTAGTAAGACCTGATTTCTCAAATGCATCATTCAATATTTTTTGTACGAGTGGTTTCATACAGATCCAAAAGTTGTATCTAGTATCATTGGCCATTTCATGTGAAGATAGCCCATGAATAATATGCCCCATTTTATCATGAACATTCTCTTCAGTAATTCCATTCGCATTTAAATTGTCATGAATTTCGTCATAATCATATTTCAAAAAAGTCGGAAATGATTGAAAGAAGAAATGTTCACCCATATCAAGTTTTTCCCCTGTTACGTTTCGTAAATATTCAAAATCTTTCTTTTGTAATATGCATAATCCTAATTTATAGAAATAATGGCCAACTTCATTTCCGATGTCTACTTTTATACTTTGAAAACTTTCGGCTTGTGAAGAAAACAATAAAGAAATACAAATTATAACGAATAAAACTACTAAAATGAACCGATATTTCATATATATAACGCCGGATATTTTATACCCCCCGAAATATCCATATCTAGAAAATGCATTCGTGGCTCTTTTGTAAGGTCTTTCACTTATGTATTTCATTCGTCCAAGAATAGAGATTAAATTCTTTATATAAACATATCTATATCTAAAGCGCAATGGACGATAATGTTGATGCGGAAAAAGAAACAGCTGAGCTACTTCCCAAGAAAACAAGTAGTTCTTCCACCAATGAATATATAGACAAACTTACCCTGGAAATGTTCATGAACAAATCGCACTATTACAAGTATTTGTCCAAAGCCGACCCGGCGAAATTTGAGAAAAAGGCGAAACATCGTGCGGCATTACGTAGACATGCGGTAGATATAGTGGATCTTACTTCTAAAATGATTGAGAATCCGGATGATGCGCCCACGAGCGAAGTCGCCGAAGCATTTGATGATTATGTGAAAACCTTGATGAAGTATCTTGAAATGCGCCGGGATGAAGACGCGGACCAGGATACATTGTTTGACCCAAATAATTGTAAATAATGACAATAAAAATAAAATATCTCTGTAATGTAATACGAAATATAAAACACAAAATGGATTGGTTTGGTTGGGGGAACGGAAAAACACAAAATCAATATAATAAAACAAACAAAAACGCCACACGTAAATGGCGCCCCATGAATTGTAGTCCGGCCATCAAGAAGTACCGAATCATCAAGGAATCCTGCCTAACCCACAAGGTTCTCCAACGTTTGAAAACAGAATACAACAAAGACCATCCAGAGAACCCGATTCGTGTTTCTGAAAATGACGCTATCTGGCATGAACTAAAGGGTCGTCTCGGTAATTGCGATAAGGAGGATTGCTGGCTGAAATTGATAGACGATACGGTTTTACGTAAGAAGATAGACGAATACATATTCGCACCTGATCATCCACCTGATTGGAATGAGAACCCTACAGAATGGCTTTCCAATTTTGATATTTTAGAGGTTCTTCAACAATACGAGGAAGCCCATCCGAATTTCAAATTCATCGGACCTTCACCCATTGATTGGTACTACAAACCCGCGAAGAAATCCGGGAAATGTGTTACACAAGAAATGTGTGATTTTGACCTAGGAGTTCTCCAAAAACAGGGAAAGACAAAGATTGGTATAGTGTTCAATTTAGACAAACATAATGAATCTGGTTCTCATTGGGTATCTCTTTTTATTGATTTAGAGAACCCGTTTATCATGTTCTTTGATAGTGCGGGCGATATTATTCCAGATGAAATCCTCCGGTTTATTAATGAAAAGGTTATTCCACAGGGGGAAACCAATGGAATCCCATTCCCGCCATTTAAGATAGACCGTAATCCGAAGGAACATCAATTTCAGAACACGGAATGTGGGATGTATTCGCTTTATTTCATTATTGCCATGTTGACGGGGGAAACTGGAAAGACGAATTCCCGAGGCATGCCGGTTATTTTGAAAACCCCGCGGGAAAAAATGGCGTTTTTCAGGGGAAAACGTATTCCGGACAAATTCGTTTTTGATTACCGTAAAAAGTATTTTAATGATGGTTAATCTCTATTCGTGGACGAACGAAATTCGTCCGTGAAAGAGATAGCAGCTAACCATGTTTTTAAGCTTCGCAAAATCCATTTGGATTCCTCTTCGCTTAAAAAACGCGGATAGACCTTGAACGAAGAACGACTCGGCGGATTATCTTCTAATAATATAATAAGTATTTATTCTATTATTTAGTATTTCATATGACAGACAAAAAGGAGCCCAAAGATACAATATTTAAACATCCCGTTGTTGAATTCAAGGTCTATCCAGGAAAAGAGGGACGAGAAGTAAAAGATGTTCGTATTATCATAGATCAGAGCGATTCTCCTGATGATTTTGTCGCTACCGAAACTTTTATAGAGAGTCTCTCAAATACTGCAAAAAATGATGCCAATGAAAAGTTGACTCGCGAGGAAAGGAAAAAGGCGAATAATGAATTACGAAAACATCATAGCGAAAAGATCTATTTCAAACCCTTTCATCGGAAGACGGAAAAGCGATTAAAAAAAATGCTGGAATCCTTTGGTATTGAAGAATATAATCATTATAAGGATATTATAGCGCAAAGAAATGAGATCAAAGACCAAAAGGCAAACTTAGATAAATTGAAAGAAACGCATGAAAAAGAGGCCAAAGAACACGAAGAAAGGTTGGGACATATTTCTATTCCTGCTGAAAACAAAACGGCAATATTCAATCCTACTGATTACGCAATGCTTTCTGAATTTCCGAAACCCTCGGATTACAAAGCACTGAATTTTTCTACGGAAGCCAAGCGAAATGTTGACTATGCGAATAAAAGGTTCGCAAAGGGGATCGGCATTTCTCCTCAAGTGAATCGGGTACAGTTCAAAAATGAATATTTTCATAAGTTTATTGATCGCGAGTTTTTACTGAAAAATAAATACATTCATGATAATGCCGAAAAATATAAGGCAGCGTTTAAAAAAAGCTCGCATAAATTTGGTTCAAATTTGAATACAATTGTTGAAGAAGATGAAGAAGATGAAGAAGATGAAGAAAGAGGTGGTGGTAAAAAACGTTTCGCTGGTGGTTCTTATCGTCCGGTTTCATATGAAACATTTATTTTAGATAATTTTAAAGAAAACATTGATCATGTAAAACAAATCTCCGATTATGAAACCGAAACGAAAAAGGATGATACCAGAATATCAGCACCATTAGAAACGGGTGTAATGGTATATGTTCAATTAAAGGGTCCAGATACAATGGAAGCGACAATATCCAAATATATTGGCTATGCTGTAAAAGATGCTACCGAAAATACAAAATGTGCGGCTCCAATCAATACCGCAAAATTATACGGAAAAGAAAACAAATGTGAGAACTTTTACACAGTTACTTATTATAGCAATGAACTTAGCGAAAAAATTTATTCAGACAGTAACAGTAAGCCAATCGCCGTCCCGCAATCACGAATAAAAATAATCAATGATTCCTTAGTAGCGCGACTAAACGATGAGATCAATATCCCGTTTACAAATGTCAACTACTTTAATTTTTTGCACATGGTAAAATACGCATTGACGAAAATATCCATCTTTGGTAGTAAATGGTCTATCGGATATATTTTGTCGGAATTGAAGGAAGGGATGGAAGAAGACGAATTTAAAGAATTATTGAAGTTTCAATATCCCGATATTGGAAAGCTAATTAATGGTTTTCTTAGTGATTTATATGAGCAATTGCCTAAGAATTTTGCGAAAAATACAATGAATGCATTGCAGATGAAAAGATACGTAAAAGAGCAAGAAAATTACGAAAAAAAAATAAATGATAACACGAAGACATTTGAAGGAGGAGTAACAAGAAAAAGAAAACACTATTTCAAAAAAACCATAAAGAATAAAGGTGGTGGCGAAATAAGCAAATTTCGTGGATATGTCAGACAGGGTTATTTATATACAACATTTCTTTACAGTTTGTTAACTAAGTTTATTGATACATCCAATATTTATGAAAATCCAAAATTGGAAGAGGCGTTTTCAAAAGACCCCGACGATGAAATATTCAAACACCAACGTGTTCCTCTGTATATTGTTGTAGAACAATTTCGGTTTTTGTTAATGGCATATGCGGTTTGTGAAAATGAAACTTTTGGTAATTTTATTAAAAAAAAACATCATGATAAGCTAATAAATACTTGCTTTGATTTTATTGAAACACATGACGGAAAAAATGTTACTCTTTTGGAAACTACCATAGATATATTAAGAATAGATGATGACATTCACAAAAAGCCAAATAAACTCATCTATATTAACGGTAAAATTCACGAATTAATTACGGTGATATCTAATCATCCTTCATTCAACAGTAAGAAAGATGAAATAGGCAAACTTTTTGAAGAAGCTGCCAAACAAATGTTTACGCATTATACCGACAAGATATTTAAAGATAGAACAGCACCAATATTTATTGCAGCGATTATACCAATCATTCGGAAATGGTATCCATTGCGAGTGTTGATTTACAAACAACATAATGGAAACAGTAATATCAGTTCTGATGTCAAAAATCCGGATGACTCCAATGGATATTCAAAAAACAACCATCTCTCAGCCCCCCCCCCTATTAATATTCAGACGAAGATTAATAATCTCAAACGGAGGCAGTTAACTACCTCCTATGAACAACCCCCTATTAATATTCAGACGAGGATTAATAATCTCAAACGGAGGCAGTTAACTAACTCCTATGAACAATGAGATAGACTAAAAACTTACATAAAGGTTTCCCCCTACCCATAATAAAGCAAACATGTGTGGAATTTTTGCTCTATTAAACAATGACGGTCAGATCTCGCGTCCTTTTCTCCAACAACAATTCATGCTCGGTCAACACCGAGGCCCCGAATATTCCGTTCTCCTACCTTCCATTCTCAAAACCGAACTCGGATTCCACCGTCTCGCCATCAATGGCTTGGACACCATTTCCCATCAGCCTATCGTTATCAATGACATCAAGCTCATATGTAACGGCGAAATTTATAATTACAAACAGTTGTATGAAACGCTCGGTGTAACACCCATTACCAATTCCGATTGCGAGGTCATTATCCACCTATATTTACGCTACGGAATAGAGCAAACATTGACTATGTTGGACGGCGTATTCGCCTTTATCCTCACCGATTATCGTATTACCAATGAGAATTCCAGGACTTATGTTGCCCGTGACCCTTTCGGTGTCCGTCCCCTCTATTGCCTGTTGCCAGCTTCAGCAAATAATTCCGAAATACAAGGCATCTATGGTTTCGCATCCGAGCTAAAAATGCTTTCCAAGATACATGATCTATTGAAGACGACTCAAATAGAGTCCAGACATTTGAAAGGCAATTTAACCCGGAACCTGGATACACCAGCGCAGTATGAAATCGTACAGTTTGAGTCCGGCACTTATTCAGTCTATGAGATAACATCTAATGTATCCGCGCGCTGGTTTCCAGTGAAAGACTCCATCCGCTATAATACTATCCCTTATCTCTATAACAAATATCAAACGCCCCAACAAATCACCGAAAACATCCAATATTATTTAATAGACGCCGTTTATAAACGCTGTTGCACCACAGAGCGACCGATTGCCTGTCTTCTCTCCGGTGGCCTTGATAGTAGTCTCATCACCGCCCTCGTCCAGGAATATAATGCGATGCATGGTCTCTTACCCATTGAGACCTATAGTATTGGTTTGGCCGGTTCCGATGATCTAAGATACGCCAAAATAGTGGCCGATTATTTGGGGACAAAACATACCGAAATAATAGTGACGGAAGACGATTTTCTGAGTAATATTCCCGCAGTCATTGGCGATATTGAATCCTATGATACGACCACCGTGCGAGCGAGTATTGGGAATTGGCTCTTGGGTCAATATATTGCAAAACATAGTGAAGCCAAGGTAATTTTCAACGGAGACGGCTCCGACGAATTAATGGGTGGGTATCTCTATATGCATAAGGTCCCTGATTCCGTAGAATTTGACAGAGAAAGTCGCCGTCTTATCCGTGATATTCATGCGTTTGATGTTCTACGATCGGATAAATGCATTTCTAGTCATGGACTAGAGCCCCGCACACCCTTCTTGGACCGCTCCTGGGTGAATTATTATTTCTCCATTCCAGCGGAGACTCGCAACCATTCCAAGAATGGAAAATGCGAGAAATTCTTGGTACGCGAAGCATTTTCCGACGCTCATTTTACCAATCATCAGGGCCAACAACTTTTACCCAATTCCATTCTTTGGAGAACCAAAGAGGCATTCAGTGATGGTGTCTCCAAACATTCGCGATCTCTCTATGAAATCATCCAAGAATTCTGTGATAAAAAAATGTCGGAAAAGGAAGCGGAACTAGGTTTGAAACCAATCGCGGACAGCACTATCAATGACCGAGTACTTGCACTATTCGCAAGCGAAAAGAAAACGATAGACCATCTATTCCCGGATACGGCCGAGAAATGGTATTATCGGAGCCTTTTTGAGAACCTTTATCCGGGATTGGGCAAAATCCTACCTTATTTCTGGTTGCCTAGATATGTAGATGCGAAGGATGCGAGTGCCCGGACCCTAGAAATATATAAGGAAAGGAGCCAAGAAAAACAATCATAGAGTTCTCAACATTGTAATCCTTCTCAGATTCTTCGCATTACGACCGAACCATGTATAAAAACAGTTGAAATACGGTCGCTCCGTATGAAAATAGGTATCTACTAGGAATTTGTATCGCTTGTTTCTGTCCATATATTCGGCGCATTGTTCGTCAGTCAAAGTCCTGCGATTGATACCCAAAAAACGGTATTCCTCAATCATTGCGTTCTCGGAACCTTCAAACCCCGGTCGTTTGTAAGAAAAAAGGGATTTCACATAGAGTTGTTCCGAGATATCAAATAGGCAATTATAGAAGACCTCGCGATATGTGCGATCAAAAGAATAAATATATTGTTGAATTTCGGTTGGTAGTTTGAACATTTTATTATATCTTGTATGTATATAATAAAATGCTAAGTTTCTTTGGAAAGATGTTACGCACGTCTAAACCATCCTTTAGTAAAACAAGGAAGATGCAACGCGGCAAGCCATGGTCCGCGAAATATAAGAAAAGTATCAACTGTAATAAACCTCGTGGTTTTTCTCAGCGTCAATATTGCAAATATGGTCGTAACCGAAAAACTCAAAAGGCGAGAAAATGAATGAGACCAATCTCTGCCGTGTTTTTCATTTTGGAGAACCTGGAAATAAAGTCCTCATATTTCGTAGAATATTCACACGGTTTTCGCATCCAACCAAATCAATCTTTTTCCGATAGGTTTCGGGTGCAATACAAATCATTGTCAACATATTCATATCTATATCGGGATTTCCAGTAAGGCGAATCGTCTGGTTGGGAAAGAATTCGTCAATATTATAACAGCCCATGTAAATCGGCGTGGTTCCCAAGAGGATCGGTGTGATTATTTTCTCCGAAAAATAGTACTTGGATTGAATGTTCTCTATGGCGATATGAAATTGATAAGATTCATATGGTTCATACTTTTTGAAATATCCTCGGATTCGTTTATCACCCGTCTTTTCATAGTATTTGCATCCTCTTCCCCAAATATCAATCGGTAGATCGGAAGCCAAGATTCGTTCCACCAATTTATGGCGATAGGTATGTCCAGGCGCAGCTGTATTCTGGCTCACCATAATAGAAATGAGATTCGTTTTCGGGGGCACAATGTCATGTGGCCGGTCATAAAAAATATAGGCATTGCCTTCCACAAAGGGTTCAACTAAAGCAAAATGCGTATCACCTATATAATATCGGCCGATGTTTTTCAGTGCATACAGAATGAAATCCGTATTGATATTTAAAAAAGCAAAAGGCTCTTGGGCTAAACCGATTACCCGTTCTTTGGGTATTTTGAGAACCGGTTTTGCTTTGTTCAGAATAATCGCGTGTGTGTAATCCTCGCCATTAGTAAAAACAAAGTCTTTTCCTTCGCCATAAAAGTCTAGGTTCTCGGCTTTACAACAAATCTCATAAGATGATGCGGCGGTTTCGGATGTGCAAAAGTCGGAAAAGATCCTAATTCGCCATGTAGTGTTTTTCATTTGTAATAATATCAATGCTAGCTATCATTTATATTATTTTACTAGAAAATGGAGAACCATTTTGAAGACTTTCTAGAGGAAGGGCGCTTATTTTTACGCGTTTTATTCTTTCGCGTTTTTCTTCCACCACTTATAGTGCAACCTTTGTTATTAGGTTCATCCGATTCATTACATTCATTAGATTTACTTTTAGTTTTACTTCTTTTTTTTTCTGCTTCAGCTTCTATTCTTTTTTTTTCTGCTTCAGCTTCTTTTTTTTCTTTTTCTTTTTTATCGTCAATTAAACGTTGCCTTTCTGCAATAGCGTTAGTAAGTAACGTTTGTCTATCGCTATCAGTTAATCCATTAATTTTACTATAACTATGGTTACTTTGGCTATCACTAATTTTACTTCGGCTATTACTTTGGTTTTGACTAAACATTTTTTGTAAATCTCTTATGCGAATTTTTGCATTCCCGTACGCACTTTCCTCTTTCATTTCTTTGTGTTTATCACTTTTACTTGATCTTTTACTATTTTGGCCATTCATTCCTATAGAATATCACAAGAAAATACTTTACATAAAAAGGACATATTTACCGTCAATCAATGGTGAGTAAATATATTTTAGTTTATAGCATCGGGAATAAGAGAACCTCCAACGAATCATAATATAATCATGGCATCCTCATTCTTGTCCGTCGCCTCATTTGATATTTGTATTAGCATTTGTTCTCTCCATTTATTCCGTAAAATATATAGACTAGAAATGGAGAGTAAAACAACATCAACGCCACTACGTACCAGTAGTGGTGAATTATCCATATCTACGCTATACACAAACCATAAACTACTTGACGCAATATTCAGAATACAAAACGAAAGAGAATAATTATTCGTACTTTTTTTCACATACAGCAGATACATGAAAATAAATCTGGCGACGATTGATAATCCGGTAGCGGAGTACGGTATTGCGTCCATCTTCATATAGTATGAAGTGGAAAAACTTTCTAAAAATCCGCCGTAAATTCAAAGACATCCTTATCCACCGTCTTATTCGCCAAAGAATACTCGGAATTCGTTCGTTCAAAGAAATTCACCTTGGTCTCAATACTAATCAGCTCCATGAAATCAAACGGATTTTGAGAACCATAAATCTTATCATATCCCAATTGTAAGCATAATCTGTCGGCAACGAATTCAATATATTGTGTCATGAGCGACGCATTCATCCCGATCATACGACAAGGGATCGCCTCCGTAATGAATTCCTTCTCAATATCCACCGCATCCTTGATAATCTCATAAATCCGCTTCTTCGTCGGTCGCTTCACCAATTTGGAAAACAGGAGGACTGCGAATTCGCAGTGGAGTCCCTCATCACGTGAAATCAACTCATTGGAAAAAGTCAAGCCGGGCATAAGTCCGCGCTTCTTGATCCAATAAATAGACGCGAATGATGACGAGAAAAAGATACCCTCAATCGCAGCGAACGCAACCAGGCGCGAACCAAACGAACTTCGCCTATCATTTAACCACTTCTGTGCCCACTGGGCTTTCTTCGCGATACAGGGAAAGTTCGCCACCGCATTAAATAATTTGTGTTTTTCATCGGAATCACGAATATAGGTGTCAATTAGTAAACTATATGTCTCACTATGAATCGTCTCCATGGCGATTTGAAATCCATAGAAAGCGCGGACCTCCGATACCTGTACCTCATTCATGAATCGTACCGCCAGATTATCCGTGACAATCGCATCACTACTACTGAAAAACGCGAGAACCATGGAAATGAAATGGCGCTCATCCGCGTTTAATTTCTCCCAATCTACCAAATCCTGAGCCAAGTTGAGTTCACCCGTATGCCAGAAAAGATCAATTTGCTTTTTATACATTTGCCAGACATCGTCGTATTTTATCGGAAACATTACATAGCGACTATCGTCTGGCGCGAGGAGGGGTTCAACGAACGGGGGCGACTCGGTAGTAGTGGCCATTTTACTAAATATACTTAGTCGGCTATTTTTATTTCGTTTCTTTTTATTGTTATGATGGAACGAAAAAAACGGGTGTGTTTTTTGTGGTTGTTTGCATACGACTGTTATATTTTTGTGTGTAAACAAATAAGTGGATATCGTTCTAATAATATTTATCTACATGATTGCTGTCATATATAGTGTGGCATTTAGAATGTTATCTGGGTCTGGATTTTTTGTCGGATCTTTCTCCTTCTCTTTGATCCCTGAATGAAGTAAACTGGTCTTCATAAACTGCAAATGATCGCGATAACGATACACCGGGTCTGTGTCATTTTTTATATTGTCTTCCTGCTTTTTCTGAATTTCTTTACATTTTCTATTATCACAAACACAATAGGCAGTATTGCCATTGAAATAAAATCGCCTCACACCTCTCCTGATTTTAGGTGCTGGAATCGTAACAGTCATCCCCTCAATGCTTGGCATATCTTCCGTTTTTTCTTCTTCAAGACTACGAAGAAATTGCGTCTCAGAAACAATAGAATCATCATCTCTGCTACCTCTTAGTGAAAGTATAACTGGTTCAGATGATGACCGGTTTTCCGCCATAATCAGATACATGGCTGCGATTACAAAGAATACAAAGAGAGAGAGGAACATTTTGCTAAGGTCTATCCGTGTTTTTTTAAGCGAAGCGGAATCCAAATGGATTTTGCGAAGCTTAATAAACGTGGATAGCTGCTATCTCTTTCACGGACGAATTTTATTCGTCCACGAATATAGATTAATAATTCTTGTTGATTTGGTATCTTTCATTGTTTATAAAAAAGATGTTCAATTTTTACAAATATGATTTTTACGAAATCCCCCGATGTCCCTTTATTCAAAGACCCTTTCAGTCAAAGACCCTTTCAGTCAAAGACCCTTTCAGTCAAAGACACTCACAGCGAAAATCAATACCACGTGGAATATCATTCATAGAATAATAATATTTCCCGCAAATTTTGCGAACCGTTTTCAGCATGAACAATTCTACTTCCAGACAAACCATTTCTTGTTTATAGAAGCGTTGCTTCTGCATAACATCTATATATCCTTCCTGTGAATAATTCATCATTCGGAGATTTCGTAAATTAGCGTCAAATCCTTCATATAATCTTATTTGGTTTGTAATATAGACATTATGTTTGATATGTAAAACCCACCATATACAAAGGATGATGATGAATAGCATTTTCTCTATCATTTGTCCGTGGGTAAAAACTTTTTTTTCATTCAATTTTGTAAAATTGAAACCTAAAATCAAACATTGTTGGTCAGTATCAAGTTATCAAATTTACTATATTTCAATTATGGAGACAGTATTTCAATTAGTAAGACCCTGTAAATTGAAGTTCCAAATCAGTTCTGCCACAGATATTGGTGGTGGGAGAGAGAACCAAGATTCGCATTTCACCTATTATAATGAAACCGAAAATATTCTCATTGTCGGCGTACTGGACGGTCATGGTATGGATTATGGAAAGCTTGCATCCGAATCAATAACAGCAATGATGCGTGAGTATTTTGAACGAGAGATAGAATCTCTGAAATCTGCACCTTACGACACAATCGTCCAAGCATTTGTTCTCGCCAACGAGCATTTGAAGACAGTGATTAGATCGGATTTGGAGAAAAGAGATTTCATCGTCAAAGAGGAAGATGGGTATTTGACAAAACGATATATACGATCCAGTGTAACAAATCCATCAGCGTGGTCAAATATTAGTGGTGGTACTACATGTACGATCATCGCGATTATAAACAATAAAATGTACTCGGCGAATGTCGGTGATTCGGCAGCAATGCTTTTCTCAAAACAGCCCATTTTCAATCATAGTCAAAATGTTCAGTATCTCGGCGATGCAGATGCTGCAGCAGTTCCTCATGAAAGGTCTGTAGTGGCTTGTACCCCAAACTCTGAATTTCTAGAATTAACCGCTGAACATTCTCCCGAAAATCTAGACGAATATAAAAGGGTCTCTCTTCATACACCACCAAGTGGAGTAACACGTGTTCGTTTCATATATGATAGTCCTTCAACCCCCTATAAATATTCATGCAATCCAATATATGAGACGTCATCCAATGGCGAGATAACAATAACAAAACGAGGATATTACCATAAAAATGTGAGAGAAGAATTTGCGTCTCTTGTCACCGCACCACATAATGCGAGATTTCCTTCGTCACTTTCAATGACGAGGTCCTTGGGTGATTATTTCATGCAGTCGTATGGTGTTAGTCATCTTCCGGAGGTACAATGTGTGGATTTGGAAGAGATAACTGCGTCAAATACAGAGCCAATCCACTTATTAGTAGCAAGCGATGGTGTATGGGATTGTTGGAAATATGAGGATATTGCGAAAAAGATGGTGGAAATCGGAACAAGCGTTGATGAACAATCATCCGCCGAGCGTCTTATTCGGGAGAACGATATTATCGCCAAACAACTATTTGGAAACAACTCGGATAATACGACTGCAATAGTTGTAACAATAACATCCCACTAGAAACATCCGGCTATAAGGTCTATCCGTGTTCTTAAGGTCTATCCGTGGTTTTTAAGCTTCGCAAAATCCAAATGGATTCCGCTTCGCTTAAAAAACCGTGGCTAGCTGCTATCTCTTTCACAGACGAATTGAGAATAAGTTTCGGATGAATGGAAAAAATAAAAAATACACATTATATAAAACGAAATATGAAGTCACTCTGTAAATATCGCGACATTTTTGGAAAAGTAGGTGAAGGAATTCACTCTTACCGTTTTTTTAATATTGCCATAGCAGATGTCTTGCTAACAATTCTCGGTGCGATGATTCTTTCTTATATTACAAAGTGGTGTTTCTGGTGGGTTTTAGGAGGTTTGTTCTTACTCGGAATCGTACTCCATCGTCTTTTTTGCGTTCCAACCACTGTGGATAAATGGTTACGAAAATACATTTTTTGAGAAAATCATCTCCTCTCAAAAAATCGCCAAAAAATATAATCGGCACATAGAATAAATAAAGAGCCATGGGAAAAACATCCAAGTCATCGTCTGACGCATCTGATGCGAAACGTGACGAGGACGAATTATTGGAAAATGGCACCGGGGTTGTAAAACGCCGTGGAAGAAAAACCAAAAAACAAAATGAAAAGGAGATCTTATATGAATACCATAAAGAGATCGGGAAAGAGTCAGAACGTGCAGCCACCCTCAGTCGTAAGGTTTATGAAAATTCTCAACACCTTTCGCATAATGAAAAGGCCGCTTTTGAGAACCGGTTTTCCAAACCCAAAAATCCACATCAAGAAGAATATGTGAATATTCTGAAAAACAAAGGGCGCAAAATTGTGGTAGCGACTGGTCCCGCCGGTACTGGGAAAACCCTGTTCGCAACCGAATATGGCGTGCATAATTATCTACTCGGCGATTATGAAAAGCTGATTTTCACCCGACCCTCCGTCTCCGTGGATGAAGACTTAGGCTATTTACCCGGAACTCTAGAGGAGAAAATGGCGCCCTGGATACGTCCAATCTATGATGTCATTTATCAATTCATTCCACCCAAGGAAGTGGAGGCTCTTCTGGAAGAAAAAACGATAGAAATTGCTCCACTCGGGTTCATGCGTGGTCGTACCTTCAAGAATTGCTGGATCGTCGCAGATGAAATGCAGAACTCCACTGTCGCGCAGATGAAAATGTTATTGACGCGTTTGGGTGAAAATAGTCGGCTTATCATAACCGGCGATTTGGATCAACATGACCGCGCCAATGAAATGAATGGTTTAGAAGATTTTTTGAATAAATTCCGAGGAAAACGGTCGGATTCCATTGCCAATTATGAATTTAAGCGTTGTGATATACAGCGCGAAGATGTCGTTCGCGAAGTATTGGATATTTACAGCGGCGATTTACCTCCCTATTTCAAACGGAACGAGGAATATCCATCTTCCATGGAAGAAGAGGAAAATGAATCTTCTCTTGATGGTAGTGGAGAAAACGAAGTTTAGAAAATATATCAATAAACGCAAAAAAATATAGTGGCCTATATTATAATGAAAAGCCTTTTCCCGAAAAGATTATCTTTCAAATCATTCAATGGATATACCAGCAATATACTATACAACAAATATTTATTGTATATATTTCTAGCAATCAGTTTGGTTGACCTTTTCTATTTGTCTTCCACAGAAGACTATACTTCTGTTTCCGTTTTCGTAATATCAGCTTTCTTGATATCATTTTTCAATAAAAATATGATTGTCATTTTGTTCATTGCGTTGGTAATTACGCATATATTGAAAAGTGGGACGAAGATTGCGTATGAAGGAATGACGAATACGCCTAGCGCAGAAAACGAATCGTTTACAGATGACTCAGGAATATCCATGAATGAGTTTGAGAACAATTTGAAGAATGATAATAATATGGAAGATAAAGATATTGCATCGGCAATTGCTGGAGGAAATCTTTCATTTGATATTAATAGTAAAAACAATAAAGCCAAACTGGAAATGGATGGGCCGGCCCATGAATCTTCTTCTAAGAAAGCAGACATGGGGTCTAAACCCGATTCCAAAAAAGGTGGTAACGAGAAGGCTACTGATAAAAAAAATGATATAAAGAATGATATAAAGAAGGATGAAAAAAAGACCAAATCTCCCGATATGAAGGAAGTGAACAATGATATGAAAGAGTTTTACGATTTGCAGCAGAAAATAATGAAGGGGTTGGAGGATATAGACCCATTGCTATCCAAGGCTGAGAACTTTGTAGAGAAAATGCAAAACCGCGAGTAAGAAAAATAATATGTTACGATACTATAATATATTATTTTAGACATTACATGGAATTGTCGGAACAGAATCACCTGATACTTTTTATTATATTCCTCGTCATTTCCTATATTATTGTTAGCCATATTGTTTATCATATAATTAATTCCAAAATACTAGAAGGTTATGATTATAACCCACCGGATTGGGAAGATGAAAAAATTCCGGATATAACGCTCCAAATAAATACAAGCGATATGCATGATGCAATTCAAGGTTTACAAAATTCAGTTAATACTTTATCCGACGGTTTGCAACCAGTAGTTGATAAACTAAATGAAGCACAAAAATTTCATATTGGCACTTGGTACCCCTTCGGAAATTCGCCGAAAATTCCAAGTATTCCAAGTGTAAGTATTCCCGACCCACCCAATCCGTCCATTTCCATGAGACCCATAAGAGATGCCCTTAGAACTATTATAAATCCGCTCATTGATGTATTTAAAGTAACCATACCCGAATGGTTTAATAGAAACATTGAAAAGCCAGTCATAGCGATAGGAGATGAAATTGTGGATGAATTCAAAAATATTAAAGCACGATTTGATGCGATGGGTCATGGAATTGTGCAAATGCGTGATGGTGTTGGACAACAATTCACTGGTATGGGTGAGGGACTTCAAGATGGATTTTTTGATATTGGATTATTATTGAAATTCTCGGGGGAGTATGTGGGTTCAAACATTAATTGTGGAATATCGCTAATAACTGGTTTCGGTAGTTGCTGGATGTATTACATAGCAGAGGTGATCGCACATGCTATTTATTTGTTACCAGCCACGGTGATCTATGGATTTTATCTATTCGGAATGGATGTTTATCCACAAGAAAAGGCCTTCTGGGAAAAAGTTCGGGAATACGATAACACGTATCTGTATAACAATACCGGTTGGGGGGTATCCCAGTGGCCAAAATTCGTGAAAGAAAATTGTTATAGTTGTATTCGTCTAAAATCAGACGCCATGGAACTTAAAGCAAAGCAGGTACAGCGCGATTTTACTACCGGAATAAAAGACAAGATGAATGTGGGAATTAAAACATTCAATACTGGTGCAACGGAGATTAAAGATGCATTTAGCAAAGATTTCAAAGCATAGATCATTTTCGGTGTTTGTAATAATATATTTTATCGCATTATTACAACCAGGCATTATATGAAAAAAATATCCACCACGAATTATTTTATTTTGACACTTCTTTGTCTGTTATTCGTTCTCTATGTAATCATACAATTCGTAAATGCTGATAAAGAAGGTTTTGATGTACAAGAAGTTGAAGATAAGATCAAATCAACGTTCAAAGACATAAATTTCACATTAATAGACCCAGTCAATATTTCATTGCAAAAAGTACGCGATTTCTTTAACAAAGTTGTTCGCGGGTTTAAAAAGGATGTGGTTGAACCCACTGAAAAATTTATACAAGATGCAAGAGATAAGTTAAATCTCGTAAAAACCCGAATGAATACGATAAAGAAAGGAATGGATACAATCTTTTCCGGTATTGGTGACGAATTTGTTGCTCTAGGAGATGGACTAAAAACCGGGTTTGATGATATAGGCCTATTATTGATATTTTTATGGGAATATGTCAAAACATTCGCTGACTGTGGGAAGCATTATATAGTGAATTTTAAGAAGTGTTTTCCTTTTTACATAATAGATAAAATAGTTTCGTCAATTATAAATTTCATTATCTATTTGTTGAATATACCTGGAGTTTTATATGGACAGGCTAATAATAAACCGGCTCTTTATACCATTCCAACAAAATCTAGTTATATTCCTTGGTCAGAGACCATATTGAATGATTGTTATATATGTCCACGACTGAAAACGGATGCATTGAAACTAAAAGCCAAACAAGTGGACGATGATTTCAAAATCAAGCTTCCACGCAGATTTGACAAAGCCACTGAAGAAATTAAAGACGGAGGAAGGGTCTTCTTATCGGCGTTTTCTAACAATCCGCTTGCATAAAAATCGCCCCCTATTTTATAGACATCATTTTCATTACAAAAATGGGGAAAAAATGTATTCCGGGCGTGATTTGTATTGAAAATATGACTCTTTTTGTTCTTGTCATTATTTTACTTGTTGTCGTCTATATTATTTGGGTAGATGGTCCGAGTGTTGTTATCATGCAACAACCTTCACATTCTTTGTTACCGATTACAAGCTCCACACAAATGGGGCCACTCCAGTCATTATCCACGCGGGGAAATTCGGGTGATGTATTTAGTAATCCTTATGTGGAGCCATCCAAAGTAGATGGTACATATCCTCTCATCGGTGGAGGCGATGTTCGCGGCGTTCCTATCAATATCCAGACACGCGCAACTGGCATGGATTATCAACAAGTAGGTATTTTAACGAAATCGGGTGGATCGGATCTGATTCTACCCCTTTTTGGTAGAAAAATAATGACAGGTCGCGATAAATGGCAATATTATGCCATTTCCAATACAGGTTCTCTAAATACGAAATTACCAGTTAGTGTAAATGGTAAAAGTTGCACTGGAGAAATGGGATGCGATTCTATTAGTAATGGGGATACTATTTATGTTGAAGGTTATCAAGATATTTTCAAAGTGACTCTTTATGAAAATACGCTTTTTAACTATTTACCCTTTTAGGCATTTATTATCAGTTGAGCAGAATTTAGTAAAAAGTAAAAACATAATAATGTGGAATCATTTTGGGAGATTATCTGCGTTTTTATTTAGAAAAATTGAAAACCTTAGGCAATATGCTTTGATAAAATATATATATGCGTTAAAATACTTAAAAAGGAATCTCTTTAGTGTTATATAAGCCCAGAAAATGGTTCGCAAGACTACTTCCGATAAGCCCACTACTTCCGCTCCCACTACCGCCGCTTCGGCCCCTCCCGCTGCAACTGCTTCAGCTTCTGCCTCCGCTACAAAGGCCCCTCGTGCCAAGAAGCCAAAGGCTGAGGCTGCTCCCGTCGCTGAGGTTGCTGCCCCCGTTTCCTCCGAGACAGTCGCAGCTCCTGTTGCTGAGGTATCTGACTCTGTTTCTAGAATGGCCGAGTTCAGCAGCAAGATCCAACAGCTCAATGGCGTCGTTTCTTCCCTCAAGGTTGAGTTCAAGAACCTTGAGCGTGCCGTTCTTCGTGAGATGAAGAATGCCCAGAAGACCTCTTCCAAGAAGAGACGTGCTTCTGGAAACCGCCAACCTTCTGGTTTCGTCAAGCCCACTCGCATCAGCGATGAGCTTGCCCAGTTCCTCGGAAAGGAGATTGGCACTGAGATGGCTCGCACTGCGGTTAGCAAGGAGATCAACCAATACATCAGATCCAACTCTCTTCAGGACAAGAGCAATGGTCGTAAGATTAACCCTGATGCCAAGCTTTCCACTCTTCTCAAGATCAACAAGGGTGACGAGCTTACCTACTTCAACCTCCAACGCTACATGAAGCACCACTTCGTGAAGGCCGTGACTGCGTAAAGTGAGAACATAACATCTAAACATAATTACCGATAAAAACAAAAAATAAGAAAATGATATAAATATGATGCAATAGAACATCATATTTACAGAGTAACGCGAATGTCTGAATCCGACGGATTTAATAATGACCATAAAGACGAAATTTCTCATAAAAATGAACCACCGATACTATCATTTGAAGACCGTTTGACTGCTTTTTTGAAAAAACAACCGGTTACACTTTACATACTAACTCCTTGTTATGGAGGCCAATGTCATGTAAACTATGTTGTTTGCCTAATGACTACTAAAGATCTTCTGGAACGATTAGGCATAAAAGTGAAAATAGAGTTTTGTAAAAACGATAGTCTAGTGTCTCGTGCCCGTAATAATCTTGTAGCAAAAGCCATGGCTGATCCCGAAACGACACATGTTCTTTTTATTGATAGTGATATTTCATGGGGTGCAGCCGAAGTTCTCAAATTACTCGTTGCAGATAAATCATTGGTAGGCGGCGTTTATCCTTTGAAAAACTACTTCTGGGATAAACTGGCAAAAACCGATGAAAATATAGTGAAAACATGGTTAGATAAAAAGAAGTCGGGACAGTTCAACAATCGCATTTCAGATGCAGATTACATCCAGAACAATTTATTGAAATACAATATCAATTATATTGATACTGAACTCAAGATTGAGAATAATCTAGCCAATGTCCGGCACCTTGCCACGGGTTTTATGATGTTTACACGCAAAATGATTGAGACCATGTTTCAAGCATTTCCATCTACGAAATATACTGATGATGTAGGATTCCTCGTGGGGAAACAAAACGAATATGCGTATGCTCTTTTTGATTGTGGAGTAGAGGATGGACATTATTTGTCGGAGGATTGGCTTTTTTGTCATCGTTGGTCAAAACTGGGAGGAAAAATCTGGATAGATGTATCCATCTCATTGACACATACAGGAGTTGAAGACTATAAGGGCTGTTATATCGCATCTGTTTTATAAACTCCGTACCCCTTTTGTATATAAATAGATATTATTATATCTTCTCTATTTATAGTAAAATACCATGTTTAGATTTTCTGCACCATTACCAACAAATATAAATAATAACATATTGACAGCGAAAGGTGCAATGCCACTAAAGGGTGGAAATTCTAACTCGGATAGTAATTTTTCTTTAGCAAGACACACTTACGTGGAAGCGAACGGAAATTATACATCCAATGTTCAACATGTATATCATGGAGTCGCCAATGCATATGAGAGAGCTCCACGCGCTTTGATACAAAATGGTCAGCAACCAAATCAAAAAAAATATTTAGGTAATCGCGATTCTTCTGCAGTTACTGCTCGTAGAAGGGTAAATGCTGTCGGAAATAACACACTTAATGCAGGGAATGTAGCCATTTCATTCAATAGTAATTCTGAAAATAATTACAATACGCGTAATGATGCGCTAACCCGTGTTCGTGGGGGTGGCTCAATTGTCCCATCAAAAGTGACACAGAAATATATTCTTCAGTACGACTATTATCTCGCTACTAGATATTTGATAAACTACCCCTGGCAAATTACGCCTACACGGTTTGATTCAGAAATATGTGAGATTGAATGTTCGCGATATGGTCGTTATGTCACGATTTTGACGAAAAGAAAAATCTGGCGTTCTGACGACTATGGTATCACTTGGACCATCGCATGTGTGCCTAATAATATTGTTACCAGAGCAGTCGCTACTGTTTTATCCGTTTCTATCAATACAAAGGGGCAGTCATACAATACAATTATTGATATAATAACCACTAATATAAAAACGGGTAGGTTTTACATAGATTTCAAACGTGAAAATAATTCATTCGGTAACAAGAATGCGGGCCTCGTAAGTGGTATAGGGGTTTTGGTTTCTTATCTAACTGTAACTAGTAACGCAATAGATAATATTATATTTGTTTTTAATGGCGTTAATTCAAAAGATACTGTACTTCTGAATAATAATGTAGTTACTGGTGTAAATAATGATCAGGAATTTTGGTCTATTTTATCCAAAACCATTGAGAACGAATTGGCGAATGTGCCCAATATTTTATCTTCAGATATAATGATTACATCCAATGTGGGCGGAGATATTATTGATTCTGAAGGCAATCTTCTTTATAACCTGAATACATATAATGGACAATATGTTTCTCTGTTAGGAATATCTCCCAATGGTAAATATCAGGTTACTGCATTTGCTACTAATAACGTTAATATTTTATATTCAGTAGACTATGGCAAAACTTGGAGTGCACATACTACGTCTAATCGTAACCCTGCAAGTGGTATCGGTGTTACAAATAATGGAACTGTTATTTTCAGTAATAACATATACACGAATCCAGTAAGCGGATTACCCAATCATGATAATTTTGACGCAACTCTCTCATATAATATTGTTATTAATTTGAATCAATTGACGACTACGGGTGAAGTTGCAAATGCGTTTACAAATACGCAGACGATTTTAAATGTAGCCTCTTCCGATGATTCGTCCATCGTTTCAATGTCTAATTTTTATGATGGTGTAATCTATGTATCGCGCGACGGTGGCGCAAATTTCACAACCATAACTAAATATTATGATCTTGATAATAAATTAACCTCATTTGGTCGTGTTGATTTTCGCGATTTAAGTGATAACCCCATTCCTCAAGAGTATGTTGGATTCCAGGGAAGTCTAAACATTACAAGTAATGGTGCTATGCAATTTATTACAGACAAAAGAAATAGATTCTATCGCTCAGTAGATAGAGGAGCTACATGGAGACGAGAGATTCCCCGATTAGATACTGGTAGAGAATTATATGGTAATTTTCAAAAACGCTCCATTTCGCCTGACGGGAAGCTTCAAATTATATCGGCCGGAACGTATGTTGATAGCACTGTTACATATTTTTCAAGTGATTATGGTTACACATGGACGGAGTTGAATACAATATATAATGCAAGTACAAATACTGGTTACACTCCTATTTTAACAACAAATACTTTTCTTAATTACGATTGTCAACCTAAACACACACCGAATCCTATTTTTGGTTTGTATTATTATTATAATAAATATCCCTCTACTACGCCAGAAGATTCATAATTGCAAAACACCCGAAGATTTATAATACAAAATCTATGCAAAACACCCGAAGATTTATAATACAAAATCTATGCAAAACAGAATCCTTCACTTTTCATAATGTTTCGCAATTCTGCGGTATTGGTAATCGTTTTCAAATTCGGTTTTAACACTTGGCCATTGGGTTCTGATAAATTGGATAAATCAAACATTTGATAGACTTTTCGTACTTTATCATATGTTTCCCTTGTACATCTATTTTCTTGTAGTAACCAATCATGAAAGCTTATGCCGTTATTCGCGAACGCATCTACAAATGCATTGAAATTATTCACAATTTCACCAACGGTCATATTAATGTCACATTGATTATTATAATCCGTTCCTAACATGACCATCACTTCCCGAAACATTTCACTAGTCATTCTTAGCCTTTTTAAAATAGATGAATAATCATAATAGATAACCGTATCATTTAATATACTGAGATGGCGATACACGCGCCTACAACCATACAAGAACATATCTGTATCATCACTTATGCATCCCCATGCTCTGTCTGATTTTACTAGTTGAGCACACATTACGTCTGCTTCTCCCTCTGATGCATAATGGGTTACGCCAAATGCATCTAGCAATGATTTTACCTTCTTGATATCGTCATTTGTAATACGGATAAATCGCCGTTTCAACTCTACCATTTCAGCATGTATTTCTTCTCTATTGTTTTGGCAATCTTCCAATTTCATCTTTTCGGCCAATAATTTATATTCAGCTTCGGCAACTTTTTTATTATTATAACGGTTCCATATTTCATCCATTTTCTCCGGAGGCGGCTTTCCATCAAATACGAATATAGGGGTTATTTCGTAATACAAGAGTTTCGCTACCAACAGATAGAAATTTTCCATCAATTTATCTCCCGTTTTGTACTTGTATAAGTAAATACTCGTGTCTATTACCAATGTTCTGTTCTTAAGATCAGACAACTGAATCTTTACCATACATTTATCACAGCCGTTGATTTTTAAGAAACGATTCAAATGCTTGACGCCCATTTTGTCTATGTCTTGTGTCTTTGTTTTTATCGGGGGTCTTCTCTAAGAATCTTGGGTTCAATTTTTCAAATTCGCCGAATTTTTATCGCGAGGTATATTAACGGAAAAGAGTTCGGCTATGAAAAAACAGACCCCGATTTCTGCAAAGTTACAACAAGATCTGGCACATTTTTTTCCGAAATTGATAAAAAAACAGCCATTTTCGCGTAAATCCAGGGCGGTTCTCAAATTTCTTTTTCAAGAGATTATAAGCAGTCATAAAAGGATAAAGGCACATCCCGGAAACATTCATGAAACCCTTCTTACACCTTCTACCATGCGACCTCTTCCATCTTCCACTTATATGCCGAAAGCCATCGGTGACTTCATCACTGGTCTAAAAAACAAGCGCGAGTCGGAGTATTCCTTTTCCTTTGATATTCGTGGCCGAATGGTGAGCATTTATATGTTATATCCAGGTGCGAATATGGATATGGCCATGGAACGAGCCCGGTGGATTTATGTATGGTTATCTATTGCTTTTTCACATACTCCACCCAAATGTGCTAGGCAATTGAATTTATACTTGTATTTTACTCCTTTTCCGAAAGTTCTCCCCAAACCCGGAGAACCCAGAGTGATTGATTTTCAGCATGCGAATACTGCCTACACAACTGCGTGCCAACCATCTACCGATATTTATCTCTATCGGGAAGAAGAATGGTTCAAGGTTCTCATCCATGAGACCTTTCATAGTCTCGGTCTGGATTTTTTATCAGTGAATACGGATTCGGCGCATAAGAAAATTCTAGAGATAATGCCAGTGGAGTCGGATGTGAATCTGTCGGAGACCTATTGTGAAATGTGGGCGGAAATCATGAATGCCGCGTTTTTTACGGTTTTTATAGAGGGTGGGGGAAAAGGCGCCGATTTTTATGTGAATAAAATAGAGGAACGGTTACATCTGGAATCCGCGTTTTCCGTCTTCCAATGCGTCAAGGTTCTCCATTTCTTTGGATTGGATTATAGAGAGCTTTATACAAAAGATGAGGATTCGCATCGGAATCGGCGACGGAAATACAAAGAGAAAACCAATGTGCTGGCCTATTATATTATCAAATCGGTCTTCATGTTCCATTGTGGGGATTTTATAGATTGGTGTTTAAATAATAATGATGTGGGACAGGTTCTCAACTTTGATGAAAAAGATTTGGAAAAGTATGTGGAATTATTTGTTGGATTGTATCGGTCGCCTGAGTTTCTACAACATATTGATGTTATTGAAAAATGGTTCTCGGAGGGAAAAGGAGATCTGAATTTGAGAACCACGATGAGGATGAGTCTCTTTGAAATGGCGCTTTGAAATGGCGCTTTGAAATGGCGCTTTGAAAATGGTTTTTGTATTTGTTTTTTTGAAAAAATACAAAAACACGGATAGACCTTAAGGTCTATCTGCGGTTTGTAGCCAATTGGCTACAAAACCGTGGCTAGCTGCTATCTCTTTCACGGACGAATAGAGATTAATGATTACTTCGCCTTTACTTCGCCTTTACTTCGCAGATAATCCCCGGCGTACTTTCATCAATACGACATCCGTCGTTACCGGCATACCCCTATGGAATTCATTCAACTTGGCATCCTTCGTTTCCGCCAAAATCTTCTTAAAATCCAAATTCTGGGAGAACTTGGCCTCCAAAGCCTGTTTTCGCGCAGTTTTGACACGTTCTCCCACAAAATCAACATCGGGGGTAACATTCGCTGGACGTATAGACTTATCCTTCAACTTATTCGTCTTACCAATCGCCACATCCTTTGCCAATGCCGTATCCGTCGCAATCTCACTCCCCGAATCAATGGAGAACTTTTCAAAGAAGGTGGTGAAACGCTTCTTGAATGGAACCGCCACCATATATTGTTCCACCGAATACCATCTATGTCCATCCAAAGAAAAAGGAACCGGATAAACATCACTGAGTTTCTTTCTCCAATCCGCAAGATTTTTATCCTTGTTGAGAACCTGGAAGTCATTCACCCGCGAATCTGGTAAAAGTTCTCCCGATCCGGTTCCCGCCTTGGGTTTTCCATCCGATTTGGCATGGAACATGAAAATCGTCTCTGGATCATATAGATCATGGTCTAGATTCTCCTGTTCTGTCTCATCTTGACCCGCCTCGGGATGGCCCTCGTCGGGTGAAAGGCCTAGTTTCTGCTTCAATCCTCGGAAATCCCGAATCAAATAATACGGTCCCGCATTTCGTTCCATACATTTATTTATAACCATCGCCTTTACATCATAGGGTACTTCCGAGAACTTGAGAATATTCTTGGATTTATAAGTGATTAATTTATAATGTCTACCATCATAGGCGGTCATAATATAAAAGTCCGGATTGTAATTGTTTTGTTTATCCAAGATTTCATCATTCAATTGGCCACATTGGAGAACCGAATCATGATCTCCTGCGTTTTGGGACTCTTCGGATAAAATGACAATCTTCATATTCAATAGGCGCTCTATTGTGGAAATAGCCCAGGTATCCGCCCAAAAACGCGCCGTCTGAATATACCCTCGGAATTTCTCCAATGTATCCAGGTTCTCCATATATTGGAATTCTTGAATAAGTTCTCCCGTGTTCGCCAAAGACATTTTCGCTTTCTCAAAATCCTTCACAACATCATTCGCATCGTCCTTGATTTTCTTCTTTTCACCCTTGTCCTTGATAACCGCATTTCGTTTTTTTAATTCTGTCAATGTTTCTTGAAGCCGTTTCATATCGGCTTCCGTTTTTTGTATTTCATTATGATAATTTACATACAAAGTGCGATAAGTCTGGAACTGTTTATCGGTTGCCTCTCTGGATAATAATTCACGGAGTTTCTCCACGGTTGTCATTTTACCGATCTGTGCATACGCATCGCGAATTACCGCAAATAGGCAATCTCCACCACCTTCATTATCTATCAATCCATATTCCTTGTTTTTCATGAATTTCTGGATCCACGTATTGGTAGCCGACTCGGAATAGTGGGTTTTTGCCTCATTAGACATTTCCTCGGTTTCTTCTGGGAGCATCTCGGGTTGCTTTACTGTGGGGTCTTCGGTAAATGGATTCGTCGCCGATTCCTTTTTCGCAGAATCGGCTTTACTCAGATTCTGAGTGGGTAATTTCAGGCGTAGAACGTCGGTATCTTGCGTTTGCGCATCCGGTCCTTGCGTTCTCGCATCCGGTTCTTGCGTTCTCGCATCCGGTCCTTGCATTTGCGCATCCGGTTCTTGCGTTCTCGCATCCTGTTCTTTCATTACCGAATAGCTAAATTTCCCCATAATCTCAGGTGTTACAAAGGAAAAATACAACAGGCGGTCTTTAGTAATCAAAACATCCCCATCTGCATCCATGACTTCGGTTAATTTATCCATAGGATGTTCAAAAACACCGATACGTAATTTGGGTGCATTATTCATCAATAAGTATACCGAAAAATGAATGATATTTTTATGTGAATATTGATAATTGGCTTTACCGATTGCTATCACTACAGGTTTTCCTGTCGGTATCTCATATTCATAAACCGTAGCGTTATGCTCAATATCACCATCATCAATACCACGAAATTCCGAATATTCAATCTCGGGGTTCAATACAGACTTGACCATTTTAGTATTATATTTTATGCGACTATTTTTTATTTGCTTTTCATGCATAATTCATAAACAGACCCCTTCATTTCAACGAATCCAAAATATCCATGTATTTGAAAATCGCCCGACTAGATATGCTCGGTTTATCTTTGGATTTCATTCTGGCAATTACGCGGATTCTATCCAGCGTTTCCGTCCAGTCAGCAAAATCGGGCGCTTTATTTCCCTGCATCAAAGACATCATTACAAAAATATAAATATTCTCGGTAATTTCCTCCACTTCGCTTCCGCGATCGGGTTCCTCCATATACTTATCCACATAGTCCTGTAATTCACTAATAATTGCGAACATTTGCGCTCTTTCTAGTACACCCCTCTTCGTCAAATTCAATATGAAAACCGATAGGGCTTTACGACGATCATTCACCTTGGTGCACTGACAGAATTTATCATAATCCGTGTTTGAATCCGCAAACCGAATATCACGAATACTTTCGCGATAGTTCTCTAAGAATTCATCCCTTTGTTTTGCGAAATACTCCTTTGTCACATCTGACGTATCCATCAATTCCTTGAACAAGTCCGCATAGATTTCCGAATAAAATTTATTATTCCCTGCAATATCGGTAATTGCAGTGGCGACTTTCCGAATATCCTCTTCGTTTTCCAGTCCGACAATTCGCTCTAAAATCACCGCTCTCTGGTTCTCATAATTTTTATTGGAAATTTTATTCAGAGAGCCCTTGATCTCCGTCATAGTTTTTTCTACTCCCTCCTTTTTTACTATCGTAGTCGCTTTGAATGGTTCAGCGGGGGTTGAATCCGATTCACGAGATCCATTACCACCATGTTTTTTCACAAATCCAGTCTTTCTATAACGATTGGTGGAAGAGAAAGAATTATAGGGCGCATGATTCCGAACTTCGCTATTCGGGTGTCTATTTATAGTCTCTGGTTCGGGGAGGGTGGCTACGTATTTTTCTATTTCTATATTTAATGTGGCGATCAATCCCTTTGTTGAATCTTGTAATTTATATTCCATACCATCTAGCAGAATACGTTGGAAATCATCTAGGGTGTAAATCATTTTGCTTTTAGGTTTGAAATATAATATTAACTAGTATGAAGTGTTTAATCTCTTTTCATGGAGAAATAAAATTGTCCACTAAAAGAGAGAGCACCTACCCAAACTCATGGATAGAGATTAATCTCTTTTCTAGCTACATCGTAGAAAAAAGCCTGCACAAAAAATAAAAAATAAAGGCACCCATCGTTTCTAATACCGCATGAAAGGGGAATCCCGGTAAAAATTCCAACATCTGTTTGCAATTGTAATTTTCATTATAAAACAATAGGATAATCATTACGCCCAAAAATAAGATCACCGGCATGGAATCCTGCTTATTCTTTGGAATGAAGCGATAATAATAGGCGAGAACGGAGAAAAATATCAAAAAAGAGGATGAAAAATAATACATCATCGTTAAATACATGAACGCGTATATATCAAATGCGAATAAGCATGTTAAAAATAGTAAAAAGGGTACATTTGGCCAAATCTCCGTATAATTCGCGAGCGTCAAAATATAAAAGATATTGATAACATAAGCTAAACCATGTATTATATTCAGTTGCAGAAAACTCGGTATGTGAATGGCATGTGAAAATACATGCACACATTCAAAAACGAACAGTGATAATATCAGTAAAAAACTATAGCCCCATTTCATTTTGCTCAAAAAATAGAGTATGATGCACATGCTTATTACATTCACTGCTACCGAATAGGGTTGGGCAATTCCGTTTTCATTCGGCGTCTCACATGTGGAAAAGGGAAATATATATTCGTTATTGTTTTGTTGCATTCTTCTATAGAATGCAAGGATACATTTATTTTCCACCGATCTGCGTTTAGGTATATAGATAAAAATCGGCGACAGAAATATATGAATATTTTGTTTTCAGCAATCTCTATACCCTCCTGTGCAGTATTTATCGGTGAAGAAGGTTCAGTAGGCGGTGAATCTACTACGCCGGGGTCCGCAGATTCGGCCACTGAATGCGAACCAACGGGTCACGGACGATTTGGTACATTTAAACTCCCCATCTCCTATTTAGATAAAAATACGGTGCATCCATTATCCGCCGTTGTAAATTCCGATTTGGAGTTAACACCTCTAGAAACACCGTCACAAGAACGATCGGGCGCAAAATCAATTTACGAATATTTGTTTGTACCAACGCATAAATTCGGTCATGACCTCATGGCCAATTGGGGAGAGAACTTTACAAATGATGTCAATTATTTGACGGATACAAAGGGTGTCATCGGCGACATGGAACTTTATAAGAAACGAATGACAGAGGCGTCCGAATACAATATAGACCCCGAGGCGCTCTTGAATATATGGGCGTGTATAAAAGACGACACTGAGTTTCTTTCCAAATATTCTTACATGGAATGGGACATGCTTATGTACTTGAATAACTCCGACTCCTTTTTACAGATATTATCTGTAATGAATATTGTATCTCCTGCCGTCAGTCTTTTATTACCCGTTTTTCTTCTACTTTTTCCTTTTATCGTTTTGAAAATCCAAGGAATTGCCATCACATTTGATACTTATTTGGATGTTCTCAAAGAGGTTGCACGAAACCATTTTATCGGCCGCGCATTAACAAGCATAGATTCTATTAGTCCCGAAAAACTCATCTATTTGTTCGTGACCTTGGGTCTCTATTTATTCCAGATCTATCAAAATATTGTACAATGCAATCGGTTTTATCAAAATATAGAGACGATAAACAATCATCTGTGTTATATTCGGGACTATACGCTACATTCCATTCATAGTATGGAGAACTTTATAGAAGTCAATGCGAACCGTGCAAAATATAGAGAATTCGTGGAAAATACGCGAGGTCATTGCCAGGTTCTCAAAGAACTGTATTCTAATTTGGAGACACTAAAACCATTTTACGTTTCAGTTTCCAAATTCATGAGCATGGGTCTTTTATTACGCAATTATTATCAACTTTTTTCCAACCAGGAATATGCGCAAGCATTGGAATATTCCTTTGGCTTCGCGGGCTACATTGATAATTTGATGGGAGTTCATAAGAACCTAATGGAAAAGAGAGTATCCTACGCCGAATTCATCGGTAATGATGGTCACACGGTTTTCAAAAAGCAGTACTATCCGGCGATCCGCGATGATGCACCCGTGCATAACGATTGCACCTTTGAGAAAAATATCATTATTACCGGAGTGAACGCGTCTGGTAAAACGACGACTCTGAAAACCACCACCATCAATATTATTTTTACGCAGCAACTTGGCTGTGGATTTTATGAGGCCTGTCAAATTGCACCCTACACTCATATTCATTCTTATTTGAATATACCGGACACTTCGGGACGTGATAGTTTATTCCAAGCCGAATCACGACGATGTAAGGAAATTCTGGATATTATTCGGGATGCGCCCGAGGGCGCACGTCATTACTGTATTTTTGACGAATTATATTCGGGGACCAATCCAGTGGAGGCCACCAAATCCGCCTATGCATTTTTGAAATATATGAATGGGTTCTCCAATGTGGATTTTATTTTGACAACTCATTATGTTTCCATCTGTAAGAAGCTCCGTAATTGTGGTCGTATTCAAAACTACAAAATGGTCATTCATCAGTATGAAAATGGGGAGATTGAGTATACATATAAGATGCGCCGTGGGATTTCCAGGGTGCAGGGTGCCATTAAAATCTTACAACAGTTGGATTACCCCAAAGAGATTATCCAAGATATTATTAATTATGGACGTGATAGTAAGACAGGCGACCATAAGAATGTGAAAGAATAAATCAATTTGGAAAAAAATATAAACAATCGGGGTGTTAATCAATCACCCAAAGAACATGAACTCTTTATTCATTGCATCATCGGCTATCAATGGTATTTTCATCTATTCGTCTCTACTAACTTATTCAATCTGTAAATTCTTGCGGCTACCTTATTCAAATGTGAATTCATCGGACAATAATGTCGTTTTTAATTTGATGAATTCCACGTTGATTTCTGTAGTTTTTTCGGGACTATTGGACACACGAGCCCATTCCATTTTATGTAACATACATAATATGATAATGCATGCGATTATGTCGGAATTTGTCTATTATTCTATTCATCGCGGACTACTCCATGATCCTTATTTTTATGATTGGTTTCATAAAGATGAACACGTGAAGACTTTGGTTTGCCCTGGTGATACGCTATTCATGAATCCATATGATTTCTCTGTGTATATGGTATCAATGCATGTGCCATTGTTATTGGTGCCTGCCAATTATAACGAGTATTTTATTGTCTTGCTCTTTTTCTTAACGGCGAAACATTTTGAATTCACCAATGTCTTTTATGATCATCATTTGTCGCATATGAGTAATCCGAAAACGAGTTTTTGCATAGTTTTACCAATGTTTGATCTGTTCTATGATACGCAATGGTGCAACGTGCCTGTTATTTCGGATGAGGACAGCAATGAATCAGACAATGATACGGATAAAGAAATTGTAGTTGAATCAGATAATAATGGGAATTCAAAATATCTTGGCGTGAATACATACAATAGCATCCATAAGATGATAGAAAAATCAGTATTGGACGCATTCGGGCGAAATATTAACGACGATGATAGCGACAAAGAATATGAGAACATAACAGAAGACTCCATAAAAACGAAAAATGATTAGGGAGTGTGAGTATAGTACGAATACGAACCATTTTTGATAAACTATGTTTATATACATAGGTTATCAACAGCTACATAGATTGAGTGTCAATAAATTCAATGTTATATTTCCTCCCAGCGCGGTTACTGAAATGTATCGGAAAGGAACGGTTCCGTATTTATACAAATCGCCAGTGGAAGTGAAATTCGTGGTATTATAGGAAGGGATCACAAATTCTTGAGACGCATATTGATCAGTTTCGTTGACCGTGTTTGTGTAAGTATATAGAATTTGGCCCATTGTACCTAGTGTATTAGATCCATGAACCACAAACCCCTCTCCTACCTGAATACTTCCGATTTTTATCGTTGGATCGGCGCATTTGAGAACTCGGTCTCTCAGAAAATCTCCCAGATCAATTTGGACAAAATGCAGGGTGTCTATTTCGTTATCGTTAAAAAAATCGTTTACAAACCCGATGCCATTTTCATGAGAAGGCGATTTACCCGTTCTTACATATAAATTACTTGGTAAACCGGCCAAGTCAAATCCATAAACTACGAAATTGGTGGTTTTAGGTATATTATAGACAATCTTGGGACCTTGGGGTCCACCGCTCACATCTGCATTGCTGAATGTATTTATATAAGTATTACAACTACAATCGCATGACGCCTTTGGGCCAGTGGGGCCTGCTATGCCGGTTGGTCCTGCCAGGCCTTGGGAACCAGTGGGACCTGTAAGACCTGCTATACCAGTTGGGCCCGCTATACCAGTAGGGCCTACTATTCCCTGGGAGCCGGTTTGTCCTGCCTGACCAGTAGGGCCTGCTATGCCTGTTGGTCCGGCAATACCTTGAGAACCAGTAGGACCTGCCTGACCGGTGGGGCCTGCTATACCAGTGGGTCCTGCCTGACCAGTTGGTCCGGCCAGACCAGTAGGGCCTAGTAGGCCTTGAGAACCAGTAGGACCCGCCAGACCAGTTGGGCCTACTGAACCAGTGTTTCCCTTATCACCCCCGGGACCTGTAGGTCCTATAGGACCTCTAGCTCCAGGAACACCTGGTTCGCCATCTTTTCCGTCCTCACCTTGATCGCCAGTTTCACCTTTTGGTCCTGTAGGACCAACTTCGCCCATAGGTCCAGGCGCACCTGGCTCTCCTGATTCTCCACATTTACCCTCTTCACCATCGTATCCTCTTTCTCCTTGTGGTCCAGGTGGACCCTCGGGACCAGTTGCTCCGGGTGCACCTGCATGTCCACGTCTTCCCTCTTCTCCTTGGTATCCTCTTTCTCCTTGCGGACCACGAGGACCTTGTGGTCCAGTTGGACCCAGCTTACCAGGTTCTCCATCACACCCATCTTCGCCGGGACAACCGCGTTCACCTTTTGGACCGGTTGAACCTGCTGGACCAGGAGGACCACGAGGACCAGTTTCACCATCATATCCATCTTCACCGTGACAACCCTTCTCTCCCTTTTCACCCTTCGGTCCGGTTACACCCTGTGGACCAGTGGCTCCACAATAACCATTAAATCCCTTCTCTCCCTTGAGTCCTATTGGACCGGTCGGTCCAGGTGGGCCCATCTCTCCAGGACAACCATCACAACCATCCCATCCATCTTTCCCATCTTTCCCATCTTTCCCATTTTTCCCATCTATACCATCCCTGCCATCCCGGCCAGGTTCTCCATCCATACCATCCCTACCATGTTTACCATCCAATCCATCCTTACCATCCCGTCCTGATTTCCCATCCCGTCCTGATTTTCCAATCACTATTTTTTTACGATTTTGAAAAGACTTTTCGCGATTGGACGGTGAACAATTACGTGATGAACGATCACAAGATGAATCATTATCACAAGGATATGATTTTCTTGAATGTGGCCGACGTTTTTCCGGAGAACACGGCCGACGATTGTCCTCGGAATATGACCGACGTTTTTCTGGAGAGCATGGCCGACGATTTCTACGACTGGGCCGACGACACACCTCCTCTTCCTCCTCATCGTATGAAGATGACATTCTTTATACAATGTGCTAATAAATTTTAAATTACTAGAATAAAAACGCGTGATTGGTAATGCAGTCATACTAATTAATTTTGTATATTTATAACGATCCACTTTTCGCACTGCTTTTCACTATACTTTTCGCTATGCTTTTCGCTATGCTTTTCGCTATGCTTTTCGCATCTTTTTTCTTCTCTTCTCCATTCGTCCGACTTCTCATTATAGGGTCGTACTGTTTTTTCGGATTCAGAACATTCACATTTAGATTCTTTTCTCCGTTTCTCGCATCTTCTCCTGGAACAGGATCGTCTCCTGTATTCCCTTTCCTGAACATAACTATCATCACTATCATAGTCGTCATCGTGACGGCGGCATCGGCAACCTCTCGGCATTCTATAAAAGAAACCCACAATTGATTTTTTACAAATAAAATGACTAATATATCGTGCAAAAAAACACAGGGCACCCACAATTGTAATCACTAGTAACGCCCATCTATTTCACAAAAACCATTATTTTTTCGGCGGTCTCACGATGAGCCGTGCTATTTACATTTTTATTATGCATGGGGAGAACCCGTTTCAAAGTAAAGTGCCGTTTCGCGATTTCATTCATATCTTTCACCAATGCAAACTTTTCTGCGTCTCCGCCATAATCCGACAAAATATAGCACATACGACCACCGGGTTGGAGAACCCGATGACAGAGACGGATCGTGGGCTCCCAATAGCCAGCCAGCCATTCCTCATACGTGGAATAGGTCTCCGTACTCTGATTTTCGCCGGGGTATAATTCATAGCGGTAATATGGGGGGCTGAAGAAAACGACGTCAAAATGTTGGCTGTATTTTTTCAGAAAAGGTTTGGAACGTGCGAGAACCTCCGATGGTTTACAATGAATTTCCACCCTTTTTCCCTTCCAGTTCTCCATTTTCTCAGAAAATTGCCGGGTCTTATTACAAACATCCACGATGACATCCGTCCCCACATACTCCACCACATCGGGACATTCCAGGAAACCATAACAATAAGACGACCATCCCAGAGTGGGTGTGAAGACACGAGTTCCACTGAGGACCGACCGGTTCAAGGAATATACCAAGTACGGATTCATGATGGAGGCCCGGAAATAAAAGGACGAAAAAACACTACCAAGACGGCCCTCTTTCATATAGAACCGGGCACTCGGTGTCAGAATTTTATAATCAATGATGAATTTCTTATAGAGGTTCTCTAAAACCTCCAGGAAGGTCGGCACGTTCGGTATACCGGACCGGGTCTCCCGAAGAATATCCCGATAATGCATGTTCCGGATGACATTTTTATACATCACCTGCCGATCATTATTCATCGCGGTAGCCCCCATAGGAGCTTCGCTATCCATAGAGAACCTGCCGGCGTCTACCAACAAGGATCGGTTATAAAAACGTCCCAAATAATCGGCCCTTTCCACAATGTTCTCATATAAGAGCTTCAAATCCCGCCGTGGAATTTTATTATCATCGGCATATTCCAACAGTTTTACTAGCCGGCCACCCGATGCCCGCACTCGCGCCTTCGCCAAAAAGTCCTCATATCCGGGCATGTTCCGTTTAAATAAAGACATCCATTCCTCCAAAGTCAATAATTTCATTTCAAAAAAACTTATAAAATAGAGAGATTTTAAAAAATTCTCGAGGGTCCTTAAAAAATCCAAAAAAAAAGTTGGCCGACTTTTTGAAAATGGACATTTTTAAAAATGTCCAAAAAGGAAAACCTGGACCCTCCAGTTTTTGGAAAAATCAATTGTGAGCATAATGCAGTAAAACCCATTTTTTTCATCCACCATTTGTTTGCATAAGGAAATTTTGCGAAAACGGCCAGAGTTTTTTTTGTTGCTTTAGATTATACAAAAAGGGTCCGGGGAGATTTCTTCATGGAAAATCCAAAAACTCCTAAAAAAATATGTGACGAGTTATGTAGTGATAATTGCCGGGGAAAAAATCAAAAATACACTCGGGAAAAAAATGAGAACCTACCGAGAGATTTTTTGTTGACCGAGTCACATGACATGGCACCCAGAAATTTCCATTGTGAATCATGTGACTATACTACGAGTTATCGGAATGATTTCGCGAATCATCTTTTAACCCGTAAACATAAAAAGACCAGCAAGGAAACAGACGAGCCGGAATTCAAAAACCTTACGACAAATGCAGTGTTGAATTGTGGCCCATGCGGTTTTTCAACAGTCAAACAATCTGACTTTGATAAGCATGTCAAAACCACAAAACATATCCGTATTGTGGTGTTAGAAGATAACAAACCCAAACCGATCCTTTGTAAAGAATGTAATCAAGAATTCAAGACCCGAAGTGGACTCTGGAAGCATGCGAAGAATTGCAAGACAAATAAAAAGATTGAAATGATACGGTCCGAATTGATTAGTCCATGTAAAAAAGAAAGTTCAGAAGAGAACCTAATACAAAAAACAGTCAAAAAACAGCGCCAAAAGGTGAAAAAAACGGAAGAAGTGGAAGAATCCGCACCGGAAAGTGTACCGATGGATGTCTTTATGAATTATTTGAAACAGAACAAGGAAATACAGGACATGCTGGTGGAACAAAACAAGGAACTACAGCGAAAAATGCTTGAACAGACGCAGAATTTTCAAAATGTTCTCGTAGAACAGACAAAGGAACAGAACAAGATCCTGAAAGATATGGCCAATAAACCGACCACCATCAATAATAATCATAACCATTTCAATCTCAGTGTCTTCTTGAATGAGACCTGTAAAAATGCACTCAATATAGCGGATTTCATAAGCTCTATTCATTTACAAGTGGAAGATTTTGAGAAAACCGGGAAATTGGGTTATGTGGAGGGTATTTCACGCATATTCATAGACCAATTACGTAATATGGCAATAGAACAGCGCCCACTGCATTGCACTGATATCAAGCGCGAGACTGTCTACATAAAGGATCAGGACGAATGGAACAAAGAGACCGATCAGAAACGATTGATGACATGGGCAGTTAAACGCGTCGCACAGTTGAACCTCAATCAGCTGCCCAATTGGAAAGAACAGAATCCGGAATGCATGGACTATGAACATCCAAAAAGCGAAGAGAGCATATATCTATCTATGGCGGCCATGGGCGGAAAAACAGACGACGAAGATAAGCGATTCAATGATAAAATCATACGAAATGTTTTGAAAGAGGTAATTATTGATAAAACAGAACAGTAGACACTGCATTTACAGTGTAAAATACAAAAATATATTCTCTATATTTAGAAAATGTAGCGAATATATATATAAATGCCAGAACCAATGACACGAAGACGCAGGGGTGGTGACTACCGAAAACGTCGCAATGATAAAAAGGATAGAGAGAATGATACGGAGAGAAGAGGGGATAAGTACATATCAAGTCCTAGGGGGGGAACAAAACGATATAGAAAGATGAGGCGCGTAAAAATGTCGCGCAGAAGATGGTAGAAAAATGAATTGTTGTATATGTAACAACTCATTTTTATTTTTTATACGATTACCAAGTTACCCGATTACCAAGTTACCCGATTACCAAGTTACCCGATTACCAAGTTACCCGATTACCAAGTTACCCGATTACCAAGTTACCCATTTTTATTCTTTTTATTTCATCTTTTATAGGGGAGCAGTGACCGGCTCTGCAGGAGAGTTCACTTGCAATCTGGGCTTTCGTATAGAAGTAGAGCGCCTTTGAACCGTCTTAAAATCAGCATCATCCGCATCATAAGAACGAAGCTTGGAAGGACGAGGTCTAGAGTCTTCCGCTGGGCGATTCAATGCACGCGTTTCGCATAACAGACGTCCCTCGCGAATTCCGGTAACATCCGATGCCTGGAAATCATGACCCTCTGTGGTGGAAGATTCCAAAATATACTCAATGTACTCACCTTGCACCAAATATTTGTATTGAGTATTAACAACTCTCAATTTAGTAAAGTGGACATAGATATCACCACCACTCTTATCACCGTCTAGCGCTGTGATAAAGCCATAACCTGCCTTATTGTTAAACCACTTGACTTGACCAACACTGCGAACGGGAGAGCTCATTGTATTACCAATTATGAATTACTAACATCATATTATTTTATATTGTTTTGAACAAAATATATTTCTTATTACCGAATAATAGGGTGTCTCATGAAATGCTATTCGGTATACATATTTGAAATATTGATAAAGACAATCGTGGTTTTCGGGTAAAATCTGCTGTAGGTTCTCCAATGTTTTTTTTTCAAGACGTAAAAGATTACGTGAATGTCTAATATGAATTTCAGGGAGGTCTTCCATGACCGGTTTCAAGTTTTCCCAAGGAAGAGAACCTTTCAATAAAAACAGAAAAACATAGCCAAGAGAAATCAAATCGTCTCGGCGTGATGGGGTAATACCACGATGAATATTAGGACTGATGTAATTCGGAGTGCCAATAATATTCATATTTTGTTCTATTTCGGGCTCAATATGCTGGTTCTCACCTTTTACATAAAAATTCGCCATTCCAAAGTCAATAAGGAAGAGTTGCCCCCCTTTATACATGAAATTATGCGGTTTAATATCACGGTGAATTACAAATTTGGAATGAATGGATTCTGTAATATCAATCAGTGATCCATATACGGAATAAAGCATTTCCGGTTTTATTCCCCGCTCTTTCACTATATCATATAGACTTGATTCATACAGTGTCATTACCATACATATTTTCGTATCGGTATTTCCAAACCAATGAATGATTGGAACCCCAATACAACCATTTGTTTGTAAAAAATGGAGAACGGTAGCCTCGTGTTTAAGAATTTTCATGCTATTTTGCGATGATTCTACTTTTATGGCGACGGGTTCTCCCGTTTTTTTACGAATTCCGCGGTATACATAGCCAAATTTACCCCGACCGATAGGTTCGTTGATTATATATTTACCTCCGCAAATATTACATAATTCTTCTATTTGGTTCTCCATTTGTATTTGTATTTTTGTAAAATATCTCTTACTTTTTATATAGTAATGATTCATTTCTTTTCGGCAACAATGGAAAGTATAAAAAAGCCGGTATATCTACTAACCTTATTTATTATTTATGGCTTTTATGCACTTGTATTTTTGGGAATTATCCCGAGCACACCATATTTAGTACATTATTTGTCCGTTTTCGTGCAATTATTTGTATGTGTAGTACTTTTAATCAAGTTCCATCCATTTCGGACGAGATATGAATTGAAAGAATTTGACGGAGAAATCATATTTGGTTCTGCGTTCATTATTTTGTCTAATTTAGGATTCAATGTAGTACTGATGAACAGTTTGAATGTAATAAAAAATGATACAATTACAGCATATTCCAATAAAATAATATAATCGGTTCTCAAATAATATATCTATCATTATTATTTGAGAATCCATCACCAAAGAAAATGGATATTCGTGCGATTTTTGAAGAAGCCAAGAAAGATCCCTCATTGTATTCTACCCTGGATATTGTTTCATTATTAAATTCAGTGGAATCATCCAAACATAATTATTTAGAGAACCAGACAACACAAACCATATTGAACGATGTTTTTGAATCACTGAATACACTTGCATGTTCGGCCTCCGAAAAAGAAGCGCTATACAATAAATTGACCGATTTTCGCCACATAGATGAACTGAATGATATTCAGATGGGTAAATATATTCGCTGGATACGGAAAGATAAAATACCCCATTCTCTAACAAATGGAGGATTGGTAGTAAACATCAAGTTCTCAGATTCGGGCGCATTGATTGTATGTAAATGCCCAGGAAATCGTTTTATTCAATTCAAAATGGATGAATGTTTATGCTATCAGAAACTATCAACAGAGGAGTTGTTGCTGTTGATGGCGTGTGAAAATATACAAAAAGGCTAATTAAAAACCTTTACCGACGTCCTACTGACACGCTTACGTGTCTTACGAAATTCATTCCAATAATAGTAATATTGTTTTTTACAAGAAGGTGCCTTTTTTCTTGTTTTATTAGAAGACCTGCTATTATAAAAAAGGAACTCTTTGATATGATACATCATTTTTTGGGAAACAAAGATGTCTTGTTCCATATTTTTATGCGGCGGATAAGCATTTGATTGGGCACATAAATCGTTGCCGAACCAATCGGCTAAAAACCCAGCAAGTTTTTCATTGTTTTTTGAAGGTTCTCTCAAATCAACATTTGATCTGGCAAAAAAATCGGAAATCTGAGAACCAATATCAGAATGAATCAATCTTTGGATAATTGTTTCGTGTTTCAGGCCGTGATGATATGGCGCGGGTTGTATATAATAAACGCGGTCATCAATCATGTTTGTGTGATATGAATCATCAATAAAACAAATTTCGGTGGTGGCTGGAAGAAGAGAGCAACGAATGAAATCCGAATGTGTTTTATGGGCGGTCGTACGGGGTATTTCCAGTGTTTTCTTATTCATTTTAAAAGCAGTGATAATTTTATCAAAGAGTTCGCCGTCTGTATTTTTCAACTTGGATTGAATATAATTACATAAGAGAGATACCCAAGGAGGTGGGCAATGATTATTCGTATAGAGGTACATCTTATCATATATTGCCTGCTTTTTCTTTGCCATTAAATAATCAAATATAGAAATGATTCCATAGCGTAAAAATTCTGGATACAAATCAAGGATAGTGTTGAATATATTTTGTTGGTCTTTATCGGACGATGCCATTATATTCTCAATCCCGGTCCATAATATATGTAAATCGGAGAATGACCCGATAGTTTCATCTAAATCAAATACAATTGACTTGATACCACGTCTCAATTTGGGTAACCGAAAATGTTTTCCGATATGAACTTGTAAAATTTGTCTATCATTCATATAATAATAATACGCTCCGTATATATTATTATTATATTATACTGTGTTCCAAAAATTTCGCACGGATAGACCTTAACGACCAGTAGAACCAAACCCGCCCGCGTTTCTTTCAGTTGTTGATAAATCGCTCTCATCAACTAGAACAACTAATATAGGAGATAACGTAGGATGACATACCTGTAGTAATCTCACCTGCGAATCCAATGAATAGTTCGCCTCGGTGGAACGAAATGCGCCAATAAGATTACCACGATATCCCTGATCAATCACACCGACATGGTTACTCAACATAAGTGGAGTCTTGGAAATACTTGATCTAGGATATAGATAATATGCTGAAGGTGTCAATGCTCGCGTAGCAATATCACAGTGCAACATTTCGGCCTTTACTTTATGATCAATGAATACATTTTGGAAAGGAATAAGAAATCTCTGTTGATTTGGAACAAAAAGGTCAAATCCTGAATTGGGAAATGGGTCATTCATTACCGAATTATTATGTTGATTCACTTGATTTGCATATATATTCAATAATGGCAAGTTATTTGGATTTACTGATAATTTCAAAATAGCAATAGAAGTTGGTAATCCATTACCAACGCGCCTAGAGAGATAATCATTAATTAGTGAGTTGATCTGGTTTAACATCGGAGATGTCGGGGACATATAATACACTATTTCACAAAATCCATTTATATCATTTTATTTTAGCCTTTATTACCCACTTCCAAAACCAAGGACAGATATTACAAATGCACATTCCGAAATTCGCGCCACGTAATCTTCGTAGGTTCCACCATAACAACCTTTTCGGACTCGTATTTTTTATCAATGGCGTCGGCGCGTTTTACTGCACTATCTAAATAGAGTTCCTTTAGAATCTTTCCCACAATGACAGATCCTTCATGTTGGTCTACCTTTCCATCTTCAATCAGCTTTAATACTGTGAGTAATTTTGTCATTATTACCAAATCCAATTCATTGTTCACAATCTTATGGAATATATCAGTATAATTATCATAAAGGAATCTGCATTGAATAGAACAGGAATCCAGAAAATCGGCGTCATTCATAGAACTTTCCCGGGTTTTCTTTAAGTTCTCCAAAATACGAATATCATTACGAATCAAAACACTATGTTTCAATTTACGGATACCTTCCGTATTGTCTTCGCATTCACTTTGACTGACGAGTCTCTTTAAATTCAAGCGATCGTCGTCCGTGATATTACTCATATTAATAATATATTATGCAGGGGTTTTTTATCTCTTTTTCTTGTAATAATATTATTCAGTAGGAAACAAAATAGGTTGTTCTCATAATATATAAATTCAGAATGAATTTGGAAGGAGAAGTAGACGTTAGCATTCATAATAATGAAAAGGTGAACAATATCTTTTCTATTAGTACCGTTTTTTTAATCATTGCGGCAGTGTTATACATATTCTATAAAATCTATGAATATAGGACAATTTTAGGAATACATTTGAGCGAATATTTACAACGCACAAAGTTGTCACTGAATAATATAGAAATTAATAAAGATTTAACCGGCGAAACCTACATCAAAGTAAAATATGAATAGAAACAAACCGCAATGGAATATTTAGGATTTTTACCACTATACCGAAATATACAATTATTATCTAGGAATTATGTATAAAATGCTAAAATACTATTTTATCTATTTGATTGCATTTCTCGCAGTATTATTATTGTTTATGTTATCTCTGGGTTGCACGTGCGCAATGGGCGCAGTTCCATATTCGTCTGCGACAAGATATGCTTCATATGAAGGATTTTCTGGTTTGAATCCTGCAGGTTTAGATGATAAGAGCCAACAATTTTCTGGAAGCTATAGTATGAATACAAATGATAATCTATTAGATAGCATTCAAAAACAAATAACTGCAATAGCTGCGCCTGAGACGAATATACCATCTTCGGCAAATGCTGTACCTTATTCACCAACATCACCAACTACTGGAGGCGCTTATTCAGTTAATACTATGCCTGTTTCACTAGTGCCAACATCAAAAGCCACAATATCTTCTGCTTCTTCCCCGACAAAAAAGGTAGAGGGATTCACTTTATCCGATACAGCCTCATTTTCTAGCTCTGATGCATCTATTGATCATTATTCGCAACTACCTGGAAGTCTAACTTGTGATGGATACGGCTATTCCAATTCTTTAGGTAATATTTGCATGGATTCAACCGGTAGTCAAATGCTGAAAACACGCGGGGGAAACCAGACTGGCGCTTCCAGTAAAATTGGAATGAGTAGTGCATAAAAGAATGAATGCCCGAACCACGTTTTGATTTATTGCCAAACAATGGAATAAATCAAAAAAAAGATTTTTATCATTTTATTTTTTATGCAAACATAAATGGACTCAACACGCAACACGCAACACGCAAATACTTACCTGTCATTTTTAGCAATACATAGCCAACATACTCTGGTTCAACTGCTCCTCATTTTTAATCAGGACATCCACTATTTTCTTCGTCACTGTGAATGGGAACGACACCTCAATATCAATATCCTTGGCAAATAGGTTGTCCTCGGGCTTCACTAATCGGAAGAGATTCAATTTGGTATAGATAATCTCCAAACATCTCTTTAGATTTCGCACACCGGATTCGCCCTTACTGAAATTCGTATCTGATGCCAAATATTGGAGGACTTCATCAGAAATGACAACATCTTCTTCGGAGAAATTGATCTGCTCACGAATCTTGGGCAACAAATGCTTCTTGGCAATAATGACCTTTTCTTTGGTATCATATCCCTTGGTCTGAATACGGTACATACGGTCTTTCAAAATCGGATTGATCTTACTCTCATCATTATAACTGAAGATGAAGAGGCACTTACTCATATCAAAATCAATATCCGCGAAATACTTGTCGTGGAATTGCGAGTTTTGTGTAGTATCCGTCAAGTGTGTTAATATTCCAATAATCTCCTCGCCCTTGGGAGTGTCGCTCACCTTGTCCAATTCGTCAAAATAAATGACCGGATTCATGCATTTACTCTCTAGTAAGATCTGGACGATTTTACCCCATCTTGCACCCTCATATGTATAGGAATGACCTTCCAAGAAACTGGCGTCTCCGGTTCCACCAAGGGCAATGAATGTAAAATCCCGCCCAAGAATCTTACTGATTCCGTCCTTTGTCAACGAGGTTTTGCCTGTACCGGGGGGGCCATTAATAGCTATGGCCGTTCCCATTGCGCCCGGATTCGCTATCCACTGGCCTAACATCTGTAGAATCTGCAACTTGGCATCATTGAGTCCATAGACACAGTCATCCAATTGTTTCTTCGCATTACCCATGAATTCATGGCATTTTTCAAGACCATCGTCCATGGTAATTGATAGACTCTTGTAACGTCCGAAGGGAATACGCATGAACGTGTCCACCCAATCCTTGATCTTATAATACTCGGAATCACCAGAAGACATCCCTCTTAGAACATTGAGTTTCTGTAGAGCCGTGGCCTTGTACTTCGCTGGCATTTTGGACTCAAGAAGCGCGAGACGATATGGCTTATCAATATTAATATGGGCATTGATTTCCTTCAGATCACGCATAATTTGTAGCTGCTCCTTATTGGACAACTTCTTCTTGAAATAGTCAACCTCATTCGTATTTTTATTATCGTCATGAATGAGTTTATGATAGCGTTTGGCGTTACGAATACGAGCCTTCTTGACAAGCTTTTTGATGGAACGATTACACTCATTGACCGCCTTGATGAGAATCTTACTCTTGGGTGTTTTCTTGAGCTGAGAAGTCAACTGTTTTTTGGTCTCCACAAGTTCTAGGTACTCTTGTTCTACATCGGTTACTTCGTCGGACTTTTTATCGTCTTCCTCATTGTCCGCCTTCTTTGCCTTCTTTGACTTCTTCGCCTTCTTTTTCTTAGGGATAGTCGGCTTCTCAACCTCTTCGTATGATTCTTTCATGAACATTTTTTCGTCATCGCTATCACAGTCTTTATCGTCACCGTCATCGTCATACGCCTCTTCTCCATCGTTCCCGCCGAGTTGAGTAAATATGATGTCATAAAGACGCTCATTTTCGTCGGCCTCATCGTCTGCGTCTTCCTCGGAATCTTCGTCTTCAGAATCTTCTTCTTCTTCGTCCGATTCATGTTTGCGATGACGACGATTGGAACGCTTGGACTTGGACTTGGATTTATTTTTCTTGCTCTTCTTCTCCTCGTCGGCATGGACTTTTTCTGACATGTATTTGGATGGAAATATCTTGGAAATACAGCGACGGATTTCTTCCGGACTTAGTTCCTCTTCTTCTTCGGATTCGTCTTCTTCTTCATCATCGGAATCTTCCACAACACGCTTCTTGTGTTTCTTTTCCGTCTTTTTACTTTTTTTGCTTCTTTTAGGTGGATGATAACTAGAATCACTGGTAGAACTGCATGTTTCATAATCAGAATCTTCGTCTTCGGTATCTTCCTCCTCCTCTTCTTCAGACTCTTCCTCGTCATCGGATTCGTCTTCTTCATCTGACTGAGAAATGTCTTCTGAATCGGCCACAGATGATTCGGAATCGGATTCGGAATCATCATCCTTCTTTCTACGAAGGCGAGCCTTCTTATCGGAGATAGCGGATTTCTTACTGATAGGCATTTTGACAGAAAAGATAGATAGTAATAACTGGTAGTTTGATTATATGTATAAATGGGCAATTTGTTTAAACCATTTCCCGAAAAAACTTTGTTCAATTTTATGAAACATAGTTTTACAATGCAATCGCAAATGAAAAATTGAATCCAAACGATATAAAAAAATAAACCGTATTTATATAGATTTTAACATGTCAACGAAACAATCATTGCATAGAATGGAGAATGCCACCCCGCCTTCCAAAATTATTGGCGTCCAATTTAGTATGCTTTCTCCCGAGGAAATCCGTAAAAATTCCGTTGTTGAGATTACCTCGCGAGATACTTATATTGGAAACAAGCCAGTAGTGGGAGGTCTATTTGATCCTCGTATGGGCGTTTTGGAACCCGGTCTCATCTGTCCTACTGATGGATTTACGTATATTGATACACCTGGATATTTCGGACATATTGAACTCGCACGTCCGGTATTCTTCATTCAGCATATTAAAGAAATTGTAAAAATTGCCAAATGCATCTGTTTCAAATGCAGTAAGCTGAGAATCAATAAAAACGTACATAGACATGTTCTTAATATGAATTCCGAGGATCGTTGGCATTATATTCAAGAGATAGCATCAAAGGTAAAAAGATGCGGAGAATCCATAGAAGATGGATGCGGATGTAAGCAGCCCGATAAAATTAAATTGGACGGAATGTCCACACTAACCGCTCTATGGGAAAATATGGAGACTACTGACGAAACGCGCGAATCCAAGACTATTAATATGCGACTTACACCCGAAATTATCTTGAAAATCTTCAAGCGAATTTCGGACGAGGATATTACTTTTATGGGATTTAGTCCTCTTTGGTCTCGTCCTGAGTGGATGGTTTGTCAAGTTCTTCCGGTACCCCCACCCGCAGTGAGACCATCTGTGAAACACGACGCACAACAGCGTAGTGAGGATGATTTGACACATATTTACATGAACATTATCAAAACAAACAAGGATTTGAAGGATAAGATCAATAACAATGCGTCGCCTAATGTGATTGAGGGTATGACGATTGTCCTCCAGTACTATATTGCGATGATTGTGAATAACAAGGTGAAGGGGGCAGTGCCATTGGCACAACGATCGGGCAGACCTCTCCAGTGCATCATGAGTCGCCTAAATTCCAAGAATGGCCGTATTCGTGGTAATCTCATGGGTAAGCGTGTGGATTTCAGTGCCCGTTCGGTCATTACAGGCGACCCGAATCTGTCTATTCAGCAATTGGGCGTACCCCGGAAAATCGCGATGAATATTACAAAGCCCGTGGTTGTGAATGATCGTAATCGCGATTTCTTGATGATGCTGGTACAGAATGGTCCGGAGGTTTACCCGGGTGCGAAAATTCTAGAGAGAAGGGGCGGGGGTGAAAACATTTCGCTCCGTTATGTGGACCGCGATACGATTCGTCTGGAAAATGGTGATGTCGTTCATCGCCACATGATGGATGGCGATGCCGTCCTTTTCAACCGTCAACCATCTCTGCATAGAATGTCCATGATGTGTCATATTGTCAAAGTCATGGAAAAGGGCGACACATTCCGCATGAATGTGGGTTGCACCAAGCCGTACAATGCGGATTTTGATGGTGATGAGATGAATATGCATTTGCCACAGAATGTATTGGCGGAGACGGAGCTTCGTCATTTGGCTGCGATTCCCTATCAGATGATCAGTCCATCGGCGAATGCTCCCATTATTGGTATTTATCAGGATTCCCTGCTCGGTTCTTACCGGTTCTCACGACCTGAGATCAATTTCACACAGCGTGAAGCGATGAATTTACTCATGATGTTTCCCCGAGTGAATCCTACGACTCTTTTGAAAGCCGGTGATAAGATTAGTAATTTTGATATTCTTTCACAAATCCTTCCTCCCCTTACACTGAAGTATAAGACGAAGCTGTTCAAGGATTCGGAAGACGCAGCCATTTCTAATAATGTTTTGGAAATTCGCAACGGACAGTATTTGCGAGGTCAGATGGAGAAATCCGTTTTGGCTTCTACTAGCAAGGGAATCATTCATCGTGTATTCAATGATTATGGCAATTTCGCGGCGGCGAATTTTATTGATGACCTACAGAACATCATTACCGAATACATGAAGTCCAGCTCATTCAGTGTTGGTATTAGTGATTTGATTGCGAATAAGAAGACGCAGGATAGTATCATTCAGGTGATTACTGTTCAAAAACAGGAGGTGCAGACGCTCATTGAGAAGGTACATCTCGGAACGTTTGAGAACAATACTGCGGCCACGAACAATGCGGAGTTTGAGCAGAGTGTGAATAATATTCTGAACAAGGCGACGGAGCAATCAGGTAAGAAGGCACGCGATTCATTGAGTAAAGACAATCGTTTCTTGATGATTGTGGAGTCGGGCTCCAAGGGTAGTTTGATCAATATTTCACAGATGATTGCCTGTTTGGGTCAACAGAACGTGGATGGCAAGCGCATTCCTTATGGATTTGATAGCCGAACGCTCCCGCACTATAGTAAGTTTGACGACTCACCGAATGCACGTGGTTTCATTGAGAATTCGTATATTTCGGGATTGACAGCCCCTGAGCTCTTCTTTCATGCAATGGGTGGTCGTATCGGTTTGATTGATACTGCAGTGAAGACCTCGCAAACGGGATACATTCAGAGGCGATTGATCAAGGGCCTGGAAGACTTGAAAGTGGAATATGATATGACCGTGCGTAATAATAAGGGTCGTATTGTCCAATTCGCTTACGGTGATGATGGTTTTGATTCAACCAAAGCGGAGAACCAGTCGCTCTCATTGGTGGCAATGACGTTGGAGGATATTTATTTGTGTTATGATATTCCAGGCGTCAATGATGAGCGCTCGGATTTGTTGGCTATTTATGCCAAGGGGGCGAAGACCCGGTTGACAAAACAACGCAAAGAGGCGCAAGATAAATGCCGTGAATATATTACAATGATGACAAAATATCGCGATCAACTAGTTGCCCATGTGTTTCAACAGAAAAATGATAATACAGTGAGAGTTCCGGTGGCGTTTCAGAGCATGATTGCAAATATTCATGGACAACTCGCTCTTAACAAAAACTCCATCTTGGATATTACGCCTCTAGAGGCATTCCGACTCATTGAGGAGTATTTTGATAAACTGACCCAGATTTATTTCGTTCCACCGACCACTCTATTCCGCGCATTGTATTTCTATTATTTGAATCCGAAGGAACTCTTGATTCAGCGTCGCTTCAATAAACAGGCACTGACCGTTCTATTGGAGACGGTTATATTGAAATACAAGCAGGCGATTGTGCATCCGGGTGAAATGGTAGGGGTTATTGCGGGACAGAGTATTGGTGAACCTACTACACAGCTCACGTTGAACTCAGTGACTTATGAGACGGAAATTTTGGTAAGAAATGCAAAGAATGAAATAAAAAAGATACAAATAGGCGCGTTTACTGCGGAACAAATCAAACGCTCTACTAAGATTGATTATATGGAGGATAAAGACACTACATATGCTGAACTATCTGATTACTACGAAGTCCCTAGTTCCACCGAGAACGGTGAGACAGTATGGCGAAGAATTGAAGCGGT